TCGCGGCTCGATCAGCCATAATTTTTTGACGGATTATTGCTTGCTTGTTTGGTGCCTTCCACTACTACCCGTCAGTCCTTTCCACTTTTTTTACCACGTCGCAAACTACACTCTCTTTCGGCGATTTGCGGGACAAACGTCACTGCGACGTCACTTTCTATGTGACTATGACCTCATAAAAAAATTGAAACGGTTTGACTGGATGAGGTGAAAGACACCAAACAAACAAGCCAGCTACAAGCTAGCCACACCATACAAGCTATGACGTCATGTCTACCATCGTTCGCGCAGCAGAGGGACAACCTGGAGAACCGCCTGTTCACCTACTACAAGGCCTACGCCCCGACCAAGCTCGGCAACATCAAGAAGCTGGCCACGTTGCACACATACAATCAGGACAAGCTCTCGCGTGCCCTCATGCGGAAATACGGTAAAGCTCTTACATTTGAGAAACATACCAACTCACATAAATATAAAAAACCTTACGTTCTATTTCCGAGGACAGTAAACCACGAGGTTGTTTCTCCGTCTGTAGGAAAAGGTAAGCCCTTCACCTCCAAGTATACCGGCGTTACTTGGCACAAGCGCGCGCTTGGTTGGAGCGCTAACATTTCTAAGAACTCTTCCGTTACTGGAAAAGCCTGCTACATTGGAATTTACGACACCGAAAAAGACGCTGCCCTCGCTTTTGACCGGTCCGACCAAAAAATTATTTCATATCCCCAGAAAAAACTAAACAACATCAAATTCCCACACGACTTTTGAAGCTTTACTTTTACGCCTTCTACTGTTATATCTATTTACACCCCCTTTGGGAAATTACGATTCATATAACACTCAATATTGAAATATGTTAACGAATAAAGTTGAAATGATTATAATATATTTTTATTATGCACATAATAAAACGAAGAAGAGAGGATGAAATCTCTACCAACATTGATACGTAAATGCTCTGAATGTAATATAGAGATTTACGCCGAATATAATGGTGAAAAAAACGTGATGTACCGATGCGGAGACTCAGAAGTTTGTTCGTTGAGTTGCTCAAAGTCAAGGATATGTAAGATAATAACGTATGATCCATATCTCAACAATCCTATGTATTAGCAAATAATTTACGATGTTAAACCAAAGCATCGCCAAATTAAAAGGTCATCGTCAAAAAAAACACTAACCGACGATGACTTTGTTATTAATATTGTGGAATTAGATATTATTCTAGAAGAAGAACCACACCAGCAAGACGATGCCTACGCGAAATACTATCAATGGTATACATTGAGGGAGATGCTAATATCTACTATATTATTAGAAAGCATTATTCATCTAATTGACGTTATTATTCAAATATTTTATTAGGAATCATTAAGTAATGCCTATATATAAATTGCGTGATTGGATAATATATAAAAATTTAGACTGGGATTGTCTCTCTAGCAATCATAGTGCTATTTTTTTACTAGAACAAAATATAAACCTAATTAATTGGAAACGGTTATCTGCAAATAAAAACGCTATTGAATTATTAGAGTTAAATCCAGATAAAATTTGCTGGGATGAATTATCTAGAAATCCGGCGGCAATACATATATTAACTAAAAATACACGTAAAATAAATTGGCGCGAACTATCAAAAAATCCCAACGCAATAGGACTTCTTGAAAAAAACAAAAAATATTGACTGGCTATATTTATAAAGCAATCCATCGGCAATTAATTTACTTCAAGCTAATCGCACTAATATTGACTGGTATTATTTACTGTCCAATCCATCAGCAATACATATGTTTAATCATATAATAAACAAATCAAATCCATACCTAACGCTGGACGATTCATGGAATATTAAACATATATATAATTTTCTTTGCTACAATAAAAACGCGATGCCCATATTATACGACAATATACAAAACATCTGCTGGTCATCATTGTCTACAAACCCGAGCGCAAAGGAGTTATTGGAGAAAAATATAGATGGAGAGGATTATCACTAAATCCATCTTGTATGGATATTCTTGAAAAAAATATATCACTTGTTGACTGGATAAATATATCAGCCAATCCAGAGATTTTCATATTTGATTACAAAGCAATCAAAGAGAAAATACAACCATTCGTAGAAGAATTAATGATGAAATGTTATCATCCACTAAGAGTAGAACGATATCTCATTGAATATAAATACGACATAGGGAATGATACATACGAATAATATTTCACTACATTTTACGTATTATGAAAAATCTCTTATATTTTTTTTTATTATTATTGTCGTAGCCATCACATAATCTTTTTGGTTCTAATTTATATCCAATACTTTTTAGCATCTGTCTAACTAGATTCAATAATGGCCATTTTTGATTTTGTTGCGCACTTGATTGCAAAGACGTATGCGATGATGATGAAAAAAATTGTTTAAATTCTGGTATATACTCTTGAACATCATTATATAGTTCGGTATCTAATAATGTTTCGCGTGGAAACTGAATATCATTCATAGTTTCAATATTATCACAAACAATACCACATTTATTAAAAAATTCTAATAATTTGCTCTTATCGTTCATTTAATTTTATCCTATATTTAATTTTCCTCTTAAATACCCAGAGACGGAATTGAGTATTCTCCCGTAACCGTTTTTACCCATGAAGCTATAATATCCGGAGACTCTTTATTGCTCATTATATCCTCATTTTTATATACATTGTTATTATCATCAATATAATAATAAATTCCATTAATCTCTTCATACCAAACCTCTATCTTCTTTTGCTTATTTTCAGGTGTAGTATTATCAAGATTCATTATTCCGTTTGGAGTTCCCTTTTTGTGAGTTCCGCAATAATTATCATTTGTCTGTTGTCTTCTTGTACATTGTTCGCCGTCGGCTCTACACGCAAGACATCTGTCGCATTGAGGAACTATATTTTTAATACGCTTGCGCTTTTGAAAGTCTTCACCAGATAAACATATAGTATCATAGTCAAATACATATTTTAAAAATTCACTTAATTTATCATCATCCATAAACAAATTGTTGGTATCAACCCATTTCTGAATATCACTCTTAAACTTAATCTGCTGTACATCTAGCTTATTTTTAATACGCTTTTCCATATACAATAAATATTGTAAGATATTTATATTCAATTTTATATAAATATCGTAATTATACTTAAAGACATTCGGGATATATTTTGGTGGTATTATTAGAAATGTCAGTTACTGTTAATTTTATACTGCACTGGTCCAATACAGGAATAACATCATCCGGTGTTGCATTATATGTATTATTAATATGGTCATTTTCTCAATTATTACCTTCAGTATCTATATTTCATACTGAATCATCAAATGAACCACGCGAATATATATCATCGTCGGTTACGTCAGAAATATTACCTTTTTCTTCTTCTGATTGCGATTCTGCTATATCTCCTATATGATTCATATATTCCTTGTTTAGATCTGGCTCAGGCTCATGCTCTTGGACTGGTTCTGGCTCTTGTAGTTGTTCAGGTTCTGGCTCTTGCGCTGGTTCCGGTTCTGGCTCTTGCGCTGGCTCTTACACTGCCTCATGCTCTTGTGGTTCAGGCTCAGGTTCTGCCTCTGTTTTCGGTTGTGGTTTTGGTTCAGATACAACAGGTTTATTTACCGAAATTATGGAATTTGATGAATTATTATACAATCCTCTTGTGGTATCTTCGTCGATGCAATCGCTAGATGTTGATATATTAGATACTATAGTTGTTAGTTCATCATTCATACTCTCATCTATATTATTATCAACATATTTCTTTATATTTTCTTCGTCGGTAAGATGTTTTTTTTTATCATTAACCACATATGTGCCATCAGGATTTAGTTGTTTAATTGTAATATCTTCATTAATAATTCCGATAATTAACTTCGTTTTTATAGTAAGATGAGTTAGATATTGTTTGTGATATTGATGGAATACTTTTAAATGTCTTACGAACATTTTTATTTTTTCGTTCAATAGAGCGTTTGAATACCTATATGAATTAACTAAATTACCTATATTAATACCTTGTTTAGATTGTTGTGTATCAATCGCTAAGTCAGAATCTTTAGCTATTCTATATGATTCTAATTCAACAATTGTATTTGTAATATAATCATGTAATTCAACTACAAGAGAGAATCTATATACACGATGAATATCTAAAACCTTATATACGGGAAATTTTTTATTTATGAGAATCTTGCTTCGCAGAGAGACGTTTGTTATATCACTATCAATGTATTTGCGTATTAACACATATAATTGATAATATTCACAATAAATTCGGTTATTAATCTTGTTAAACGCATTCAATATATGTTGATAATCCAAAGCAATTAATTCATTTTGAAAATGAAACGAATCAATTCCAAACATATATTCTGATTTAGAATGGGCTTTTATCATATCCTCATATACATTATTAAGCGTCGTAGATTTTGACTTTATAGTATTAAAAATATTCTGTATATCACTACGCAGGGTTTTAATATTTTCAAAACTATGTTTTAAATCTAATGTATCTTTCATTAATATATAATTAGAAATTTTTATAAATTATATATTATATAATGGCATCAGAATCTACCACACCTCCATCAACTAACAAAGACACATCTACCGAACCAGAAGAACCAACTGTATGGACAGAGCATCACGAAAATATCCTCATTGAATGGGCAGACAAAGCAACCTGTTTTAGATGGCTACATGCAAAATCACATATCGATTATTCCAGAGCGAATACATGGTTTACTATACCAGTTATCGTTATGAGTACATTAACAGGAACAGCAAACTTTGCGCAAGACCGATTTCCTGTGGAATCAAGACCTATGATATCGTCTGTCATAGGAACTGTTAATATTTTCGCCGGAATCTTAACAACCATCCAACAGTTCTTAAAAATAAGCGAATATAACGAGGCTCATCGAGTGAGCAGTATATCGTGGGGCAAGTTTTATCGCAATATTAAAGTGGAACTCTCAAAGGACCCGAAAGAACGCACTAACGTTAGCCAGCGCATTAAAACACAAAAGGAGGAATTTGACCGCCTTATTGAAACCAGTCCGCCGATTGCGGAAAAGATAATTATACGTTTCAAACGCGAATTCTGTGACCCAGATGGCATTAATTACGACGAGGACCTTAAAAAACCCGAAATATGTGGGGCTTTAGAAACAACCAAGAACAGTGTGTTCAAAGAGAAAGAAGCACTATTATATTCTGCTACTGCTGCTATATTCACTGGTATATCTAAAAACTTAGATTCCAGAAAAAGAAAAGATGTCGTTGAAGGCATTATAGATAATTTTAAGGATCTAAAAAAAAGATATCCTACTGAAGATGAAGTAATGAATGAAATGGATAATCAAGGTAGTCTTCAATTAATACAATCAATATTAAGTGAAAAAAATACAGTGACAAACCCGTTAGGTGACGAAGAAACAGGTGAAATCACCACTTAATTTATTGGTTCTCTAAATTAACCGCCCCTAGAAATATTTTACCAGATGTCTCTGGTAATATCCAATAAAAAATAAATAATGCTATTCCCCAAATTAAATAACTCCCATACACATCAAATCCAATATTAAGAAAATCAAATGCGGTTGTTACAGCCATTACAAATCCAGATATCATCAACACAGAAACGGCAAAATATCCTAATTGCTGTGTGGTAGAATCACCCATTATATATAACATAAGCATTAAATATATACTAATCTATAGTAATTTCGTGTAATTTTTCCCTCACGACATTTCTTGTATCCAACCCATAGTATGCAATAGGTATCACGTTTTTACTGCTTCTTATAACAAATTGAGGCTCGTCCATATTAGTAGTTCTGTCTAATATGATGGTGTCAAAATTAGTAATCCACAATTTATCACTTTCTTGAATTGTATCAAAACCAGAATAATTACCATCTTCAACACCTTTAATTATTTTGTCAGAACCAGATAATTTTTCTCCTCGTCGTGTAAACGACATATTAATAGAACCGGCAAATAAAACAAATTTCGCTAGCCCTCCCTCATGATATTTTCCCTTTTTATCTGTTATTGCAATATCATTAATAAATGTCTCTTTATAATCAGAAGCCCAACAACCATAGCGAATTCCTCTATTTAACGTGCCAAAATAATAAAATGGTCCAAGTGTCGATTTATAATTTGCCTTGTCTGCGCCAAATACTGATATGGCCTTTACTTTATTTAATGATTTACCATAGTAAGCCGTAATTGGTGTTTCTAAATTATTATTGTTTTCATCAACAATATACATTAATTCTGGATTTTTTAACATTAAATCCGTTATATCGGAATCTATGTCATAATGTAATGATCTTCTATAATTAATAATCTCATCAACATTAACGAACCACAATAGCTGTGATTTCTGGATATAATCCGCCTTATTATATATGCGTTCTGTTTCAAAGAACATAATATTTGAAATATATCCAACATATTTTATTTTTATCTCTCCCTGAAACATTTTTACTAATACATTCATACATTCTTTGCTGGGTGTATCTGTTGACTTGCTGATAGTGGGGAAACTAAGTTCATTTGCCTCTCTATACAGTAAAAATTCTAAGAACGACTTATCCTGTTCCGTTGTTTTCAAATCAACTTCTTGTTTGCGAGATATTGAATATAAACAAAACTTAACAGGATTTTTTTTTTTTACATCCGGTTCGGTTTTGGTTAATATGTCCAACCCTTTATAAATTACCTTTTCTGGCATATAATCTTAATATATATATTATTTCTGGGGTTTATGTCGTACACCCTCTTTAATCTTTACCTCTCTATGTTCCAATACAAACTCGGCGACGTCAGACGAATCAATGTGTGGATTTTCACCGAAATATGCAGCTAGACTATCCAGTAAATATTTTTTACTTAATGGCGCTTTAACACGATTCGTCGTATACATTAGTTTTCCACCAGCCATATCAAAACAATCAATTTCATTATTTTTCATAACGTCTACTAATTTGTCCGAAAGCATTTTTTTTTGTATTCTGCGACTCTTCAACTCTGCCTGCAACAATTTCATTTCGTCTTCTAATTTAATCCACTCTTTAATAGAAAATACGAGCTCTTCTTTTGTTGCCATTATAATATTAAATTAATTTTATTATATTTAAATTGTTTGCTATGTCTCTTTATGTATGAAAACCTCTTTTGCAATTGTTTTAATGATTTTATTCTCTCCTTTGTTGTCTTCACAATCTGTTAACATTTTAACCATTTTAATATAATTATTTGTTCCTGCTTCAGTTTGATTCCATCCAGGGTTTTTATTTTCCCATTCTTTTATTTTATCAATCTGTCTTTTTGCTAGATTTGTTATGGCATGTTTCATTATAGTTTTCTCCTCACTATCCTTTTCCCATGCATCATTATCCTTAACATACAATATCTCACGTTTAAAATCGCTACAATGTATTGGTCGCTTATGTAGTTCTAATTCTTTCAATCCTCGTATAAATATATTTGTTAATCCATTTATATAGCCTTTTTGTCTGGTGGTATCTAAATCAATTACTTCTAAATTAAGTGTATCTATAAATTCTGTTAAATTTATAGCATCTTTACATTGTTCATTAAGAAAAACATTGAGGTTAAATTTATTATTTATTGTAGTGTTACCTATTTTAGGTAACATATCCTTTACCATTTCTCGCATTTCGTTGTTTTCAGTAAGCATATTGTTATTCTGAGATATTAAAACAGATACCATTGTTCTCAAATCATCCTTTTCTTTATCTCCGCCGGAGGCTTTACAAGTTTTCTCATGTCGGCTAAAACTTTGAACGTGTTTATATTGTTTACCACAACCACACGTATATAGGTTAGCATATTTTTTTGAGCCATTTGAGCATTGTGACCTATTATGTTTCTTCGTTAAACAGTGCTGTTTAAATAAAAACATTTTCTCACACGAATAGTCACATCTTTTACAATAGAACTTGGTATTTTTGTGACTGACCTCATTCGAGCATATTTTTTCCAGCATATTTGTTGTATAATGCTCATAAAAAATATGCTTAAATCTGTTTTTTTATTGATTTTTTGAAATTTTAGTGCCTTTTTTTAGGCTTACCAACCACTCCACTACATAAAAATACCTGTTTAATAAATGTATACTACATAAACTTTTTTTTTGCAAAAAATTTTTTTTTTTCAATTCTCAAATAGAAAAAACCGAAAATGGACATTTATTTTTGTCCATTTTTGGAAAATACAAATGAGAATTAAAAAAAAAAAATTTTATTTTTTTGAAATTATTCTTATTACTAGTTCTCTCTTATTACCAGATACTTTCATATTACTGTTACGCAACAGCTCACGCATTTGACTCATATTATTAGTATTGTATAATTCTTGCATTTTGTCTGTCCATTCTATAGATTCTATATTCTTGGTTTTACTCATGCTATTCCAATGTTTGTCACAGTAATCTCCATGTTCGCTAGTAAATCCATGCGAGCCACACACATTTCCTTTATTCTTACCACTTTTAAATACCCAAGAACACTTCTTATGTGTAAGCGAATACTTAACCGGAATAGTGACGCCTATTATTTTACATACAGAATCGATAGAAGGAACATATGGTAATATATTTGGCGTTACCTGTCTACAATAAGGACATTTTAGCTCGTTCATTTTTAGTTTTGTTATTTCATTCGGATTATATTTTGTTTTCTGATTTATAGCCTCTTTATAAATAGCATGATAATTGAAGCTATGGTTACATTGAAGTGTAATATAATTATCTGTGAGAGGTTTATCGGTTATTAGACAGTTCTTTTCGTCACTATTGTCTTCTAGATCTGGTTTCATAAGTTCATCATAAAAATTAATATTACAATCAATTGTGTAGTTCATTAATATTATTTATATTATGTGTTTATATATATTAATGGTATCTAAAAAAGAATGGGGAAAAGCTGTGTGGTTTTTATTACACACACTTACTTATAAATTAAATAACGACGGACATACTAAATTACTAATGAACCAAATTTTTAACATATGTAATAACCTACCGTGTAGCGATTGTTCTAATCACGCTAACAATATAATAAAAACTATTAACCAGAAAAATATAGACACACGCGAAAAACTAATAAAACTAATGGTAGATTTTCACAACATATTAAACAAGCGACTAGGAACACCAGAATTTACAGTTGAACAAAACAATGAACTATATTCTAGAGCAAATACACGTAAAATAATAGAGAACTATATAATTATAATGAAACATAATAATTATAATGAAAAGGGAATGATGCATTCTTTTAAACGCCGACAATGTCTTAATGATTTCATAAAATATATAAATGCCAACATATCAAATTATTCCACGTAATTTCTAGCCCATAGTTGCTATAATTTCTCCTGACTTAGTATTTCTACATTTAAATTTTTGTTTACCAGGTTTGCTACAATACATTTTGTTACTTTGGAATTCCTCGAAATATAACAACTTGTCGAAACCACATGATTTAAATAGCGCATACCATATAAGACCCATAGCTCCGCCAAGAACCATTCCTAGTATTGCACCCATCGTGCTTGTACAGCTATTTTGGATTTTAGTTATCATATCAATACCAAGAAACACAAGGAGCGTCGTTAATAAATATATATTCATTTGATTATTAAAATACATGGGCATAAACAAATAGACTAATGTGAATGCTAGATATAGACTGCTAGACGACGGATCAGTATGGTGTGTCCAAGGTCCCTCCAGTAAATTACACATTGGGGGCGGATCTATTTTCTTTTCGCCTGCCCATGCAAATCCCAATATATAATTAAGAAACGTTGCTAACATTACGCCAGACAAATATATTATTCCTTTAAGATTCAGGTTAAATAGAGAAAGCATTACTAAAAAAAATGTAATCAATACAGGAGATAATGTAGAGGTTAACTGTAATAAATTAGATAATGTAAGTTGAATAGCCATATATATATAATATATATATTATTCATTATAGCATAATTGATAATAGATTTAAACCCAACAAGATATATATATCTCAATATGGGTATTCCTAGTTATTTCTCTCACATTGTTCGTAAACACCGTAGTATATTGATAAAACATGAGTCAGTCAGAATGGCTATCCATAATTTATATATGGATTGCAATTCACTAATATATGATTCAATCCACGAATTAGAAAAAAAGGGGGCGAGTAGCGCTAGTTCTGATGTTGAAATGACTATAATTAATATGGTATGTGATAAGATAAAGCACTATATAAAGGTATTGGGTCCAAAAAATAATGTTTATATTGCATTTGATGGTGTTGCTCCTATTGCTAAATTAGAACAGCAAAAGAACAGAAGGTATAAGTCTTGGTTAGAAAAAGATTTACAGAACAAACTGGGAATAGCTACATCTTCCAATTTTGACACAGTTTCTATTACACCCGGAACCGAGTTTATGAAAAAATTAGATATTCATATCAATTACACATTTACTAACGCTAATAAATATGGACTAAATAAATTAATAGTATCCTGCTCTGACGAACCAGGAGAAGGAGAGCATAAACTATATAAGTATATTAGGGATTACCCAGACGAGCATAAAAAATTTACAACTGTTATATATGGTTTGGATGCTGATTTAATTATGCTTACACTTAACCATTTGGACGTTGCGGAATCAATGTATTTATATCGCGAGACACCACATTTCATTAAAAGTCTAGACAAGAGTCTTAATCCAAATTGCAGTTACCTGATGGATATTCCAAAATTCGCAACTGCGCTTGCGTATGACCTAAACGACAATAGAAAACCGGAAACAAAACAGAAATTGAATCGTATATTTGACTACATATTATTGTGTTTTTTTATGGGAAATGACTTTTTACCACATTTCCCAGCATTAAATATTAGAACAACGGGTATTGATCGTATAATGGACGCATATAAAAGCGTAATTGGAAAAACAAATGAAAATCTTACAAATGGCGACACCATACGTTGGAATAATCTTAGAAAGGTTATAATGAAATTGGCCGATACCGAAGATAAACTAATGATTGAGGAGTATCAGATTAGGGAGAAGCAGGCGCGAAACACCAAATCCAGAAGCGGTAAGCTAGATGAAAAATTCACTTCTATACCAATGCTTGATAGAAGCGTTGAGTTATATATAAACCCGCACGAGAATGGATGGGAAGAGCGATATTATCAGCGTCTCTTTGATGTTAAAATAGACGATGAACGTCGCAAAGAAATATGTGTGAATTATTTAGAGGGTCTTGAATGGACTCTTAAATATTATACAACTGGATGTTGTGACTGGAGATGGAGTTACAAATATAATTATCCTCCTCTTCTGAAGGATTTGATTAAATATATTCCTGCTTTTGATGTTACATTTATAGAGACATCACCTCCAGATCCAGTACATCCATTAGTGCAATTAAGCTATGTCATTCCTAGAAAAAGTCTCTATTTAGTTCCCGAAAAATTACAAGAGCTACTACTAAATGAACACAATGCTAGCTATAGCGAAGACTATGAGATTGAATGGGCTTATTGTAAATATTTTTGGGAATCGCATGTTAAATTTCAGGAAACCGATATTAAAGAGCTAGAAAATCTAGTAGAGCGTTTATAGAATTCATATAAACATTATAATTCATATAAACAAAAAATATGGTATTATATAATGGCTTCTCGCGAGATCGTTACGGAATTAGATGTTCCTGGATTTAAAACGTTATTTTCAGGAATCGGAAATAATGTTATTGTTCTTAAATTCACTGCTGATTGGTGTAATCCATGTAAAAAAATAAAACCACTAGTTGATAGTTGGTTCCAAAAACTGCCGAGTAATTTTGTAATAGTGGAACTGGATATTGATGATACTGTGGATTTATATTTCGCATTAAAGAGTAAGAAAATGGTGAATGGTATTCCGGCACTTCTGGCATATTACCAAGAGAATAGCCGGGAGAAAGAACATTGGTTTATTCCCTCCGACTCGGTTACTGGTGCGGACGAGCGTCAAGTAAACGAGTTCTTTTCCAGAATTCAAATAAAAGCAGCGACTATGTAGTTCAACTATATTGTTATTACACATTTGAACATTTTAAATGCTGATTATTTTAATTGTTTTAACTCGTTAAAACCTTGCAAATGTAATTCCTTTAATTTTTTAAATAGGTCATTTATAAAATTAAATTGGGTTTCGTTTAATTGATGATATAATCTTGCACCTTTACTATTACAATATACTAACCATTTATTTACCTTTAGCATATGTTCAGGTGTTTTTTTATAACTTTGATTACTTCCAGATACAGGTATTCGATTCCAACCACTATCACTACCAATTATTTTTTTAGCATTAAAGTCTTTCGCAAGGGGGTAATAGTGTTCTCCGCATCCAGTCATTTTTTGTTGAGTAATAAAATCTATATTACTTTTTTGTATACCAAAAATTTTACATTTTTTATTATCATCAATTTCGCTATACTGCAATGTTTCCTTTTGGTCCAATTCATAACTGTGATTCGCAATAAAGTTTCGTTTATCTTTAATACGAACGTCCAATCCGAGTGAACATTTGGAAAAATTCATAAAGGTAGGTGTTTAAAATGTTCAAGGGCGTAAATCAATTTTATAAATTAACTAAAATTTACAAAATCTATTAATTCTCTAAATATTAGAAAATCGGCATTTTAAACATTCAACTATGTAAAATAAAGACAACCTATATTGTATGTTAAAAAACATTATATAAAAAAATTTATATTATATAATGGATTCAATAGATTTAAATTTAGATAATTATGAGCTAAATGATTTACTAAATTTATTTAATCTAACACACGATTTTACAGAGTCTGATTTAAAATATGCCAAAAAAATAGTATTGAAAACCCATCCAGATAAAAGTAATCTTGATAAAGAGTATTTTTTATTTTTCTCAAAAGCATATAAAATTATTTATTCAATTCACGAGTTTAGAGTAAAAGGTAAAGGTTCTACTGATTATATTGTAGACGAAACAGACAATAATGAGATTTTTAAAAAACTTACCGAACAGGATGATTTTAACAAGGTGTTTAATGAGTTATTTGACAAATATAACGTGAAAAGCGAGGATTCTGAGAGAGGATACGGTGACTGGTTAAAATCTGATGAGGATATTGATACTACTATAACTACGAAGGAGAATATGAATGATGTTTTTCGCAAAAAGAAACAAATAGCTAGCGATGCTATTTCAAGCAGAAATTTCAATGATAATACTAGCGAGTATAATACATTTGCAGATTTGTTAGGAGATGCGCCTGATAGTTACAGTTCTGGTTTATTTAGCTCATTAGGATATGATGATTTGCGAAACGCACATCGCGAAAATGTAATACCCGTAACAGAAGGAGACATGAGACGAAATTTCAAAAATCAAGAGGAATTGCGAAATCACAGAGCAAGTCAAGAAATAACCCCTCCATCTTTATCAGATTCCAAAGATATGCTACACGAAGATAAACAGAGAGAAATAAGAACAGATACAGAACGTGCATTTTCGCTGGCAAAGCAAGACGAAGTTTATAAGAATATGAACACTAAATTTATGACTAATTTATATAAATTAACAAACAAATAAGATACAAATAACAGACAAATAATAATAATCTAAAATAATAATATACGATGAAAACAATAAATTTATTATATACGTTTGTAGTATTATCTCTCTTAGGGATAGTTTATAACGAGTTTAAACGTAAATATTTAGATGACGAAAACGACCATTACAAGATTGTTAAAAAATATTTACTGAATGATACGGATGAATTTCTCAAAAAGCTTCCAGACAGTAAATTACCGATTATATGGATTCATTCAAAATATGAGATTAATGCACGCAACTGGGTTGACTTTTACTCTAGAAATACCAAGGATTTAAACCAACCATATAAAGAACTGACGCTGAAGACAATTATAGACAAGTGTGGATCAGACTTTAATATTTGTTTGATAAATGATGAGTCTTTTTCAGATTTAATACCAAACTGGAATATTGATATTCATAAGGTAGCTGACCCAATTAAATCAAACATAAGAGAGCTAGCTATAGCTAAAATTTTAGATACTTACGGAGGAATGTTGTTGCCCGATTCGTTCATATGTTTAGACAGTCTTAAATATATATATAATACGGGAATTCAAGATGATAAAATGTTCGTTGGCGAATTATTACATACAAATAATGTTAATACGCCAGAATGTAATATGGAGACTCGCGACAATTATTATCCTAGCACGAAACTAATGGGGTGTGCGAAAGAAAACCAAACTATGAAATGCTACATTAACATGTTGGAAACGTTAATCTCTCAAGACTCTACAGCAGAGTCTGTATTTACAGGCGAAATACAACTATGGTTAAACGAAAAGGTAAAGAGACAGGGTATTAATATTATAACGTCCGAATACTTGGGTGGGCGTGATAATAACGGAAAACTAGCAACATTGGACGAGTTAATGGGAAGCACATTCATAGAGTTTCACGATTCTATGTTGGGTATTTACATTCCGGATAATGAACTACTGCTGAGGTCGAAGTATTCGTGGCTATCCAGAATGTCTTCGCAGCAGGTACTAGAAAGCAACAATGTGCTTGGAAAATACTTGGTGATGGCATCAGGAATTTCGGTAAGTATGTAATATACTGGCTCATAAACAGATTTAATATATATAGCCTTACTTATATATACTATATCATTTACGGTACATATTTGTCTTATGATAGTAACAAACTTATTAAAAGTTTTAACATTATCGACATACTTTGATTTAGAATGATGATAATATTCCCTCATTTCTTCACAAAATGGCTGAAGTAAATTCTTATATTTTAATTTTTTATACGCAGTTTTAGATAATACGAAGTATTTCGTCTTGTTAATCGTCTCCTCTTCGCAAAATCCTTGTAGAAAATTATAAAAACGCTCATTAGATATATTTTTTTTAAATAGCTGCTCGGTCATTCTAATTAAATATAGAAATTAAATTATTCGTAAATAACGCGAGTTCAAGTTCGTCTTCATGTATATTGTAAAAATAAGTAATATACTTGCATATTAATTTAATAATCTTGTATTTTTCATCTTCAGATAGGTTATTTGTAATTTTCACAAATAAAAAATAATTATCAAGAATATCCATAACAGAGTAACCTTTATCAAATAGTTTATATAATATGGGTATTGCTGTATGTAGGTCTTTATTTACCTTACATATGTTTGTATAACTTTCAAAATCACGAAAGCTAATATTAGTACATACACTAATAGCAATATCAAGAGTTATATTGCTAGACAATAGTTTAAATTTTTCTAAATAATTTATCATTATTCTAACAGAATTATTTGATATTGAGAGAATAAAATCCTCTGCTTCCTGTTCAACTGAAATATTTTCTATTTTACATATTCGCTTAAGTATTTTGGATAAATTCGCAGTATGTAGAGCCTTTATTTTGGTAGTGCTCATGCGCGATTGAATACTCTCAATTACCTTATTTGTGTTAGTGCACGATGCAATAAAATGAACATTATGACTATATTTATCAATAAAATTTCTGAATACTTGCTGACTCTGTTCATTTATAACGTCTAAGTCGTCAAGAATTATTATCTTTTTTTTGCCTACAATATTCGTAGAGGTCTGGCAAAAAGTTTTAACTTCATTGCGATAGTAAGAGATTCCCTGATCCTTCAAGGTATTAATATATAGAACATTATCTTTGTAGTTCATATTATCATAATAATCCCGGATGATAGCAGTTATAAGAGATGTTTTACCGCATCCACTGTTGCCCACGAATAATATATTTAGATTATCCATCTTTATTAGAATCTGTATAAGCTCTAATAATTTGTCATCCATTTCAAAATCTTGTAAAAACATCGGTTGATATTTATATATAAAGGGCAAATCCATTTTATTTAATTCGTAATTTATTATTTAAGTTTATGTATGTATGATATATTAATGTCTGATTCAAAAGGATACTACTCTAAATTGGGATTAAAATCAGACGCAAAATTCGATGAAATTAAGCGCGCATACAGACGTTTATCATTAGAAACACACCCCGATAGGAACTGTAACAGTCAAGAATCTAGTGAAAAGTTCAAGGAAATAAGCGAGGCATATGAGGTATTAGGAGACAATGATAAGAGAAAACAATACGATATGGGTGGAATGGCCAATATTTTCGGTGGGGATGAGATGCCTGGAAATCTAAATCCTGAGGATATTTTGCGCGACTTATTTGGTGGCGGTTTATTTCACGGAATGCCTCCCCAATTCGAGACAAACAATTCACAAACTCATTTTTTCCATATGGGCGGTATGCCAAATATAAATATTAGACATTCAATACAAAAACCGACTCCTATAATCAAGCACATTAAAATACCAATAGAGGCAGCTTACGCTGGCTGTAATATTCCATTAGAAGTAGACAGGTGGATTATGCATGGGAATATAAAGTCTGAGGAAACGGAAGTGCTGTATGTTAAAATCCCGCCGGGTATAGACGAGAACGAAATAATCATCTTGAGAGAAAAGGGCAATATAATAAGCGATGTAAATAAAGGCGATGTTAAAATATTTGTAAAGATTGAGAATAAAACAGAGTATACCAGAAACGGTCTGGATTTAATATTTTGTAAAACAATCTCGTTAAAAGAAGCACTTTGTGGATTTGAATTCACATTGAAATATGTTGATGGTCGGAATTTTCAAATTACTAACAATATGGGCAACATAATAACTCCTGGATACAAAAAACTTATACCTAAGATGGGAATGAACAGGGATGATAATGTGGGGAACTTGGTAATTGATTTCACAGTTGTATTTCCAGAAACATTGAAAACCGAACAGATTGAAAAAATACGCGAGCAACTATAAAATTATTATTACTGTCAATTGTTTTAATATGAATATATATATATATATAAATATGACTTCGGTTAAGAATGGTTCTAGAAGCGAAACCAATGGGTGGATACGAATTAATATACGTGGTGGTCCTTATGAACGAGGATATGCAAATGGCTATTTAGTTGCCGCCGAATTAAAGAGCATGTTTAAAATCCTTGATTTCAGTCTTATGGACACATATGGTTTCTCTCGCGAATTCTTTTCAGAAGTAATTGCTGAGTTATATGGAACAAGAATTAAAAATAACTACCCCGAATTTTACGAGGAGATTCGCGGTATTAAGGAGGGAGCAAACTCACGCGGCACCAAAATATCAATGGACGATATTTTGATGTGGAATTGTAGTTACAGTATTCCATATATTGCCGATTATATACCGCGTCTTGTAGTTGATAATGAAAAGCTTAATAAAAAGTATGGACATATGTTCGCTGGTGATAAGTCGAGCGAAGTAAAAACAATTGATTATGCTATGAAAATGGATAAATGCACCGGATTTATTGCGGTAGGCGATTACACAAAGGATGGAAAGATAGTTTGCGCTCACAATACGTTTGATTTCTTCGTTGAAGCGCAACACTGTAATATAATCGTAGAGGTCAAGCCAACAAAAGGCCATTCGTTTATTATGCAGTCCCCTCCCGGACACATTGCCAGCGGAACCGACTATTTCGTAAATAGCAACGGATTAATATGTACAGAGACCACATTGGGCGGATTTAACGTATTTGAACTGAACGACCCTATTTGCTGTCGTATACGCAATGTGGTTCAATACGCAGATTCGCTGGATGATTGTGTAGATATGCTGACCAAAAACAATGGTGGCGACTATGCTAACTCGTGGTTATTTGGTGATACTAAAACAAATACTATTATGCGCGTTGAATTAGGACTTAAATTTGTAAAGGTTGAGAAGAAGAAGAACGGATACTTTGTCGGTTTTAATGGCCCAACCGACGATCGTATAAGAAATATTGAATGTAAGAATACGGGTTTTGATGACATTCGCCGCCACCAAGGTGCTAGACGCGTTCGGCTTACACAGTTGATGAAGCAACACAAAGGAAAGATAGACATTGATATTGGACAAAAAATACTGGCCGATCATTACGACGTCTACCTTAACCGCATTAATCCTAGTTCCAGAACATGCTGTAGTCATTATGAGCGCGACAACCGTGAATATATGTCGCAGTCTGATAGACCCAAACCGTTCCAGCCTCTAGGTGCGCTCGATGGTATAGTCACGGACACAGCGCTCGCAAAGAAAATGGGATTTTCAGCGCGCTGGGGGTGTTCGTGTGGTGAGGCATTTGTAGCCAAGGATTTTATTGAGAGACATCCACAATGGGACCATCTAGAGCCGTATATACCAGACAGACCGTCTCAACCGTGGACCACGTTTTCGGTTAAGCGAGCCAAGCAAAAACGTAGCCGAAATAACAACGACAAGACGAGAAATAAGTCTACAAGGCGCCGCCGTTAAATATAGTGGTTAAAGATGATATTAATCCATATAAAAATAAACTACGTATCTAAATAGTATGAATACCAAGTTAAAGGTTGTTTACGGGATTATATTAGTAATATTCGGTATTGTAGGTAAATCATTTTTTTTATGAATATACAATTACACTAATTAACAAATACACTAATTAACAAATACACTAATTAACAAATACACTAATTAACAAATACACTAATTAACAAATACACTAATTAACAAATACACTAATTAAATAGTATAAATATAATTGTAATCATATTTAGTATATGACTACAATAAAGCGGATAAAAGCCGATTTAAATGAGATGTTACTAACTCCGCCGGCAAATTGTTCGGCCGGTCCAGCCACAGATAATTTGTATGAATGGCAGGCAACAATCATAGGCCCAGAGGACAGCCCTTATCACAATGGTGTTTTTTATCTAAAAATTGTGTTTCCATCTGATTATCCATTTAAACCACCTCGTGTTTCGTTCTTGACTAAAATATATCATTGTAACATTAGTAGTAGTGGGGCAATTTGCATTGATATATTGAAGGACCAGTGGAGCCCAGCATTATCTGTAAGTAAGGTTTTGCTTAGCATATGTTCGCTAATGAACGACCCAAATCCCGATGATCCGCTAGTATCTAGCATTGCAGATTTATTTAAAACGAATAAAACAAAACACGATGAGAACGCATTAGCATATACTCTAACACACGCGTCAGATGTTTTAACTGATTCTTTTGGTGGGAATAGTAGAATCCACAATGTATAAAGAATTCTCTGTTACAATAATGTATTCGGTCTCAACTTTGAAAATTTTAGAAATAGGCGAGGTGTATTCGTCTTCGCTTTTCACGAGAAGCTTCTCGCCATCCTCCTTTACACCAATGAGAACATTCTTATCGTGCGAATTAGTCCAATAGTCCATCATAATGGGACGATCTTCCACAATGGCTATTTTAACGGCGTGTTGTAAGCAGGTATTGCTCGGAGCTGAGTAATTTGTTTCAGAAGTCATTTATATACTATTTTATTTAAAAGCTTTAAATACTTATATAAACAAAAAATATGTTTATATAAATTTATGAAAATTAACCATTAAATATACTATTAATATACAATTATTTATTGTATTATCCAGTTTTAATAATTATTGTTTTTTTTCTACTTTGTTTATTGGCCAATGGCTTGTTTGTTGACAAACCATCCATATTTGGTATATTAATTTCATTAAATTCGGTCTCCAACATGTTTCTAACAAATAAGTATATATTATTAAGAATTTCTTCTGTGCATTTACCTACAATTAATACACTACCTGTTCTAAATATCATGAATGATACTTTTGTAAAGGTGTTTGAAATTGGTTTTTTCCCTGTCTGTATATCTATACTGGAATCGTAATAAAATTCACATTGAATACCTGGATATGAGCAAGGGTCATATGAACTATTAATGTTGTATTTTGACTTAATAATATCAAATAGCCGTTCTCTGTCTATAAAATAGCCGCATTTAAAGTTGGAGTTAATTAGAACAGTTTCTGTCTTTTTATTGTCATATATTAGATCGTCTGATACATATTTTTTAATTGTCTCTATTAGGATGTCTAGTGTTTGTATTAGCAAATCGTCGTTTTGAATTCCGGGAATTTCAAGTTTCCCGGTATTAAATATTTTAACGTGTATCTCTTTAAATTTACCATTAAATTTAATTCGAATAATAAGAACAAAACAATTGTAAAAAGCCCCCTTCTTTTTACATCGGTAACTGATAATATCTTTTTTTGACAACCCAACACTAATCTTTCTCACATCTTTGTACTTAATGCGCCCGTCGGCATTTACAATTCTCTGAATAATATGTTCATCTACATAATTATGTCTAGTTTTCTCGCCGGTTATCTTTTTCTGTAGCTCATTGAAATCGTCCTCGTTATGAGAGTTTAATTTCATCTGCTTCTTTATAACCCCTTCCTGTGGAATATGATAGTCGTGAACCGGTATTTTCCAGAATACATTATTGATGTCTATCGGATGCGACAAATAGGATATTTTAGTCTTTGTTGAAATATATAAATCTGAAGATTTGGGAGCTTTCATTGTAACATCATTATCCGTATTTTTTGGCGCGATGACATATGTTCCGTCACAAAAGTCACTCCATGCTGTGTTAATGTCCATCATTCTATTATAATTGTTTATATATTCTTTAAGTATATCTAATTCAATTATTTAACATATAAATAAAATGCTATTTAGAGAATAACTAGGACGATAAAATTTCGTGTAATCTGTAGGTAAAATACGTAATTAAATATTTATTATTATTACTTGAAATGTGAATGATAAATTCGCTACATTTCAATAATTCATCGCTGACGCGCCCTATTTCGTATCTCACTATATAATTTAAGTAATCTTTTATAAGATTTTTTTCGTCAAAATTATAAGTTTTAATAACATTGTTTATAAAATCTGTAATAAATGTAACTTGTGTTTCAGAATCTACAAATAACTTAGTCAAATCACTCCATACCTTGTTATCTATAACATTGTTAGATAGATTATTATTATTATTTGATTGCATATAGTTAATCATACTTCTTATATCTGATTTGTATAACTGTTGGATAGATATTAGTATATTATCTGTGAAATTGAGATTCTCCTTATCATTTATATTTTTCAGAAATTTGATAATATCTTTTTGAGGGAGCTGATTGAATCGGAGGCGCATAAACTCATTTTGTAAAGATTCATCAATTCTGGTTATGTAATTACATATAAGACAAAAACGCACGTTATTATTAATACTTCGTAATAAGTATTTTAGCGCCTGTTGTGCATTCTTGGTCATATAATCAACCTCGTCTAATATAACCAGTTTTGTTCCCGAGACAAATAGATTTTTCGAATTTACGAATTGATTAATCTGATTACGTATAATATCAATTCCGCGTTCATCCGATGCGTTAAGATGAATAGTAAGGCTTTTATTATTCTGATTGTGTTTGCCGTGGAATTTATTAACCAAATTTATAATAGTTGTCGTTTTCCCTGTTCCTGGAGGACCATATAGCAGTAAATTTGGAAAACTATTAGAGATTAGAATATTATGTAGTATTTTTTTATTAATATCATCTAATACGATATCATCAAAATTAGTTGGTCTATATTTTTCAACCCATGGTTTTTGTGATTCATTCATATAATACCATAATTATCATATATTTAATACAAAAATAAAATAGAAATACAAAAATGAAATAGAACCATAAGCACAGAAATAGTTATGACGGACTGTGGATATCTAGAAATGTTTATAGGCCCGATGTGGTCGGGTAAAACCAGCGAATTGTTAAAAATACATAAGCGTTATACTTTCTGTGAAGCGCCAATTATTTCAATAAATTATATTAATGATACTAGATATGGTGAAAATATCATATCATCTCATGATCATATAAAAATCCCGTGTAAATCTGTAAAAAAGTTGAGCGATTTCTCAGACATTCAATATGATTGTTCAACGCCCGAATTTAAGAGTGCAATGATAATATTGATAAATGAGGCACAGTTTTTCGTCGATATAGTCGGGTGGGTGAAATGTGCGGTAGAGCGACACCATAAAAAAATATATTTGTGTGGTTTGGATGGAGACTATAAACGCGAAAAATTCGGGGATCTTCTGGATCTAATTCCCTTTTGCGATAAAATAACGAAACTGCAATCTATATGTGGTGTATGTAAGAATAAAGACGCAATTTTCACAAAGCGAATAGTAGCTGACGAAACACTGGAAATTATAGGATGTGATAATTATCTTCCTGTGTGTAGAATGTGTTACAATGTATAAATTATATCATTTATTAAAAGTATTTAAATTAAAATAACTAGATTATGAATATGCCAAATAAAACTGATGAGGTGAAGGTTCCGAAGAAGCGCGGCCGAAAACCGAAAGGTGGCAAGCTTATTAAAAAACCAGAAAACCCAACCGATGTTATCGTTCCCGAACCAAATATCATATTACATCTAAAATGTGGAGTTAAAGATTTAAAAACGAAACATACCGAAAAAGAAAATGTAGGCGCCTTTCAATTTGAAAAAAATACGGAAATACCTTATCAAATAATAAACAATAAAAATAAAAAATCACAAAATACCGATGATGGAGACGAACAAAAAAAAGTTTGGAAAAAACTAAACGAACTAGCCGTAAATCTCCACAATAATAACATATCTGATAAACGTTCTGCGTGTTTTTGGTGTACGTATGATTTTGATAATCCTCCTATTTATATACCGCGCTATGAGTTAAATAATTCATATCATTGTTATGGGTGTTTTTGTAGCCCTGAATGTGCGGTATCGTATCTATTCAATGAACATATAGACGTATCCACACGTGTAGAGAGATATAGTTTGTTAAACCACATATATTGTAAAATATATGATTACAATAAAAACATTAAACCAGCACCAAACCCACACTATTTATTGGACAAATTTTACGGTAACTTGACTATTCAAGAGTATAGAAAATTGTTAAAAAATGAGCGTCTTCTATTGATTGTTGATAAACCGCTAACAAGAATTTTACCAGAACTACATGAGGATAATGACGACTTCCTGCTGAATCAGCAGACTATACCATCATCAAATAAATTTACACTTCGCAAAACTAAACCTCCTACGAAAAATGAGATTTTAACGGAGAATTTTAACATAACAAGTTAGTTCAATAAATTATTATAATAAATTTATTGAGCATAGTTCTTACTCTTCAATTTTAGTATTTACATTCGAAACAAGGTTTTGCTTTGCAATATCTCTCTGTCTTATGTATTCGGCGCGCATAAGCTGTTTTTTTTCCTCCTCCTCCTTGTTTTTCCTATACCGCCACGAGGCAGTGTCCATCATTCCGCGAATTTCCCCGTATATTTGCTGATTCACGCTTTCAACATTCTCATTTTCTTCATTGACTACTTTATTAGGGTTCATATACTCGCGCACGACAGCCATAACATCATATTTATATAATTCCAGTTTCTCGTCGGCCACGGATTCGCTATAATCGGTTTGCCTCATTACTATGTTTCGCATGTTTATTTTATGATGAATAGGAATATCAAGCGAGGTTGGGTTGGTGTCTTGTTTAATAGAGGTCATATACTTTAGAATATATAATTATTTAAATGATATTAAACGAATTCCATATCTTAATATAGATGGATAGCGAACTGAGTATTGATGAAATTGTCACGGCACTTCATTTTAGTCTAGAAAAAACCCTTAAAATATCACTAGGTCCTTTCGTTGATAAATTTAATTCTTCGCGGAACCAATTTAACGTAGTTTCAGATTTACTAAAACAGTTACCCGAATATAAGGAAATTAATAGTCATAATGTAATGCTTGCTGAAGAGAACAGAATTCTAAAAGAATATATTAGAAAGCAAAATGAAGCAAACAATACCAACAATCGTATTAAACTTGAAATAAGTGAGAAGGAGGAAGAAGAAGAGGAGAAGGAGGTAGAGGAGAAGGAGGAAGATAAGGTAGAGGAAGATAAGGTAGAGGAGAAGGAGGTAGAGGAGAAGGAGGAAGATAAGGTAGAGGAAGATAAGGTAGAGGAGAAGGAGGTAGAGGAAGATAAGGTAGAGGAGAAGGAGGAAGAAGAGGAGAAGGAGGAAGAAGAAGAGGAGGAAGAAGAGGAGGTAGAGGAGAAGGAGGTAGAAGAGGAGGAAGAAGTAGAAGTAGAAGTAGAGGTAGTAGAGGAGGAAGAAGATGATGAAATTAGTAATAACGATGTATCGCAGACACCGCGTTCAGTAGTAAATACAAATGAAGAGACCGATGGTGAAGACGAAGACGATGATGAGGAAGGTTTAATTGAAGTAGTCATATCCGGTAAAGATTATTTCGCAGATAATGACGAAGATGGAGATATTTACGAAAAAATAAGCGATGATGAGCCAGGAGACGACCCAATCGGTATCTTTAAGGACGGTGTTGCAACATTCTTTTAATATGAATATAATATTTATTAATTATATATGATATTGGATAAACTATGTATGCCGGCTATATTATATATTGGATTTACGTTAACTCATATAACAATTGATTTATTCAATAAATTATATAATACAGCTATATTGAAATTTGTACTAATGATTATTTTTACTACGATGTTAGATTTGTTATGTAAATCTGGATTAACCGTATTATCATGGATAATCGTATTTATGCCTTTTATTTTATTAACAGCAATAACATTATTATTATTATTTTCACTAGGACTTTCGCCAGATCAAGGATTTCTAAAATACGAAGTGTTAAATGATAACGATGAAATTCCAGAGGATAACGATGTAATTCTAGAGACCAGCGTTTCTGTTGAAAATATGTTTAATATGTAAGCGATTTAAATACGTTTTGTTATTTAACATTATGAACTATATTATTAATGTATGGAGTGTCTTTATCTTTTGGAGTTGTTATCTTAATGACAATTGTAGGAGTATGATTACTGATAAAATTGGTTGGCTATCTAATCAAGACCCACGCATTGAACGTTTATTTCAGTTTTTATTTTGGTATATTATGAAAGTATCAACAATGACGAAAAAAAAATATAAATTACTAACTACAAATATTAACCAATATATTATAGATCCTTGGCTGGAAATTAGTTTTCCTCATTACGAACCAGAGGATGTTTTTTTTATTAAAAATGGAAAAATAATAGACAGAACCGCGTTTATGTATATAAACGATTCAAATACAAAGTCCGATATGATATTGTATGAGTGGACAATGCCTGATGAGAATAAATACGACCACGCAATATTGAGATTTAATACTGCAACCGAAGTATCAGACAACTTTAAATTGAGCAAGGTTAATTTGTTGGCGATTCAAATAACAATTATGCATGAAAATAATACCGAAACAATTCATTCAATTGATTTCCAGAAAGATAACTACTATATTGAAAATAACATATTATTTGACCAGATATTTATTAACTATTGGTGTAAGCAGAAATTACATATTGATTATGTAACCAAATATGAAGTGAGTTTTTTAGACAATGATATGACACTCAATACAATAAAACCAACTGAATATATTATAATTAGACAAAATGATTTTGAAGTTGTAACATTATAAATGATATATTAAACCTAAATAAATGATATAAAAATTATATTTAATATCATATATAATGGAGAAATCCATGGTAAATGTGGTATCCTCTGCAGACAATGATGTTTCAACGTTTCATAAGCTTAATGATAGTTGGACATTGTGGGCGCATCTGCCACACGATACCGAATGGAATTTAAATAGTTATAAGGAAATAATGACTTTTGATACCGTAGAAGAAGCATTAACTTTATATGAAACCCTTCCTGATAAAATGATAAAGAATTGTATGTTGTTTTTAATGAGAAAAGGAATAACACCAATATGGGAAGATGAGAAAAACCGAAAAGGGGGGTGTTTTTCATATAAAATACCCAATAGACTTATAGTAACTACGTGGAAACAAGCATCATATTCTCTTGTTGGCGAAACATTTACAAACGATTCGTCTTTAAGAAAAGATATTAATGGTATGACTATATCCCCAAAAAAGAATTTTTGCATTATTAAAATATGGATTGCAACATGTAATAACCAAAATCCAAGCAAAATAAATACAGTAGCTAGTATTAATTCGCAAGGGTGTTTATTTAAAAAGCATATTCCAGAATATTAAGATGAATATTAACATAATTAATAATATGAATATTATTTTATTAATTAATTTATTATGAGGGTAAAGGGGCTAAACATAGTTTGATCTCTCCGAGAGAAGCTACGTTATATTTAACAACCAACGGAAGATCATTCTCAAGATATATCTCAATAGAACTACATAAGTTAGTGCATTTAATAAAATAGCTTAGGTTTTTAAGTGAGAACTCCCCTTGGATAATTTTGCTATTGTCCTGTTTAATGATGTATTCCATACTGCCATCTGATTCAGCTCTTCTCACTTCGGCTTGCGCGAATCCTCCACTACACTTGAATATTAGCTCGGCGCCCTCCGCCGTCGCAACCGATTTAATCTCAATCTTATCTGATATGCAAGATAAGTCTCTGATTATTTTTTGAAAGTCTGATGACGGAAGATTTAATACCGAAGAAAACTTAACATCTGGGACTTCCAATTCATCTGTTTCTGGCTCAATAAGACGCAGTTTTTGTATTTTTTGCTGTTTAATATCCCCATTTTCGAATTTTAGACCTAGATATTGAACAATTCCGTCCGTATAATCATCTTCTTCAATATAAATAGTAAGAGTATCATCGTTATCAATTGTGTTGATCAATTTGAAAAGATGAAACATATTTACACCTATTACAATTTTAGGTTGCGAACATTCATAATGCTCAAAGTTTTTTGCGTGTAACGATAGGTGGGCCAGAATTGTATGAGATTTGTCCATATTTATTATTTTAATTCCCTCTGGTGTAAATGATATATTTGTTTCTAGTAAAATATCTTTTAGAGCAGTCATAAGTGTTCTGAATGGAGCAATTTGTACCGTTTGAATCTGTAAAATATTTTTACTAGTACCTATTGTTTTAGATGATAAACTGGACATATAAGTATTTATGTTAATTAAATCTTTAAATACTTATGAAATAGAGAAAATTAAATCATAAAATTAAATCACGAAGTAAAAAGATATAAAATAAAAATTTCATTTATATTCAATGAACTCTGCTCACGATACGATAGATATGCTAGGTAAACAATATTCTGGAAACGAATATGTTCTTAAACGTATGGATAATTATATCGTTAATATTCTACCAAGGCTTCTTGAAAATGCCGATAAAAATAATAACGAAAGACATAAGAGAAAAGAGGAACTATCATGTAAAAGCACAGAATATATTAATAAATTTATGCTTATAAATAAATATTATTATTGCTGTCAAAACGAATTATTCGTGCTATATGATAATAAACATTTTATATCATGCAGCGAGGACGACATTCAATACAAAATTCTCTCTGGTATTAGTAACGACGGTGAATTGGTTCCGTGGAAATATAAGATTAAAATAGCAATTATAAAGCTTATCAAAGAGAGAAGTCCATTGAAAGCTATTCCAGAGTCAGCAACGATTCAATTCGTAATCAACCTATTTTTTCCAGGAATATTTGTATCGCGTAATCATGTCAAATATTTCCTAACTGTATTGGGTGATATATTAACTGGAAAGACAACCGATATATACATAGCATCGGCGTGCCTTAAAAATATAATTAACGAATTACATATTCAAAACAACACATATTTCGAGAACATTAATATAATTAATAATATTAAATATAAGTATCATTCTTATGATTTTAACAAGTGTAGACTGCTATATATCAACAAGCTAATAAAACACATAGATATCCCAAATGAATTATCTAATCACGCTATTGATATTCTTTGTGTGGCAACGCACTATTCATCGCGCTATAAGTCGTCGAATAAATTTTTATACCAATGCAATGAAAAAGTTATGGTGAACCATGTATTATTCTTACAGCAGAACAAGGCCGATGCTATTGTCAATAGTTTTATAGACAAATATATTGAACCTTGTCAAAAAAGCTCAATATCAAATAAAAATATGATTTTTATATGGAAAAAACACCTCAATGAAAAAAATTTACCGAATATATTATTACATGAAACATTATTGAGTATGTTAAAAGGGAAACTAAATTACGATGAAACAGAAGATACATTTAATTGCGTTACCAGTAAAATTCTTCCGGTTGTAGCCGAATTTATACAATTCTGGGATACAACCGTTATTGAATATGCAAACGAGGTCATAGCTACCGCCGAGTACGAGATAGATGAAATAGCTCTTTTATTCAAGAAATGGACAAATAAAAAATTTAATGATATTGAAGATTCCTTTATTCTCGAATTAATACGTCATTTATATGTAAATAGTGATGGAAATGTCCATATAGATGACGATAAATATATTGTAAATATTAAATGTGATTTATGGGATAAATCCCTAGAAGTAACCGAATCACTCACTCTGTTTAAGGATGAATATAGTGAAGAGATTACTCAGTTAACTAATTATAACATGAAGTCTCTTTCTGATGCGTATACTTATTATTTAATATATAAAAAGGATGGTTTGGTCATTAGCAAGCATTATTTTGATAAAGTTGCTAAAGATATAATGTATGAATTCTTAGATTCAGATGGAGTAATTAAGAATTCGTGGTTTATTAACGTCTCTTAGATTTGCGACCCTTGCGTTTCTTGGTCTTTCCATCATTTTTAACGTAGCCAAAGCTTCCCTTCTTTGTAAAGTATCCAGCCTTTTCTAATCTCTTTTCGTTCTTCGCAGTCTTGTGCTTTTTGAGCGATACAATCCGCCCATTCTTATTCATCATGAGATCCTTTTTCTGAAGTCCTCCCGATGTCTTGAACGCAGTGCCATGGTAGACAGATGCTCTTGAAGCGATGTATTGGCTGTATTTTTTACCCTGAACCGCATATTTACCATCGGAACCTTTTGTTATTTTTTTAACCATTATATAATTTTATAAGAAAATATTTTATAAAATTACAATTAAATTATTTTTGTCTAAAATCTATTTCGAGGCGGGGAACCATATCCACCTGAACTTCCAGCTGCACTATTATATTGATTTAATTCACGAACGATTGTGTGTGATTTTTTACGCGAATTTCTAATCATATTAACATACAATGATATCTCTGTTTCAGACAATTCTGATTTTTTTTTAGGAATAACTTTTTCAGGACAAGACTTATTATCATCGCTACATTTTTTTTCATTTATTCTTGCGGGCACATAAGCCATATATATATATATATTTAATTTTAAAATTGAAAGAGTATAGAGATATTTTAATTGCTATAAACACCATGAGTTCGTCGGACAGTTTAGCTAAAACATACCAGAAGAAAACGGACAAGCAACATGTATTGGACAATCCAGACACATACACAGGTTCAATGACCACTACCGAATACGACACATATGTATTTGATTCGGATACAAATACAATCAATCCTAAGCAGATCACTATTATACCCGGACTATACAAGTTGTTTGACGAGGGTATTGTGAATAGTCGCGATCATTACGTAAGAATGTGTCAGGCGATGAATGATTGTAAGCAGAACACTATTCCTGTGACTTATATTCACGTTTCAATTAGCGACGACGGTGTAATTACTATTCGTAACGATGGAAACGGAATTGATATTGAGAAACATCCAGAACATAATCTATGGATTCCTGAGATGATTTTTGGTCATCTTCGCACATCAACCAACTACGACAAGAGCGAACAGAAAATCGTCGGCGGCAAGAATGGATTTGGATTCAAGCTGGTTCTGATTTGGTCAGAGTGGGGAACAATTGAAACCGTTGACCACGTGCGCGGAAAAAAATACAAACAGACGTTCAAAGACAATCTTAATGTGATTGAACCTCCTAAAATCACATCCTGTAAAGTGAAACCATATACCGAAGTCGTATTCAAACCCGATTATAAGCGTCTTGGAATTGATGGACTGTCAAAGGATATGCTGGAGCTCTTTAGGAGACGTGTCTACGATATTACGGCGGTAACCGACAAGAAAATCAAGGTAAAATACAACGGGGAGAATATCGCAACTAATAACTTTCAACAATATGTTGACCTGTATATTGGTAGTGCGGGTGAGACGAAGCGAATCTATGAATGTGCAAATGAGCGATGGGAATATGCAGTGTGTATGGCTCCAAGCGAGGAGTTTACCCAAGTATCATTTGTGAATGGTATCTATACTGGAAAGGGTGGAAAACACGTAGACTATTTGCTTAATCAGCTTGTGCGTAAGCTAACCAGCTACATCAAAAAGAAGAAGAAGGTTGATGTTAAATCCAGCACAATCAAAGAACAGCTAATGCTATTTGTTAGATGCGACATTAACAATCCGTGTTTTGATAGTCAGACGAAGGATTATATGAATACGCCGTCTAGCAGTTTTGGTTCATCGTGCGACATTAGCGAAAAGTTTATAGACAAAGTAGCCAAAATGGGCGTCATGGACAACGCGTGTGCGCTTACCGAAGTGAAAGACAATAAGGCGGCGAAGAAAACGGACGGAAGCAAGACCAAAAGTATTCGCGGTATTCCTAAACTCATTGATGCGAATCACGCCGGAACCGCAAAGAGCAATGATTGTACTATTATATTTTGCGAGGGAGATTCGGCAAAGGCCGGTATTGTATCTGGATTGAGCACGGAGGATAGAAACACAATTGGTGTATATCCTATGCGTGGTAAGCTATTTAATGTTCGCGGCGAATCGCAAAAACGAATCCTAGATAACAAGGAGATTCACGAAATTAAACAGATTTTGGGAATCGAAACAGGAAGGGAATATACTCATGAAATGGTGAAGAGTCGTCTTAGATACGGTAAACTCCTGTTTATGACGGATCAGGATTTGGATGGTAGTCACATCAAGGGATTGGGTATTAATCTTTTTGATTCTGAATGGGCGTCGCTCCTTGATATTAAAGGTTTTATCGGTTTTATGAACACACCAATTCTTAAAGCTAAAAAAGGTGCTAATGAACTGAAGTTTTACAATGACGGTGAATGGGCCAACTGGTGCAGTAATAACGATTCCAAGGGATGGAAGGTTAAATACTACAAGGGGTTGGGAACGTCCACAAGTAAGGAGTTCAAACAGTATTTCGCTGAGAAGAAAATCGTCAATTTCGTAAAAACCGGCGACGACTGTGTAAATTCAATCGATATGGTATTTAACAAACAGCGCGCGGATGACCGCAAGACGTGGTTAGAGAACTACGATAGGGAGCTATATCTGGATACGAATAAGGAGGATATTACGTATCAAGAGTTTATTCAGCGCGAGATGATTCATTTCTCAAAGTATGATTGCGACCGTTCTATCCCAAATATTATGGACGGACTCAAAACGAGTCTGCGAAAGATTCTATATACCGCATTCAAGCGACGCCTAACCGCGGAGATTAAGGTTGCGCAATTCAGCGGATCCGTTTCGGAAATTAGCTGCTACCATCACGGCGAAGCCAGTCTTAATGGCGCTATTGTAGGAATGGCGCAGAATTTTGTGGGGTCAAACAATATCAATCTTCTGTCTCCAAATGGTCAGTTTGGAACCCGTCTCCAAGGCGGTAGTGATTCGGCATCGGAGAGGTATATCCATACCAATCTATGCAAGATCACGCGCCTTATATACCCAGAAGCGGATGATGCGATTCTCAAATATCTAGATGATGACGGCACGCCAGTAGAGCCAATTCATTATACTCCTATTATTCCTATGGTTCTCGTGAATGGAAGTAAGGGCATTGGCACTGGATTTAGCACTGACATTATGTGTCATAATCCTACCGATGTAATTTCATATATTAGATGTTCGCTTACAAATGCCGATAAACCAACACTAGAACCGTATTACGAAGGTTTCAAGGGAACTATTGCTAAAATCACCAGCAGTAAATGGCTTATTAAGGGTTGCTATAATATCATCAATAACAAAGAGGTTCGTGTTACCGAACTCCCTGTCGGATTGTGGACCGACGACTACAAAAAATATATTGAAGAGCTCATTGATGGGGGTGATGCCAAAAAGAAAGGTAAGAAGGATATTTGTATCAAGGATTACACCGATATGAGCACAGACGTAAATGTGGACATTACGCTCGTGTTTCATCCAGGTAAAATCGCAGAGCTTCAAGCCAAATCATTAGAAAACGATTGCAATGCGCTGGAGAAGCTATTAAAGCTGTATACTACTAGAACGACTACGAATATGCATATGTTTGATGAGACCGAAAAGTTGCGTAAATACGAAACTGCGAGTGAAATCGCAGACCATTACATTGGTGTTCGCATGTCTAAATATGTGGAGCGCAAAAAATACCAGATCAAAAATTTAGAGAAGGAGGCGAAACTCATATCAAACAAGGCTCGCTTTATTAGCGAGATTCTTAAGGACACCATAGATCTTCGGCGCAAAACGAAATACGTCGTGATCGCTCTCCTGACCGACCATAAATACGACATATTGGACGATGACAAAGAATTCAAATATCTTGTTAAGATGCCTATGGATAGCGTAACTCAAGAGAATTACGACCGTCTGATTAAGGAGGAGGGAGACAAACTAGCTCAGCTCAAAATCCTTAACTCTAAGTCAGAAAGCACCATATGGTTAGATGAGTTAGATAAATTGGAGGAGGGCTACAACTTATTTAAGAAGGCGAAGGAGAAGACTGTTCTAAAATTAAAGATTAAGAAAAAGTAGATTATAACCATCGGTGTTGTCTTAGTTGTTTGTTCTTAGTAGTCATTATGGGATTGCTCATAGGTGTTGCTAGATTTGTTATATCGCGTTTATATTTAAGATGGCTTTCAACAGAATTAAATACCTGTGGTATTGCGTATTGTAATACTAATGAATTCAAATTTTTTATTGCGATTACACTATCGCTATACTGATGGCGAGAATTTTCAACAAATATACTATTCATAATCATCTTTAATTGATCTATATTTTGTTTACCAACATTATACTGATTATTAGACATTCGTCTAACACCTGATTGTATTTCTAATTGTAAATTATTAATATTTGAATCATTAAAAAATATGTCGTATAGAGTATTTTTGTTATTGTATATGTCTTTCGTAAGAGCATCTCTAAATGATACGGTATGATCAATAGGTATTCTATCACTTAATGTAAATACAGCGGTTTTATTTGGACCTGTAATATTAATATCGTTCTTCTTGTAGTTCATTATATAACTTTAACAGAAAAAATTATATACCTTTATTTTATATAATGTTTATGAATTTTCAGTCAATAGTAATGATTGTTGCTACTGTTATATTGATATTTGCTCTCGCTACAATAGGGGTTGCGTTATCTAATATGAATAGTGATATTAAATATCCGCCGGTTATTGCGGACTGTCCTGATTATTGGTCTATTTCAACAGATCCCGGAACACAAGAATTTATTTGTAATAACGATAAGGAATTAGGACACGATAATAGCGAAGTAGGTTGTACAGTTTTTAACAGTTCTGATTCTAAATATAAGGGTACCGGTGGACTATGTGCAAAAAAACAATGGGCTGATAAGTGTGATATTACATGGGATGGAGTCACTAATAATCCTGATGCCAAAAAAGACTGCTGGTAAAAGTTATAAAATATATTATTCGCAATAATATATGTTATATAAGGATAAATTATCCGACGATTTGCTACGATACATCTATACATTCATTCAGTTTAACGAGAAGGCAACGACTAACAGAGGGAATTACTATATAAACTATGCTATAAAATTTAAACAAACTATGTTCAGACGAGGCGATAGTTATGTGCGATACATCATAAGAAAAGATCTCTCTATAGCGTTCAAGGAGATTTTAGAAAAAAAATATTCAAATTGGATAACCCGAAAAAAATACAAATATAATGATAAAATCTATAAAAACTATATTGATTTCATTAAATTTTATATAGATGAAAATAACGTGGGTAAGTGTAAAAATGTCTTACACGAATGTTCGTTAACTAAAAAACAACATAAAAACAGTTTTTTAATTTAGTGAAACGTATATGGACAATTTAGATTTGAATAAAATATTGGATAGAGAAACTATTGCCGAAAAGATAAAAGCCACGCTTATTGATTTTGAAAAGAATAAGAAGGATTTAACTAGAAAGCGAGGTATATATATTTACGGAACTCCTGGATGTGGTAAAACCGCATTTATAAAGGACCTTATTAAAAGTATGGATTACGACATTGTTCTATATGATGCTGGCGATATTCGTAACAAACTTGTAATAGATAACATTACTCAAAATAATATGTCGGATAGGAATGTTATCAGTCTATTTAACAAAAAAAAGAAGCAAATAGCGATTGTAATGGACGAGATTGATGGTATGAATAATGGAGATAAGGGTGGAATTAATTCACTTATTAAACAAATACGTCCTAAAAAAACCAAAAAACAAAAGGAGGAGGATACCACAAACACGCCAATTATATGTATTAGCAACTATCATGTTGATAAAAAAATAAAGGAATTAATGAAAGTATGTAATGTATTTGAACTAAAAACACCTACAGACGAGCAGATAAATTACATAATACATTCATGTATGCCAAATATAGATGATACTCTAAATATAAATATTAAAGAGTTCATCAAAAGTGATTTGAGAAAATTGCGAACATTATATGATATTTACACAAATCATCAGAGTTTTTTAAAAAATGAGATAATTAAAAATATTCTAAAACCAAAATCATATAACGAGGATACTAAAACAATAACAAAAAAATTAATTAATAATAAATATTCTTTGTTAGACCACCAGACAGTAATGAATGAGACAGACAGAACAATAGTGGGGCTTCTTTGGCACGAAAATATTGTGGATATGTTATCACAAATTCCTAAGGAAACCGCATTTCCGTTGTATGAAAAATTTCTAGAGAATATATGTTTTGCAGACTATATTGATAGAATAACATTTCAGAAACAGATATGGCAATTCAATGAGATGAGCTCTTTGGTAAAAACGTTCAATAATAATAAATTGTATTCACCATATTCAACAAACGAATTTAATCCACCCGAAGTTAGATTTACAAAGGTATTAACTAAATATAGTACAGAATACAACAATTCTATATTTATTCAAGAAATTTGCCAGACACTAGGAATGGATATTAAAGATATATTCTCTTTTTTTATAGAGCTTAAAAATAACAACACAGACGACGAATTGTATAATATATTAGAGCCTTATGAAATAAATAGATTAGACATTAAACGTATTTATAAATATTTAGATAATTACACAAACGCGGAATAAAATAGCCCGTATAATAGCCCTCATAATTAATTTACCATATTTATTTGAGAAATTAATTGTGGTTCATCGTGTTCAATTATATTCATGTGAATATTTTCACTATTATTTTCACTAATTCTACTTGAGTTCAATTTAAGCATACTAATCATATCGTCTCGTTTCTTTACCTCTTCAATTAGCGTTTTAATATTAGCTTGTTGTTGTCGTAGCATCTTGATAACATCGTCGTTTAATAGCTCTTTCGATGTTCCGTCGGAGTTCTGAACTACTATTCGGCCTTGCATTTTTGCCGCTAATTCCTGAAAACGGTTCTCTGCGTCTTTGCGTCGGCGTTCCTCAATCTCTATTATTTGGGTTAATACATCTGGTTTCATAGTGGGTCGTCCGGGCTCGTAATCTTTCAGTAGGTCGTCAATATCATTCATGTAAAAATTTCGCATCTCGTCGTCTTTTACGAATTCTTCAACTGATTTATCTGTTTGTTTTACGAGTTCAGGGTGGGGGTTTTCCAATAATTTACGTTTGTCAAATGTATTATGATCGTGTGAAAATACTAATATTGTTTTATATGGGTCTAGTTGGACGAAGGGAACTGTGTAATTTTTAAGGAATTGCTTTTCCTCCGCAATAGCCGCTTTATCATCATAACTGCTCGTCTCTAACAATTTGCGTTTGAAAGCAAACGTTCCTGCCGTTGCGTGATTCGGTCCATATGGGCCAAATTTATACACTGTTTTATTGTGTTTAAAATATATGAATATTTCGCTACTACCAGAGCAGAGGGCTTCGGGGTGTGCTAACAGCGTTTCAACTGCGTGAGAAACTCGGTCTACTGGATAATAATCGTCGTCGTCCATATAAACCAAAATTTCCCCCTTTGATTTTTTATGCATCAAGTTCCTCTTTTCTCCCAGAGACATTTTGGTAGCATATTCAAAATATTTTACGTATGGAAGATGTTGAACCAAATCCTTGATTTTATCGGTGCCATCATCTATGATTATCCACTCAAATTTATCTTTCGGATAGTCCTGCTTTTCAATACATTTAATAGTATAGGGTATGAATGGTCTACGATTGAAAGTAGGCGTACAAATACTAACAAATGGTTTGTCGGTAGAAGTCATTGCTATTATATAATTTGTTCTTTTATATAATAATTATTTGTTAATGTATAAACAGCGAATATAATTATTTTGAACCAGTAAGTGATTTATAAACTCCCTTCCTCCAACTATTCAATTCTACCAAAATATATAACATTACAGTGATAATCATTCCTGTAAACACAGCCTTATTTAGGTGTAATTGCGCAAAGACAATACAGAAGAACACAAATAGAATTCTAAGCGGTTGTTTTATATCTCGCATCGCACTCAACATACCTGAGAAGTTGAACAAAAATGGACCAAATGGAGGAAAGAATGTTAAAATGAACTGAATTACCATAGCAAATGACGTAAAGGTTCCGCACATAGCTAATATTCCAACATCCGCAAATATAAAGAAAAGTAAGTTCCAGACGATGCCAACACCTGCGTACATAAGACTAGAATCATAATCCCGCCAGTTTGCGTGTCTTATTTGTGTCATACTAATAAACATTAGGGAGATAGCGATCATTTCCATAAATCCAGATGAAGAAGGTCGTTTTTTATCGGTTATAAACATAGTCAACATTGCTGGACCACCTATAAAAACCGCCAAACACATCAATGTAAATATCAATTTAAATCCTGGCGACAATTTCTTCATTGTCTTAAACAAATGCTGTAATATGCCTCTCCAAAAAATATATGTCGCCGCAATTGTCCGAATATACCAACTTTTTCTCATTTGAAAAAAACCGGTTTTTGTATCATAATCATCAAAAGCACCTTCGTAATAAGGAAATCTGCCAAATATTCTACCATCTGAACCTGAAGGTGGAATATTAAATTTGTTCAATGATATACTACCAGGTTTAACATCTCCAGGAGTACCTGTATTGTATAGACCAAAGGAATCTTGTGATTTACCTACTAATACTCCACCAGTAATGCCTTCGGGTATTGGGAAATACGTTCCTATTGTTTCTTCGGTGCTTTCGCCAGTAATACTAGTTGTATCAAGTTTTGAAAAATATACAAAGTTCGCACCAATTGCTCCAACTATTATCACACCGATTATGGAAACACCACACCCTTTTATAAATTTAATCCATTTGTTTGGTTTCTCTGCCTCCTCCTCCAGATTACCTCCGTTACTCTTGAATAATTTTTTATAGAATGAAAGGTCAAATATCTGGTCTAAACTCACCATATTAATATATTATAGTTATATAATTACTTAACAATCATAATTTATTTTATCTCTTATTAATTTATAATAATGAATTTTAAAACAAAAATAGTAATTCTATCTTTGATATTAATAGGAACATGCTTAATTCAGATCGCATTACATAAAAAAACGTATGAGGGCTTCGTTAGTGTTAGTAATGCGGAGAGCACATTATCATTCAGTCAAATAGATAGAAAATACAACAATAGCAAGGACTGTAAATTCAAGGACTTTGAAGTTGGACAATATGTAGAAATAAATTTAAAGGATCCAAGCGATTATCCTACGTCAGAGTTCCTAGAGAACAAAATAGATTATGGATCTAAGTGGGAAACTGCTGTAATAACCGCTGTTCTTGATAATAACCAATATAATGTTCAATATGATGGTAGTGACGTTGAATATACAGTAGATGAGAACAAAATTAAATCTCATCATCAAAATAATTGCGAACTATGTGGTAATCGCGACGATCAATGTTCTGCCGATTGTATGGATCCTGTTAAGATAGGCGGAGATTGTATGCCTGTGCGAACCGGTCAAGATGGTAACGGTGACCCTATTTTCTATCAGGTTTGTCCTAGCATATGTAGAAACGATAGTAAGCAACCAATTGACCTTATATGCCAAGGTGATAATTGTTGTAAGGGGTGTGGCTATTCTGTTTTTCAAGTTGCCGATAACACCGCTGTTGTTAGCGGTCAACCTAATCCAGCTCAGCGCGATGAAGCCACAATATTACATAAACTCATTAATATTCCATATACTTCGGTTGATTACGAGGTAGACGTCTCATATAATTACGAGGAGGAAATGCAAAAAGAGGAGAAAAGGATACAAGACGCAATGGCCGCCGCATCATCCACCACGGTATCTTCAAGCGAACCTGCTTCCAGTTCTACAGCGGTGACTACGGCAAATTCAAATGGAACTAGCACTTCGTCGTCTGCGCCTGCTACCGAAGACGCTGTTACCGCTTCAGGTGAAGCTGTTAATTCAGAAACGACTAATATCGTGAATGCATTCAACGACAGCAACGATTGTTGGTTAGGTCCTACAGGACACGATGGGTTCATGTATTGTGGTCCTGCGCCGTTTTCATTTTAGCTAAATATATAAATGGATTTCAGATTATTTATCTAGCGTAAGATAGCGCGGCGTTGCCCGATGAAAAGGTCAGAACATTATATCTCTCTTCAAATACGGTTAAATCGTATGTATATTCAAATATATTGTCGTGGGTTTTATCTATACCAACTAAATTACCGTCAGAATCACAGACAACATCAACGGTTGCGTTGCTATCCAGCGGAGGAGTGATTAAGCCCAGTTCAAATTGAATCTTATTAAATTTACTCATATTAATTGCGCCAGACGGTTGAAAGTCTGTTGTATTATTATTCAAACAAAAATTATAGCAATATAATCCATCCGGTCCATTTCCGGCTGTTCTGGTATACTTCTCAACATAATTAAATATTCCTGCTTCCATAGTGGTTTCACGATATTTTCCGTCTATTATTAATCCCCAAGATTCCATAATATTCTTAAGATTTTCATGTTTATATATTCCCGATAGTGCTATTGAAGAAGGAATTATATTTGTCTTTAGATAATTGCCATCTGCTTTATTATTTGGCTGTCTTAATTGATGTTGAGGAGTTATATTTTGTTCGTCATTGGTGATTCCCAACTCTTTTATAATGTTAACAGCAACAACCCCTAACTGAGCAACATTCTTCGGTAAAGTAGCATTATATGGAAGATATTCATATGGCCAGTTAAAATGGTTTGACCATTCATTGCGAAGCAAGATGTCGCTTCTCTGTAAAAACCACATCCAGCTAGAAACCATACCTCTAGTTTCAATATCAATAAGCGTATTTCCTGTAATCCCTTTATGGTGGTGTGTGTAAATTTGTTTAATTAAATAAGTCTGTTCGTTCAATTGAAATACTCGTTTCTCGTCTTCGGATAAGAATGCGTATGTACTTATCAGATGGACGTCCGCATCCCAGTTTGTTCTCGTATTCGCAAAGTCTTCTTCCAATAGTTTTGCCGTCGGGGGTGGATGTATAAATCTATAAAATTGCTCTCTCGGTTCGTTAAGATTCGATTGGTGATAATAACTACCAGGGTCTAGTTCATTTGGTATATTTCTTATAACATACAATTCCTTTACAGGTCTAATATCTACTTCAATATGAAATTCGTTATACTGTAAAGCAGAAATAGGAAAGGCCATTTTAGACGCCATAGTAAACCAAATATTGAGAGGAATATATAGGTTACGAGAACGAATAGATGGTTCAGAACCACCTTTGGATTCATCCATAACATAAGCATTTGGGTATACATTTACACGGTTATACGCGTTTGCGGGGTCATTTAACTCAGGCACGTTACCTGTCATTTTATAATACAAATCCTTTTTGTTGGAATCAAAATCTCTTTCAACCATAGATTGTAAATAGCTACCGGTGAATTCCTGTATAACCTGACCTCCTATTGTAAATCTTACACTACGAATCATCTGTGAACCAATATGTTTGATCCATTTAAACTCATAAGGGCGCCACTTATTAATTATATTTATGGTTGAATTACTCTGACTATAGTCTATATTTGAATCAGGTGGAATAATTGGACTCCATATGGTTGGTAGCGTAACAACTAAATATGTGTCCATGATTAAATCCCCTCCCGTTCGCGGCATTTTAAATTTAAAATTTGAAGGAGCATTCATATTTAAGATTCGTTGACCATCATAATCAATACGAAATTTCTGTAAACCGAAATTAGTATATTTAGCATATGTGCATTTAAAAAAACTCTTTGTCGGGTTTCCTGTTAAAATAATATTTTGGTTACCTTCTGCTATTAGATTCATAAGACCACCAGGCATATTTATATATTAGCCATATTATTATTTAACTAATGTTATAATATTATTATTAATATTATTAATAATATTATAATTTAACTAATAAATTATTAAAGTTAAAATATAATCGTATATATTATACAACCTAATGTCGGAAGCTATTCAAAAAAGCTATAATAAAATGGTTTATTCTGTTAAGAATTCTATTAATTTAAAAAAGCCCAAATTAGTACAATTAGGGGTATTTTTAATAGGAACGCTCATGATACTACTGTTGTTTATGTGGTCGTATTCAAAATTAACATTATCTAGCTCTAATTGTAGTAATATTGAGAAAACTAAGCTCGATACTAGTGAACTAAAACCATATAATTACCTCAAAACGCAAAAATCAGAAGACAATGTTGAAAAAACGTATGGAGATTATAGACTGCGAGATTTCTATGTAAAAACCGCTTATAATTGTTGCGCGAGCGGTTCATTTTCTCATGATTTTGTAAACGAATGTGCGATTGAAAATTGTATTCAATTAGGTGCAAGATGTTTAGATTTTGAGGTATATTCTTTAGACGACAACCCAATTATATCAGTTTCAACTGATAAAAATTTCGGCGTTAAAGAAACGTATAATTACCTTGAATTCGATAGGATAATGGCAAAAATTAGGGATATGGCTTTCACTTCCGGTGTAAATAGCGCAGGAAATATATCATCTGATCCATTAATCTTACATTTTCGCATCAAAACAGAACACAAGAATATTCTGGATTCAATGGCCGACTCCCTAAACAGGAATTTTTATGACCGTCTTTTGAGTCGGAGGTATAGTTATAAATACAACGGTAAGGACCTAGGTAATGTGGAAATGAAATATTTAGAGGGCAAGGTAATAATTATGGTAAATAATCTTGAGCCAATAAACATTGAAGAAACCAAATTATATGAATACGTTAATATTGTAAGTGGGGGAGAAAATATGCGATTGATGAGATATAAAGAGGTTACACTTTCGGGTGTCCTTGAGGAAATTAGAGATTTCAACAAGGAGAAAATGACTATATGTATACCCGACATGAACGCAAAACCGGAGAATATGGATTGGAGTCAATTGACACACAAGATGGTTAGTGGTAATAAATATGACGAAGACAAACAAAGAGAGGTGGTTGCTGTGATTCCGTACGGATATGGAATTCAGTTCGTAGGGATGTGTTTTCAATCACCCAGCGGACGGATAGATCCATTCTTAAAAACATACATTGACCAGTTTAATCGCAAGAAGTCGTCTTTTATTTTAAAACCAAAGGAATTAAGAAAGGTAAATCCACAGACAACGATTAATATTGATACGAGTGGTGCTAATAAAAAAATCGCAGCCCAGGAAAGCTCAGCAGAAGTAATGGCACTTTTGGGGGGTGGTTCCCTGAATATGTAAACAACCGTAATTTATCAATAATATCAATCTATTAGAGCAATGAATATAATAGATTGATAGTATATATGTGTGATAAAAATCCCACATTTGAAGAGAAGGAATTAGCTATATTAAGAGCTGCCGTTGATAGTGCGGAGGGGCGGACTAACAGTAAACTCGCACAGTCGGACTTAATTAGGGATGTAAATAGAATAGTAGAGGAATTCATTAGAGATAAGAAGTTAATTTGTTACGGTGGAACCGCTATTAATAATATACTACCTCTAGATGATCAATTCTATGACAAAAACACCGATGTGCCCGACTACGATTTTTTTTCAATGAATGCTGTTTTAGATGCAAAAGAGTTGGCTGATATATATTTGAGAAAAGGATATTCAGACGTAGAGGCAAAATCAGGAGTTCATAAAGGAACCTACAAAGTATTTGTAAATTTTATTCCTGTTGCTGATATTACCTATCTTATACCAGATATATACAAGTCACTTAAAAAAGACGCGGTTAAAGTGAACGGTCTTTCATATGCGCCACCTAATTTTTTAAGAATGGGAATGTATCTGGAATTGTCTCGTCCAGATGGTGATGTTAGTAGATGGGAAAAGGTTCTCAAGAGACTCGTATTACTCAATAAAAATTATCCCATTAAAAATACAAAATGCAATTCTGTAAGTTTTCAGAGAGATTTTGAAGGTGAATCGGGAGACCGAGAAACTATATATTATACAATTAGGGACTCTATTATTGACCAGGGATTAGTTTTTTTCGGAGGATTCGCAAGTACAATGTACAGCAAATACATGCCTATAAAACAGCGAAAACAACTCCAGACGATTCCAGATTTTGACGTATTGACCGAAGATCCAGAAACAACGAGCACAATATTAAAAGAGCGCCTTAGCGAAAAAGGATATGTAAATGTAAAAATAGTGAAAAAGGCGCCTATTGGCGAATTGATAGATACCCATTACGAAATAGTAGTAGACCAGGAAACTCTTTGCATTTTATATAAACCAAACGCCTGTCATAGTTACAACGTAGTAAATTTGGGGAAAAAAAAAGTGAAAATTGCCACTATTGATACAATGTTAAGTTTTTATTTGGCATTTTTATATGCTAATAGACCTTACTACGACCCTGAAAGGTTGCTTTGTATGTCAGAATATCTGTTTATAGTTCAGTCTAAAAATCGTTTGAAACAAAAAGGACTATTAAAAAGATTTACTACAAACTGCTATGGAAAACAGGAGACAATGGAAGATATAAGAGCTTCAAAAGCTAACAAATTCAAAGAACTTCAGAATAAACGGAATTCTAAGGAATATGAAGAGTATTTTTTAAGATATACACCAGGGGAGGTGAAGAGAAAGAAGAAACCCGCCACAAAAAAACGTGTATTAAAGAAAACAAGGGGTAAATCTGGAGCAAAGAAGGCATCTTCTAAAACTAGACGGACAGGAATATCAAAACTGAAAAATAGGTTTGGATTTAAAGTGTTTTAACTGTAAACAATAACCTAATTAATTAGATAATACATAATATCTTGACATGTAGAATAGCTAATTTTAGTAAAGAGAGTAAAACAATTTGATTCTCTAATACAACAGGGTATATATTTGTATAGTGTTGTATATAGTTCAATAATAATTATTATACAAACAAATATGGATTCCCTTGCACGGAGAGATAGTATGGACAATAAAGACCATTCGTTGTAATAACTACACATATCAGAGGTTCCCGTGGTAATAAAAGTATTAATATCATTAATTCCCAATAAAAGTCTTTCGTTTACATTTTGTTCATTCTTAGTATTGAAAACGCGGTGATAATTTGAATTCGTAACCATCATAACGAACAATACTGGTCGTTTATTATCGCGAAATACGTGAGGTGTAATTCCATCTAAATAACGAGCTTTATACTTGAACTCCTTATTTGATAAGTATGGAATATGACTAGACCTGATAATACAATCAAGTAAGTGCTCGCGACTATCAAAAGTATTCTGGACAACCTGTTTCCCAAGCTCAATATCGTAATATGTAATATGTAGTGTATTATTAACGCAACACATATCCTCCGTCATATTATTAAAAATAAATTCACGAACACATACGGCATATTGTGTTAAATCAAATTGTTCTTTGAAACATTTACGTATTGAGAGAAACATTTCGTTAATGTCGTAATTGCAGGTAGTCAAATAATATAAGGCGATTATAGAACCGATGCTACATCCTGATACGCGCGATACGCGAATCATATTTGCTCTCTCTAATGCTTTAAGGTATAGAGCAACTCCCAGACCCATCCCACCATTGAATGCGCCGCCATCAAATACTACGTCTACGCATGGAGGGTTATTAATGCCGCAAGGATTATTACATTCTTTTACGTTAGTCAATCTTGATACTAGCGTTTGAATGTATATATCAAGTAATGTTTTGGACATGTATATTTATTACAATAATAATCTAATAAATATACGTAAATAGTGCGTATTAATTAATTAATATTATTAGCGTCATATACTCAAGAAATCTAGTGATTTTATAATACAGTAATATGTACTAGCAAACGCCAAACTATTAACAGAGTATCCAAGCATGTTAAAATTTCCGTCTTTATTAAAAAGCGATGGAATATATTTCAATGTGTTTGTTTTAATAACCGGAAGCTGGAATACAAAATATATAACAGCCAGTATTATAGGAACGTGAATATCGTCATACAAGGCATCCATAGAATTAGTGCTGTTCTGTTTAATGTTTTGATTATTTATAATTTGGTCCTGATTATATGTGTCGTTTATATAATCTCCATTGTTTTCTGGAATATAATTAGGTTGTAGCTGTGCATCGTTAGTTAAATGACTCTGGCTCTGAGGAATATCCCTAGAAGGAAGTTGAAGTGCTCCGCTTGCCGCCGCCTCCTGAATTCCTGTAACAAAGCTGTTGATATCTATACCGTTATTGCTCTCGGGCTGGGCCTGTCTTGGAGCAGGAGGTTGGTTCTGTTGAGGAGTCGCTTGGGACATTACTTGTTGTAAATCAGCATTGCGGTTAGCTTCCAAGTCTTGAGTCGGATTAGGGACCTTTACATTTTGTTCTGTTATATTTAAATTAACGTTCGGTTGCGAATTAACGCTCGATTGTGGCAAATCATCTAAACTAGTGGTCATATTTAATATAGTTAAGTGATTAAATATATTAAATATTTTACGCAATATCAACTTGCTTATTTTGGTGAGGATTACACATTACCGATTGTTCGGTATATTTATAGCATTTATCGTTATGTTTGTAAACAGATTTACCAACCTCTTCAAAGGATGGCGCATTGAATATTAAACAGTTTCGCGATTCACAAGTCTTTCTAAATATACTAGATAAACCAATACCTAATAAAATAGAAATTATTATTTTACCATACTTGGTATTCACCTTAGTAATTATATTCTTAAACATATATAGTATATATAGATTACTTTTGAATTGGTATGGTCTTTATATCTTCATTATTCATACACGATACCTCAGTAGATTTGAATTGGTAACAATTATCAGCTTTATCTTTATACTCAACTTTGTTAATATTTTCGGGAGTTGGATATACATAGATAACTGTTGGTGGTGGAGTAGATAAATAAACGAATAATAAACCAATACTCAAACTAATAATAAAAACTGGGAATGAGATAATGGCCGATAATTTCATATATATATAGTGATATAATGTAGTTTATTTTTAATTTTTATTGGTTATTATTTTTGCATTATTCTGACTATTTAAAGGAATAAATAAATCAGAATAAATATAATCACTCTGTATCAACTCACTTGTATTGTCTAGTTCATTAGGATTAATATAACTATGTTTATATTTAACCGATTGAAGTCGCTCTATTAAAGGTTTAATATCGCGAACATAAATTTCTACCATATCTCTCAAATAAGTTTCGTTTTGTTTTGAATTATAATCAGTTTTAAGTTTCTTTAATTGATCTGTAAATTCATATAGTTTGATGGTGTCATCTTTGATCGCCTTTGTTTTGTCTTCATTATCAACTATTGATATATAATCCTTACGATAAATAACAAGTGATTGTGTGAAATCACTTAGTCTTTTTTTTTGTTTTTTAAAATCATTCAATATTGTATTTTCATCGGAATAATTGAACAGTAAATCGAGTTTAAGACGCATAATTGTTTGTTTAATTCCTTTAATTTCCTTCTCTATCTCTTGTTCAGTATTTCGTATGTTTGTATATTTTCCACGGTCAATATTAATATTCAATGCGCATGGAGTTTTACATCCACATATCGCTATTAGCGTATTATTATCTGTTTTAAATATGGTCTCGCCTTTATTGCCGCAATTTATGCATGTTTTTTTTATTTGCTTAACTCTTAACCTTTTGTCTTTATTAGTCAAATCTTTTGAATTCCGTATTTTATTTTTAGCTTTTTTTATTTTTTTTTCATATTTTTTTTTTAGCGTATAATAGTCTTTTATTGCTATAGCTACATTTTCATCCATATATATTAAATCTAATATTAAATCTTAGTATATATCTGGTTATTAGTCAAATAATGGAAGGTTGGTTAACATCTCATTGTTTTTTTTAATTGCCGATAATTGTTGTAATTTTGAAACTATATATTCTTGTTTTCGTCTGTTTTTTAATTCCACTTCTCCTTTGGTTAGTCTTCCCTTGTATCTATAATATAAGATACTAAATAACACCACTATAAATATGACAAACATTCCAATATTGTAAAAAAAATTAATGTATTTTTCTTTGAATTTATGGCTCTCCTTTAGAGAGCTACGTAAATAATATTTTATACCTGGTTCACATAAAACAGGGTTTGAACTCATTAAATATATATAGTATTATTTCAAAAAATATTGTCCCTATTATTTATAATGGCTACCGAAACTAATGGCATCGTTCCTATGGAAACCCAATTTGGATTTGTCTTTTTCATAATGGTTACTACATTATATTTTGTATTGAGTTATATACTATGTAAACCATCGCGAGGGTCTAAGGCACAGACTTTTGGCTTGATGTTGGCTGTTTGTTATTACATAATCGTTCTATTTGGACAATACCTTATTAACCTAATGACCACATATAGAATGTGTAATGAACATTATCAATATCTCACTGCTGCTTATATAACATTAGTTCCATGGGTTCTAATATTTGGAATATTAAATTTAATGTTGCTTATATTTCCAGGTTGGTTAACCCCATTTTCTAACACTTTTGGATATGGTATGACTGTTGCTCTGGGAATAAAAAAAGTAATTCGCAATGTTTTCAAAGAACAAGGAACAGTTCAGGGTCAGAGCGACAAGGCAACCGAGGCTCTTAACTATATCTACGGTAATCAATCATTATTGGTTAATGAAATAACAATGCAAAACTTTGATGTATTTCTTGATTCTATGAAAACGTTATTGAAAGTTGCCGCAGACTCAAAAGAGGTAGTAATTCTTAAAAACCTTATATTTTTGAAAGAATCGGTAGCTCAATATATGTGGTTTCTTCTTACTGGTTCGCTAGTAATTGCGGTTGCTACAAATTCAATCATCAATTCAAGTTGTAATTATTCTGAAGAATCTCTTAAAGAACTACGTACATTATGAACTCTTTCGGGTAATATTAAAAAAGAAGTTGATTAATGTAACAATTTAGGTAAAGCAAGATAATATAAAACCGATAAATATGAAATTATAGCTAATATTATAGCAAGCAACCACGCAGGAATAACGGTTTTGTTTCTAAATCCAAGACCAAATTCTCTTAGTGTTCCATCACGTTTAAAAACAAATGCCGGTTTAAACATTAAAACAGAAACATATAAAATTATGAAAATTACTATAGAAAATGATGTAATATTACGTCGTATTAAACTACGATACATATAATATATTATATCATTATATTTTGCTTTAATCACCCAACCAAATATTAGATAATGTTGTGCGTTTTATATATGTATTATTAATAAATCATATTTCAAAAATTATGACTGCGTATTACTAGAAGCAACCAATTATATGAAATGTTAAATATCCATAGGTTTACATATCTCCGTCTCTATCTCCATGATCATCATCGTCTGCTAGGTTGTTCATACTATATTCCTCGACATCTATATTTTCGGCTTCCTGCTCTGCATATTTGGCATCTAATTCAAATATGTCTCTGTTCATATCATTTACTACGTCGTTTCTTCCCAATTGAATGTCCGAAATTATCTGTTTCTCCATATCCTGACGCTCCTTGTCATATGTGTCTTTTTGGTATATTCTTACACCTTTTTGGAGACCAACGCTCCATCGTTCTAGTTTGTGATTTTTAAAATGGTTTTCAATCTCTCTTTGTTCGTCTGTCATTTTGCGAAGATATGATGTTATAGATTCCTTCTCTTTCTCTTTTGATCTATTCACGCGTTCCATAACTAGTTCGTATGTGTAATTTAGTTCGTTTTTATGAACACATATTATCTTAGCATACTCGTTCATAAGAGAGGCAATTTTTTCATTTACCGAATTTTCATTACCGCGTATGATTTCTATCTCAATATCCAAATCTTGTTCGTCTCCTTCTATTATATCCATTTCAGGTATCTTGTCTTTTTCCCGAGTTACTAGAGCTAACTCTTTTTTAATATCTCCTCGTGAGATAATCTCTACATGTTCGGTTAAAATCGTGTAGAAGTAAAATTTAAACAATTTCATTGCAATATCCTTGTCAAATACCGAATAGAAAGTGTCCTTTCCATTTTCAACCGGAGCACTGTACAATGTATTTTCAGAAAGCTGATATATATCATCAACATAATTATATACGTTATCTAAAATAACTTCAATACTTTTATCGTTATAAAACTGATTTGTATCACCATAATATTTGCTTATTATATTTTGAAAGTCCTTTTTATGAACCGCGGATAATTTCCAGTGAGTAGGAGGCATTATGTTTTGAACACCAACGCGATTTTTAATCATATTTGGAAACAATTTACATATTGATTTAATAGTAAGTTTCATATAATTCATCATTTTATAAATTACATTTTCGTAATCTTCGCTTTTATCACCAATATTAAACTCATTAATTGTTCTCAAGCAATCAACTATTTTATTTCCTGGTTTACCATTTGATGTAATAAAATCAATAATATTTTCCTCCATTAAATTATTTGTTGTATATAGGTAGTTTTTCATTTTTTCCATTTCAGGAGTGTCATCCATTAGAACGCCTGGTTCGTAATTTTCTGTCAAGGCCAACAAATTAACAATAAACGGGCCGGGTAATATAGTGTCTCCTCGTTCATTAGCCGACTCTAAAATAGCACGAATTGTGCTAATGTTGTCAAAATTGGGCCGACCGAACTCTAGACCTACAATATTTTGTCTATTAATAATATTTACAAGTTGGGACAGATTTTTATTTGAATAATTTACTCCTTCGCTTTTAAGTTTCGCTATTTTATCGTCGATGCTTTCTGAATTAACGAAGTTGTTTGGTTTTTCTCCGCAAATTGCTCTTATTTCTTCACCGATTGGTATGTTGCTACCAAATTTACAATGATATATGAACGCCTTATATATAGTTGGTGTTGTATAGTCTGTTGTAATTTCAGGGTATTTAAGCTTTGTATCTGTGGGGAAAATTAACGTGTTTGCCTGTTTAAGGGAATGCATGTCGTCTAATCTATCTTGGAGTTCAACGACGTAATTGTTCAGATTTGCTATTTCGGGCGCGAGCTTAATAAAATAATCAATAGTGATGTTGTTATCACTATCGCAACATGCGTTCTCTAAAAAAGGTTCAGAGTGACTGTTTGATAATATTGCGGTTTTCGCATATACAACACTATGTATGTGTTCTTGAATTTTGAGAGCGGAATATATTATTTTTGAACGAATAATATTAATTTGCGCGTGCTGTTCCTTGTTTCCGCTCTTGTAATTTTTTGAAAGCTCGTCGTTGAATGCTTTGGATGTGTGTTGGAATGTCGGTGTTTTAACGCTCTCCAATGGTGGAAGAAACGTCGTCCATTTTTTAACGCTAATGGAATACGGTATCTCTTCGTCAGGATTTAATTTCATATATTCTATTTTTTGCCGCATCATTTTTTTAGATTCTGGTATAATCAACACATATTTGGTAAGCATATATTTTATTTTTTCAACAATGTTCTCCTCTTTAGTTTTTTTGATTGCCGACCACGGAGTCTGGTCTGATTTAATCTTGCGTGCGATACAAGCAATATACATTATAGCACCCGTATCCTCCTCTCCGCCCATAGGAAATCCCGTGAATGATTTTTTACATCCAGGAAAACGTTTTCTAGTTTTAATAGAAGGAATGCTGGTCTGTATTGATAAAATAAAGTAAGACAATGTTATCATGACTATTTGCGAGTCTAGAGCCTTCTCATATGTTACTGGTTTTTTCTTATTTTGTTGCATTACTTCATATTTCGCTCTGGACGGCATTACCTTTCCAATTGTAATGACACTATTACGTATTATAAAATCAGAATACAATGATAGATCTATACCTATATATTTTGCCATAGCATTCGCAACTCTGAAGACCTTCTCTGCTTCTTCGCTATTAAACGACATTGCGTTGTTTCCAGACTGCGACGAATAGTTAAAATCGGCTTCTAAAATGTCACGACTTTTAATCTTGAATCCTGCTTCAGTAAATCCTTCTTCAGTGTCAAACGAAATCGGTTTAATATTATAACCGCTATATTTGTCTACCACAAATGCTTCGTCGTCGCTCTTTTCACCTTGCTCCGCGGCTATTTCATCCATGACAATTAAATAATCATCCACACTGTTTAGATAGGCATCTGATAATTTCCTTATGAACGTAGGCAATAGCTTGATGTCTGTTGCAATACAATATAACCACCACTCATCTTCGGCATCGTTTGCTGGCCGAGTATACTTGTTTACAAATTTGGAAACATATAATTGCTTATCGTTTAGGTCACCAATTCCGAGAATTGTGTCTCTGAGTGTTTCGTGTGGAGATTTTTCGCGTATATTTTCCTCCAGCACTATACCTAATTCTAATTGTTTATCGTTGTTTTTTAAGCGCTTCGTCTCTTTTAATCGTCTAATATCTTTCATATTATCAATACATTTCTCATATTTAGTCTTAATAGTATTGATGATTACATCGCTACTTTTTTGTAAGCTCTCGTCAAATTCGGCGAGTATCTGTTTCATATTAACCTTGTCGATTGATAATTTACCATCAGCAATATTTTCGCAATTATCGGCAACTGATATACATTTCTCATTAAGATTGCAGAAAACCTTAGTGTCGTCTGTTGTTTGAGTGTCGTCTATTGAATCGTCAAGCTCCCATAGAGAGCCGGTTCGTCGGTAATATCTAACTCCACCGCCATCTAGATCATCCAAAATGGCGTAGTCGCCTTCATTAACCTCCCTCTTCTTAAAGTATATTGCCTTTGCCTCAATATTCGCTTTCTCTTGCGATAGACCATTTGTATCACGCAGTTTCTCCGCTATATATTCTATTTTGCCGGTAATATTATCGTTCTCCATTTCATTTAATTGTGATTGATACTCTTTAATCAATTCATAATAGGTCGGATCATATTTTTTATCATAATAGACGCCATCATTATTATCATTGTCGGCTTCTAATTCGTCAATCGCAATATATTTTTTAGCTATAACATATTTATTACAATCGCTGGTATTCTCCTTCTCTGGCTTTACTATATTTTTCATCTCTTCTATTTGCGACATTCCATTGGGAACAATGAGCGAAATAACGCTTAGACTAATGCCCGTATTATATAATTCGCAACCATCATAATCCTCTATCATTGAAAAAATCTCTCCGTCGCTAAGATTCGCATTGTTGGTAGGTATTCCATATGCTTCAGTTACTTCTTTGAAAATACTTTCATTGTGTCTCATAAGCAACTCTAATATTTTTGATTTATATGAAAGTGATTTTACTTTTAGTACCGAAAGAGCACGAACATTTGTATCATATTTCGTCTTTACCTCATTTATCTTATTTTTAATGAAACTGATGAATTCGTTATATTGCATGAATGTAATGTCTTTTTGATATACCATAAAAGGTTCCATATACTTGAGTATTTCATGGACAGAAAGATTATTGGATATATGTGATTTAATAAGATTAAATAGAACCCGCGTTTTTGGTATAATTTTTTCTAAGTATTCGCGATAACTGAGAGTTCCCTCTTCTGGTATATATTCACTATTGCTCTTTAGATATCTCTCATCATCGTGTTGTATTTCGCTGTTATTATTAATTATATCGGAATTCACATTAGTTCTACGCCGTAATAATCTCCCGTATGATAGAAAATTAGTATTTAAATTTGCCCTTGTAACAATATCGGTAGATGGAAGATTAATGCGCGAAAATCGGACTATCGGCTCTTGAAGAGTAAGAAGCGATGTAATATCTAGTCTGTCGTTTGGTATTATCGCAGAACGAATCAATTTGGTTGACTTTTTAGTTACTTGTTGTGTTAATATTGATTGTCCTAATGAATGTTCTTGTGTTAAAAATGACTGAACTGTTATATTTTGCTTTTTAAAAACAGTACTCTTATAACCATCCATATTATTAACCACACTTGTAATGGGAACGTTTACAGTTACCGAAGCCAATATATCATTTCTATTACGCGCATCATTGTATGGTTTGTAATATGGATCCAATTTACGCTGTAAATCTATATATTTATTATCACTTTGTGTTTGACTGTTATCTAAAAACTGGTTATATATATCGCTTTGTTCTTTTATTACTTCTTTAAAACTAAGAAGGGTAGTATCTGAAAATGCTTCATCTGTGTCTTTCAATGACTCGTCGGTAATATATATTTTTTTAGTATTTTTAACTACAGGTAATATCCAGTATAATTTCTGCTTCAGTTCCTCCATAATATCAACAAGCGGTTTGTGTTCAGCGCCTATTTTTTTAGGGGATGTTGCATTATTGTAATCATCAAAATTAGAGAATTCATTGCGGAGTTGTATAAAACGTTCTATCATCATATGGATACTATTCATTACGATGGGTGTTCGTTTAATATTCGGGATTGATGCGAGTAACTCGTCTAATAAATCGCCAGTTTGTTTATCGATTCCATAACGCTGTTCGGATTCGGGCAAATCAACCAATTCAGATATTTCATCTAGGTCATCGCCAAACTTAAGTTCATCTGCCGTCATTATTAATTTTGTTATTTTCTCCTTGAAATTATCCTCTTCTTCGTCGTCTTCGGGAGGCGACGACACTTCTTCTTCACCTTCCTTGCCAACAACCTCTTCGTCTTTAGTCTCATCCCGCGCAATAACATTATCGTCTGTGGTTTCCTCCTCACTAGACAAATTCGTCGGTGGTGTATTGCGTATTGTTATTGATTTAATTGGAGGATCAAGTGGAATACCCTTATACTCAAAGTCAATATAGAATGTATCACCATCCACACTTTTTACTTCTATCTGATCCTTCTCTAAATTAGTTATTTGTCCCGTAACTAATAACGGAATGTCTCCCTCAAAATATATGTCTATCCAAGTATCGGTTACAAGATCATTTTGTATAGCATAACTACCACTCACTGATCTACTTATTATTGTTATATTTTCAATCGATTCATTACTAAAACCGCCCTCGTCGTCAATATATAAAATAATTTCTTCGTCTCCAACTAATTTTATTTGAGTTGTATCTGTGTAAATCACTAAAAATCGTTTATCGTGTAATGCTTTATCATCTGGTGCCTCTATATCTATAATATCTCCAAGTTTAATATATACCTTGTTCTCGGATGATGTTTCACTCATTATCTTATACATATAACAGATATTTATATGATAGTAAAAAAAATTGAATATCAATATATACAATAGGTTACCTGTATAACAATGACGATGTTCAAATACAACTACAAAACGATTGCCGATATGGATGTTTCCGCGCTATATGCAGGCGATGAGACGCCGAAGAATGCTCTTAACCTAACAATTAAAAATACAAGCTACAATGATTCGTGCTATGGAGTCATTAAATACGACAAGAAAAAACTAACTGACGAAAATACAGGAACGTCTGGATTGTTTCGCTCGGTCGTTTACAAAAACAAAAAAATTATCGCGATTGCTCCTCCGAAATCTGCTTCATATGATACATTTATGTCACAGCATCAGCTAAGCGAATGTGAGGTGGAGGAGTATGTAGAAGGGACGATGATCAATATGTTCTATGACTATGACTGCGAAGAATGGGAAATTTCTACAAGGTCAACTGTTGGAGGCAAAACTAACTATACAATTAGCCGGTTTTCGTCACTAACGTTCCGTGATATGTTTCTAGAGGCATGTAACAACGCCGGCTTTGAGTTTGAGATTCTAGACAAGACACTCTGTTACTCGTTTGTTCTTCAACATCCAAAGAATAGAATCGTGGTCCCTTTTAAAGAAACTAAACTTTATCTGTGTGCGTGTTATCGTATGAACAAAGATTACATCGTTGATATCATTGATATAGAGACAATTAAAGAGTCACTTAAGTCCACCAAAATTCAATACCCTAAAATATATGAGAATATCAATCATGTGTATAATTTGACTGAACTAATGGTGGATAGCTTTGGTGATTATACTGTTGTTGGATTTATGATTCACCATCGCGAGAGCGGGACGCGGTGTAAGATTCGCAATGAGGGCACATACGAATATGTGCGCATGCTTCGCGGAAACCAACCAAAGGAACAATATAGGTATTTGGAACTATGCCACAATGGGCGTCTAGAGGAATATGTTAAATTTTATCCAGAAGATAAGGAGGTTTTCAATAAATATAGGGACGAGGTTAATTATTACATTACTAGCCTATATCAAAACTATGTAAACTGCTTTATTAATAAAATGGATGTTTTGAAGAACTACCCATACCAGTATAAAACGCATATGTATCATCTACATCAGACTTATCTAAACGAGATTAAGCCTGGAAATATGCAATATAATAACGTAGTTCAATACGTTAATAAATTGCCGCCCGCAAAACTAATGTTTGTCCTTAACTACCATCTAAGAACCGTTCCACAGAACTAATTAAATCGCCATTTGTCTAATTTCGTAATAAATATATAAACCATAGAAATTCTTAGCAACAATATCTAGTAAATTATAACTTATATTTTTTACATTAGGCGACATTATTGCGGCCACACCATATAATGACCACACCGACACTAAAAATAAAAATAATTGTCGTCCTTTATTCGTAACACTGGCATAATTATTAAAAATAAGCTCAAATGATTTATAGAAAAAACCAAATCCAATAGGAATCGCGATATATTTAGAGATTGTGTTAATTTCGCCCAAATAACCAAATAAAAGCATTAAGAAATTAAATCCGAATATTTTCAATATAAGATCTTTATTTTCTGTTATAAAACCCATAGTGTTTAGCGGCTTATTTTCTAATTCGTTATTCTCCTTGCGTTCTTGATATTTCATAAACATTATTGTGGACAATAACATTGTAGGGGTAGTAATCATCCAGTCTATATATCTCCGCGATGCCATCTTTTTAATATTCAAGACAGAAAACGCAATCCAAACATAAAATAGCAGCTCAATAAATTGAACTATCGTTTCAAGGACTAATATGTCAGATAGTATAGCATCTTTTTCATCTAATTTAATAAAAAGTCCCGGCAATGGTATTAGACCGGTAATTATTTGTAAAATTAACGAAAACCATATAGTGTTTTTTACAGTTTTTATAGTGACCATTTAAAATACATTTAGAAAATTATTTATCTGCGTTAAAATATATTATATATGACTAATATATAAATATGCCTACGACACAGAAAGGAGGTAAAGCAATGAAGGGTGGTAATATCTTTGGTGGGTATGGTGGTATGCCACAGGGTATGGGTATGATGGGTCAGCAACCGGGTATGATGGTTCCGCATGGTATGATGGTTCCGCATCCGGGTATGGGTGGTATGGGTGGTATGGGTGGTATGATGGGTCAGCAACAGGGTATGGGTATTGGTATGGGTGGTATGATGGGTCAGCAACATGGTATGGGTATGGGTGGTATGGTTCCGCAACAGGGTATGGGTATGATGGGTCAGCAACCGGGTATGGGTATGGGTATGATGGGTCAGCAACCGGGTATGGTTCCGCAGTATGGTGGTAAAAAAAAGAGGGCGAAGACCCGTCGCGCCGGTAAAAGACGCAAGGGAACCAAAAGAAAAAGAAAGACTAAGTATTCGCGCAAGTAAATAATAATTAAATAATAATGTTTTTATTTATTATTCTGTTTTGAATTCGTCGCCGATTGTGTTATATATCATCTTCGCGCTCTCCGCAACGCCTACCAGTAGAGTTACTATGTCTATTTTTTCCTTCTTGCTTACAAATGCAATTCTGATAATACTTTTATTGATATGTGGATGAGGTTTACTAAAACCACAATAGGTAAGATAATTATTAGGGGTATCTTTATCAATCGCAGATTTATCAACCAGATAATACTTAGTATATAATATATACTCCAATACCTTCCCCAATGTATGGTCTTCGTTTTCAAGGTTGATATCAAAACAGTGCTGAATAGTTGAAGCCGATTCTTGAATCATACTTTCATTTGATTCGATATCGTCCGCAAATTTCTTAATTTTTGCGACCATAATATCAGCGGCTTTGTGAACAATTGAATAGTTGTTAAATGGACCTACAGTTTCGATGGTAAACTCATACGAATCAGGCATTGTTATTCGTTTCGCATCTAGCAAGTCCCAATCCTTTTTCATAGAGGCAATGCTATCTTTTGTTTCTCCGGTTGCTTTTAATTCCTTAAGTTTATTTGTCCAGACCTCGTTAATCTTAATTTGGTCTACAGACGCACCATAGCTACAGGTGGATGCGACATTAAATGCACTATCCTCTTTAGCCTTACCAATATCTAATTGTGCCGAGAATTTAATATGTTCTCCCGGAATTACGTCTGAAATTTTAGGACGTAGTCTTACTAGTTCTATGTAATCATTTGTAATTGGATCAGGTGGAAATATTTTTTTAACCTGTCCATCGGTTAGGTATTTTTCGTTTTGAACATTTTTAATTTTGAAATTTTCGGTTGTGAGGTAGATAATAGAATCAGTATCGTTATGTAAATCAGCCTCAACAACATAATCCTTATGTGGAAAATTAACATCTATGATATGAATTGGAACACAGCTTAGGCGTTGTTTAATCAACTCATTATTCATTCTTGTTGTATTTAGCTGAAAATCAACTAGATTTGCTTCATACGGACTAGTACGAAATACGATAGTAGGAATTTCCGAAAGAATAATTCTTCTTAACCCATTAGCAATACTAACATTAACACCAGAGAGTGTGAATTTCAAATAGTTATCGTCGGTTATAAAATTACTAATTTTAGGGTCCATGATTTACTATATTATATAGACAAATAATTAAATCAATTTTTTAATTAGTTTAATTCAAAAATCGTAAAATAATTTACATATATAATGAGTTCTATTCTTTACTATAGTAATTATTGTAATAATTGTAAACCATTATTACAAAAGTTATCGCAAACTTCAATTAAGGACGATATCCATTTCATATGTATCGATAAACGTGTTAAAAAACCTAACGGAATTACCAACATTGTATTAGAAAACGGTCAAGAGATTCGGTTACCACATACGATAACGAAAGTCCCTGCACTTATGCTTCTAAATCGCGGAAATAAAGTGCTTTTTGGTGAAGAAATAACGAATCATATACAGCCACAAGAAATAGAGCGAAACAATGTATCTACCAACAACAACGGAGAGCCATCGGCGTTTTCGCTTATGGACGCAACTACATCGGGATTTGGTGTAGCATCGGATAATTACAGTTTTTTAGACCAGGATCCCGACGAATTGTCCGCGCAAGGTGGTGGTGGAATGAGACAGCAACATCATTACGCCGATTTGGGGTCATCTTATGTGATTGAGACGCCACCTGATACATATGCTCCAAATACAGTAGGCGAGGTCTCAATGGAGAAGCTACAGAGCGAGAGAGCAAATGATATTAAGGGTTAACTATAAGAATACAACAATGGTTAAAACACATCATCAATAGTTTAAGGATAAAAATCAGTAATATATAACTAAATGAAGTCTAATTACATTTGTATGGTGGGAGCCATACCTATAGGTGTGTGTGGATGTATATACAAATCATATATAATGATTATATGTTCATTAATGGGTGTATTATTCCATAGGCATCCAGATAATAAGCTTCTAAAATACATCGACTTATCTTTAAATACATATATATCATTTAAAGCATCAACTTATGGAAATAATATTATGTTGTTGGTTATATTTTCCGCGACAGGTTATATATTGATTGGTTTTGTATATGATGTTAGAAATCATACGAGATACATAGCTTGTAATATAGCACACGTATTCTTTATACAGATGGTATGTATATATGGATATTATCTACTATATAAACACGGGCCGTGTATAGAATTTTATTTTGTATGCGAAGACAAAATGATTAATAATTAAGTATAATAGTTTAAAAAAAAAATAGTAGATATTTCATATGGATAAGTCTCAAATTCTGAAAGGATTCAATGACCATTTTGTTGAGTTCGTTGAAGACGTTGAGCGGGTTTTTCCCGACGATAACGATATTTCAACAGTTAAAGAATCATTCATTCAGATGCGAAAGGCAAATCCTAGATTGGTTATAAAGGCTTTTAATGAATATTTTTTAAATAAATATAGAAGCAAGATTGAATCTGGAAATATTGACTTCTTTATTAAGAAAGATTATAATACTGATTTGTCTGTTGTAGGAGATTCAGATTATATATTAAAAAAAATAGATGTTCTTCGTAATCCGGTTAAAAATATGAAAGAAGAAGACCAAAATAAGGTAATAAAATATATCCAAAATCTTTCAAAATTGTGCGATATATACAATCAATAATATATACAATATTTATAGTTTGATTTAAAAATAAATCTTGAATCAAACTATATTATGACGGACGAAAACGATAAATCCGAAGATAATACATTTACACAGGATAGCAGTGATACAAATGAACGGATCAAGGCAATGATGGAAAGCTTTCAAAGCGACGATATATCAATGAGCGACATTAAATCTGTTTTGGGTGAATTGGGTGGTTCAGATATTTCTCTTGGAGATCTGGGTTCTATGTTTGAAAACTTTCAGTCCGGTTCTGGTGATGATATACAATCAATGATGGATAATCTTCAGAATATGACGGATAAAATGGGCGATATGAATGGTTTTATGAATAATTTCCAAGACAAAACCGATATTTCTGGTTCAAAACAAAATGAAAATCCAATTGATAATTTAAGAAAAATTATCTTTGATTTTACGAATGACTTACTTACCAGTTTCCCCGAGTTAAGAGAGACATTAGACTCCAATCTTCTTGCTGTAATAGAGAATGATGAAACACCGGAAACCGAATTGTTAGCAGTTAGAGATTATTGTTTAAAAATATATCCTGAAAAGTTTTTTGAGATTTTATACCAAAACGAAAAATTGTTTGAAGGCGACGAGCCAATATACCTACTGCCTAATATTGATTTCGCGTATATATGGAAGGAGAATATTAGCGATTCAACGCGAAAAACGATCTGGAAATATTTACAGTTGTTATTATTTGCACTGGTCTCGGATATGTCAGATACCACGTCGTTTGGAGACACTGCTAAATTATTTGAAGCAATAGACAATGACGCGTTTAAAACCAAGCTTCAAGAGACGATTTTCAATATGGATAATGCTTTTGATAGTAGTGATAGTAGCGGTAATGCCTCTGGAAACGAGAATGAGTTGCCTGACCCGGAGAAGCTGCATGACCATATGAACAAGATGTTGAATGGAAAACTGGGTAATCTAGCACGTGAAATAGCAGAGGAAACCGCGTCAGATATTAATATTGATATGGAAGATGAGTCATCGGTGAATGATGTATTTCAAAAGTTATTCAAAAATCCAACAAAATTGATGGACTTGGTTACCAAAGTAGGTAGTAAACTGGACACTAAAATAAAATCGGGAGATTTAAAGGAAAGCGAACTTTTAGCCGAGGCGGCCGAAATGATGCAACACATGAAGGATATGCCTGGTATGGAAAATATTCAAAATCTATTTAATAAAGCAGGTTCTGATAAGATGAATGTTAATGCTATGCAGTCACATATGAAGCGAAATATTCATCTTGCAAAGCAAAAAGAGCGTATGCGAAGCAAAATATCAAAACCGCCACCACCACCGTCTGAAATTAATGCCGACGACGTTGATATAGCGAATCAAGCCGCAATTGATTTATTGCTCTCCGAAGGAGTTAAATTTGAAGACATGGAGCATGTTATATTTAGTACGGGAGATAAATATGAAAAATCCACCCCAAACTCTAATCCAGATAACGAACCAAAGAAAAAGAAGAAGAAGAAGAAGAAGAAACACAACAAATAAAAACCTTAAATATATATAATGACTACTCCATTTTGGTTAAACGCGCCAACAATATTATTACATCGCGACAACGTTTTTAACATTTGGCCGAGTAAAAATATGGACAAGAATGAAAAACTTAATTCAATTACGCGTATGATAATTGCCCTAACGTTGCTGGGTTTTTTTATAACAAAACAGTTCAAAATAATTTTAACAGGAATTATTACTTTAGCGGTTATTATATTAATTCAAAAAATCCAGAAAAATAAAAAGGTTAGTATTGATGCTAAGGAAGCTTTCACAAGCGCAAACTATTACCAGCTTATTAAAGATGATTACAGCAAACCAACTCCTGTTAATCCTGTTATGAATGTTCTGTTAACAGATATCGCAGATAATCCTAATAGAAAGGCCGCTGCACCGTCATATAATCCGATTGTCGCAGAAGACATTAATAATGCTACCAAAGAGTTCGTAACAAGTAAATTTAATGATCCAAATATTGACGAAAAACTATTCAAAGATTTAGGGGATAATTTCGCATTTGATCAATCAATGAGAACCTGGTATGCAACACCAAATACCGAAGTTCCGAATGACCAAAAGAAATTCGCAGAGTTTTGTTATGGTGATATGAAATCAAATAAGGAGCAATAATAACATTCTTATTTAAAATTTTAAATTTTATATAAAAAATATATATATTAATTATATAAATGGCATCTGTTTATGATTATAATTTCAATCAGGGAACCAGAATTGGAAATGATATGTGTGACCACAGTCAACAGACTATACAGAATTCAATGGCGTCAACTTACATGCTGAACAACTACCAAACCCAGTGTCCAAACGAGACCGCCGTTGATTTCGCTACAAACCATTTAGATATGAACTTCACGGGAAGCCACCAGGTTGGTATCGGTGGGTGTAATATTGATAAGAACACTAGTTTATTACACACATCGCTATCAAAACCTAGCTGTAAGATTAGTCTAATGCAGCGTCCTTTCTCAACCGTCCCCTATTTAGGTAGAGGAAAGGCTAATCCGGAAATGGAATCGCAAATCCAGCAGGGTGAGTTAGCTAATAACCGTAAGAGCATTACTCAGTCATCTGAGCTATCATACATGAATTATCACAATACCCCGATGATTCCGTCGTTACATTCGACCATCAATAATCCGGCAAATTTAGTAGAGGGTGTTGCGGAGAAGGGATGGATTCGCGGAGGTGTTCCATCGCGCGAACTGGCTCGCGATAAGGAATATTCAAAATAATAAATATTCACATATAATTAGTTTAAAAAATATCTCATATAATTAGTTTAAAAAATATCTCATTATAACTAATTATGTATAATACCGATTTTGTTTGCACCTACAAACAGCACGAGGAAGAAGAGCAGGACGATATGTATAGAATACAATTGCTTCAGGTCTATAATTTAGATACGTGGAATGATACCGTGATTAATAATACAACCGCATCAATATTTAATAAGTATATTGATAATTTGGATATGAAGGAGATACTTAATAAAGCTAGCGATTCTGATAAATTAAGCAATATTAAACTCTATATAGCAGATGACGATTTAACAATATTCACAGGATTATTTCAATATGAATTATTCAATCTAATCCATCTCTGTATATGCGATTTAGAAAAATCATCCGCAATTTCGACATTAAATAAATCAAACATTTTAAATAATCTATAATGATACATATATATGGCTTCAACACGTAGTAAAAATACACCTGGTAATTATAAATTAGAACAATCTATTAATAAATTATCTAGCAAGTATGATTTCTATAAATATTCGCAGCATGGACCGGCATATCAACCGACAATTCCTGGTATTGGTTTTTTCCCTAGCGCAATGTCGCGCGAGGCTCTTTCTAGTAACCCAATAGAGATTGAATCCGCGCTGTTTGGAATTAATTCAACAAATCTCGTATACCCAAAACCAGATACAATCGCCCATCTTAAAACGATTCCCAGAAAGGACTTCTTTAATCGCACTTCAATGATAATGCCAGATAAATTAGTTGTTGAAAATAATCAACGACCATTACGTTCTTAATTTTTAAACGTTATAATAATAATATTTTAATATTATAATGAGTAATAGCGCACGTAAGGGGAAGTTGCCTAAGGGCTTTGACAGATATAATCTAAGTAAATGTGAAATAAGTAAAGACTATATGGATGGATTTGATAAGGACTATAATTGTAAACCAGTTAAGAAGTCATCCGCAGCAAAGGTCTAGGTCAAAGTCAAAGTCAAAGTCAAGAAATAAAACATTTAAATTTACAAAAAAGACTATTGTGCGTGGGACGAATAATTCTGTAACGCGTTAAAAATCAATAGAGAATCTCACAGACAAATATAGTCTTGATAATAAGTTAGGTCGTATGCTTGCGACACAGAAATTAATAACAAATACTTCCCCAAAATCAGTAAATCAAAGTAGATATGTTCCAAATAACCCCTAAAGCGAGTCGTTGATTACTTTCTCAATGCGCGGAAAGAATTGCATTTCATTTAAAAGTTTATTTTTCATTTTTCGTATGTAAGGTAAGCGTTGCTGATATAAATTACTAGCGATTGCGTTTGAAATAATGTCATATGCTTTGTCAAAATCGTCAAGGTCAATCTCAACAAACGATAAAGGATCTACATATTTACTAACATCGGGCGCACCACAGTAGAAAACTAAACTCTCGCACAATATCGGTTCCCATAATTTTTCGGTTATAAAACCCGATTCAAAATTATTCTCACACATGAAATAATATTTGTATTGGATAATTCCTTTAGATTTGTTTATAAATGGTGAAACCGAACCTTTATAGTTACGAAAATTATGCTTATTGTCCGCATTAAATATGTCAACATCAAACGTTGTGTTTGATTTTGATTCCATATATTTTAAGAAATCAATGCGTTTTATATGTCCCGGATCAAAATACTTACTGCTGCATATTGAAGATATAATATTTGTTTTAATAATTGGTTTCTTTAATTGGGAATAAGATTGTTCTAACTGCCAGAAGACGTTGTTATACGTAGGTGTTTTTCTACCAATAATTGCGAGATATTCGTTTGGGTCTGGGTTTGCCCAATCGCCCCAGGTATTTACACCCCAATCCTTATTTTCACACCAAGGTTCCATTTGAAATATGATGGTTCTCTTTTTATCAAATTGCTTTACACGCTCTTCCATATCAGAATTAGGTTTATTAATAATAACTAAATAATCACATTCGCGTGATTCGGGTGATACTAATTCTATATTGTTCCACACACAATATTGCTTGCCAAGATTACCAAATTCTATACATGCTTGTTCTGAGTTACAATAGTTTGTAATTATTCCAACTTTAACGTTGTCGGTTACTGTATACAATTTACTAGGATAGAGAGAATGAAAATGGTTAATATTTGATTGGTGTAGTGATACTATTTTCCTTCCATCTAATGATTTGTAATATAATTTAGAGTCAAATTCTTTATAGCTGGTCGCAGAATCACACAAGAAATATTCCGCCTTCATTTTGTGTGCTATGTCTAATTTCTCGCTTACTATTAATTTTCGCGATAATATATGCTTTGCGTTTGTCCACCAGAAATTTCCAGAAAAATGATTTCCTAACCAATTAACGCCTACACAATCAACAGTTTCCAGCTCGGAAATACAGAGTTTGTATCTCTCTACGTTAAAATATAGCATTAACTTTATCCAATCATTAACACATTCATTATTAGCAGTGTTCAAGCCCTTGGTATGTAAGTATAATATTTTAGTACTGTTATTTATTTTACAATACTCGTGAATTAAATTCAGCGTTATAGCCTCATATTCATTTGTATCGGGTGATAAATTATAAATGTAAATTTTATCCTTATCCATAAAATTATGTTTTTTTGAATCTAATATCAATCCAATGTTACAGATATACAACGCATCTAATTCATTGTATAGACCGTTTCTAACGATGCTTTCTATTATATTTTGTAGTCTTGATAATCCGCATTCTGCTACATAGCACGAGTGTATAAAACATACAATTTTCTCAGGACACGTTATAATAGGGTCAATTCTCAATGTTTCTGACGTATTCTGTATATCAGTATCAATACCCCTTCCTCCTTCGTTCCATTCTGTAAATGCGATTTGCGGACGAATTTCTTTTTTAACTAGACCAGAGACCGTTTTAACCGCAAGGTAATCAATACCGTGCTTTATTCCAGTCACACTCATACTTTGCAATATTTTTTTAGCACCCGTTTTATTTATACTGTAACAAAAAAACCCACCAATATATTTATCTAATGCCAAATTGTATAATTGAATGGGATCATCATTATCATATAGCTTTTTAACCTCCTTTCTAACATTATCAAACATACTATATCCTAACATTACCATATCTGTATTTTCCAACTCATTTGTATTTTTATACAGCTCGGTGTACCAATTTGGTTTGAGTTTAATATCGTCCTCCATAATAACATAGTAATTATTTGCGGTGTCCTCCATCAACTCCTGCCACAATTCAATATGGCTAATCGCGCAACCAATTGCTCCCGGATTGTTATTAAAATCATTTCCTATAAATGAAATCAATCGCGGATCATTACTTTGTATTGTTCTACCATCGACAGCATCTTTAAAATCATATTCAATTTGCTGGAGAAGACCTCTCATATATTCTCTACGGTCACAGCGGCGCTTTAGACTAATAACCTTAATAGGTAAAGGAGGCTCTGTAAAATCCTCGGAATTCAAATAATTATCGTTGAACGAGGTTGATTTTATATTATTTTCTATTCCTTGTGGAATATTATTTAATTCATATGAATTTTGCTCGTCTATTCCACCTCGTTTGCCGGCCAACTTTCCTATATGAATACACGATATTTTGTCAAAGTAAGCCGTTTTATACCCGAGATTAATATATTTGTTAGCGTAATCTAATTCAAAAAAGGTGTTTGTCGTATTGAAATCTCCTAGATTTTTTAACACGTCAACACAAGTAATACCTGGGCGAAAACTGTAGTGAGGCCAGTATCCGCACGGGGAATCGGCGGCATCGTGTTTGTGTAGTAAGAGACCCTCTTCTAAGCGTGTTCCGCAATTCCAAACTATATCTGTAATTATTTCTGTATATCCCTTATTAAACAGCACCTGTTTAACGCCTATATCAGAATACTTACGCAGATATTCTACCCCCCGAGATATATAGTTGTCTGATCTAATAAATTCCCAGTCATCCTCCATATGTATCCAATATTTCGCTCCACTTTCTATAACAATATCTCTAATCAGGTTCATACTATCACGATGTCCACGTTTTTTTTCGTCTTTAACAATAAATTCAATCCACGGAAATTCGTCCGTAAGACCATCTAGTTCGTTTTTTTCAGTTCCGTCATCAATACAAATTATCTTATCAACCATACAGAAATCACACCAATTGCGAGTCATAGACTTAATAGTTCTTCTTAGCAAATTAGTTCGCTTACACGCAGTAATTGTGAGAATTATATTGGCTGAGGTTTGCTGTGATGGTCCGTATTCTCCTTGATAATCAAATATTTTATTATATTTTTTAATATAGAGGTCTAATATTGTGTTATCGGGCAAAGAACCCATATATTTATAGGAATATTTTTGAATAAAATCTATGGTTCTATCGAAATATGTTTGTATATTATTGTCGTCTGGGATAAAGTATTGTCCATTATAAATAGTATCCTTTACTATCTGTTCTGGTAAATAATCAAAATTATCGTATAGCTTTAATTGAGCGCGGCGACCTTGTTCTATGTTATTAGATTTGAAAGCTAAAATAATAATTAATACATACATTTTGTAGTCGTGAATTGAATCGTTAATGAATAGGGAGCATCCGTCTCTAGGGTTAATTACATCGTCAAGATCGATTCCGCTAATTAATATGCTGACCAGATTATCCTGTCCGCTTTTTAATAATTGCTGAATTGCCAAATAGAGACCTTCCCACCGCCTATTATCATATTTTAGTGATAATAGACAATAACTTATTGAATTTATTGTATTATGTTGGTTTCCTTCTAATACACCCACCATATAACAGGCGTAAAATTTTTCTTGATTCCAACAGTCAATCTCAAGAGTTTTTTTATACCATTCAATTGCTTTGTCAAATATTTTAGCATCCTTATAACTTTGTGCACAATAAAAAGCATATCTATTTTTTAACCACAATTCGGTTGTAGTATTAAACGAATCTTCTAATAATACGGCATCTTCGTGATACTTATTTACATTCATACTTCTACTGCCACTTTTACCAGATATAAAGTGGTAATTGCCGGTTATTGTCTCTGCATCGGTCATTTCATCCTGACCAATGATTACTTCGTGTAACACGCCAAAATACTTCCATTTTTTACGATTATTAATAAGTGAGGTTCGTTTATAAGTGTAACCACCACCGAAGATAACCATATAACTGTCGTATTTAAATTCAGACGGTAATTTAAACGAACCATGTATTTCATCATCTGCGTCAAAAATAAAAAGATAATCGCTTTTATTATACGCTAATTCAAGCGACAAATTGCGATTGTGTGAAAAGTCTTTCCATTCATGTTTGTGTATTTCGCCTGGAATATTTAAGTCTTCAAAAAAACTCTCTATTATTTCAATAGTGTTATCAGACGAACCAGTATCACATATAACCCAATAGTCAATTTTTACATACTTTACTATATTTACTAGTGTTTTTCGTATTATATGCGATTCATTCTTAACAATCATATTCAAACATATTGTTGTCATATCAAATGTATCCTAATAATGTTTTTATTAATATTACAAATATATATATATATGTCGTTTACACGATTTCACGATGATAAATCAAGAATTGAAAAACAATTACAAGAAATGACTGGAGCTGGGCGATATATGATGAATGTTCCTGGACCAGGCGATAAACCTTGTTTTATGGACGACCCATATATGAGATTACAGCAATGGGGTGCTAATTTGAATACTAACTCTATTAATTTAGAAAGTGATTTAAGAGGTCTAACTCGTTCTGCAAATAAAGACTGTATTCGTATAAACGATTATAAATTAAGAGCCGTTAAAAGTTCTCGCATTAATTATCCTGTTTGTCAATCAATGACCGAACAACCTAGAGTAACACACCCTGCGTGGACCGCTAGAGATTTAGAACAAGTAAAATGGGATATTCTTCCACATGACCCACAAGAGCATACTGCTATTCCATTTCACAATAATTTAAATACACGAATCCTGGAGAAAGATAATCACAGAACCAATTATCCTACGTTAAAAGATAAAACTACATTGAAGGAAGGTATATGTGTTGGTGGAAAGAATAATCCGCTTATTAACTCGTCCGCTGTTAAGATTTGATAAATCTATTGAACAACATTTAACAAACTTTTAGTATTTATATAAATATTATATCATATTGTATATATATAAATGGCGATTGCGATACCATTAATAGCATTAGGTAGTTTATTTGTCATATCAAATTATAATAAAAATGATGAAATTGTAGAGGGGTTTCAAAATGTGGACGGTGAAATCCTATATCCAAATGATAATACCGATAAATACCATGATATTGCTTCGAGCGATAATAATTTATCAGTCAGTAGATTTCCTGTTGATAGAGGAGTCGTGAATAAAAACAACGTTAACGTATATACAAATCCAAATCAAATGACGGATAAATACTTTAAGCAAACTGGCGACAAAGTATATGAGCGTGTAACCGCTACAAATCCTCCAGGCAGTTCTGGAAGCGGTGTAATGAGACAGATGTCCCTCACGGGTGCTCCGCTAGACAAGAGCAATTTTGAACACAATAATATGGTTCCCTTTTTCGGAGGAAGAGTTAAAGGCGCCACGGTATCTGGGGACCAAGCCGAAAGTGCTCTAGATAATATGCAAGGTGGTGGATCACAACATAATCGTAAGGTAGAAGTAGCACCAATGTTTAAACCAACAAATAATATGCAACACTCTAATGGTGCTCCTAATACGAGCGATTTTATCCAATCGCGAATGAATTCCAGTCTTAAACAGGCAAATGTCAACCCATTTAAGTCCGAATCAGTAGCGCCTGGATTAGACAAAGGATATAATACGAGTGGTGGTGTTGGATTCAATAGCGGAATGGAGGCTCGCGATAAATGGATGCCAAAATCGGTTGACGAACTTCGCACAGCAAGCAATCCGAAAGTTACATTTGACCTCGCTGGTCACCAAGGTCCGGCAAATTCTATTATTAAAGAAGCGGGCAATATTAATTCGCATGGAAAGGTTGAACAGTATGCGCCCGATACATACTATGAGGTTGGTCAGGATAGATGGTTCACTACAACAGGTGTTCAAAAAGCACCAACAGCGCGCAGTAACGAGATTGTTCCTGATACGAACAGAAAGGACACGTCTGCCGAATATTATGGTCTAAAAGCAACACAAAATACAGCCAGTTATACAAAGGGAGTATATAAGAAACCGAGACGCGTTGAATTAAAACCGAACGACGTGACTAATATTTCGGCCGCAGGATATAATAAGGGGTCTGAGAACGACTACGGTGTAAAGGGCTACCGACCTCTGCCAAATAATCGCTCAACAACAACACATACCGAAAATGTTGGTGGTGTTCACGGCATCATGCGAGCGGTCGTTGCTCCAGTATTAGACGTATTACGTCCATCGCGAAAGGAAAATGTTATCGGAAATATTCGCCCGACAGGAAATGCGGGAAGTTCGGTAGCCAAAAATCCAGTATGGAATCCAGCCGACCGCACCAAAGTGACAAATCGCGAGATGACAGAGGGCGCGACTGATGGAAAGTATCTTAATATTGGACGCCAGTCATCTGATGGTTATAGTGTTAGTGACCACCAGCCAGTGAAGGTTCAGAGGGATACCACAAGCAGAGACTACTCCGGAATAGCAGGACCAAACTCGTATAATGGAGATAAAAATTACGAGGCAGCCTATAATCAGCGGAATAATGTTAATAAAACCTATGAGAACCGAGCAAACCAGGGAGGTACGCAAATATTCAATCAAAATGATAACGTAACTATTCAAAGAAAAGATGCGGATAGAAATAATAATAGAATGTGGGCTCCTAGCTCAGGTTCAACTACCATACCGTCGAAAGATACTTATGGAAAACAAATTGCTCCTGATTATAACAACAATAAACATAATGACGGACGGATTAATCCAGATTTATTAAATGCCTTCAAAGCAAACCCATATACACAGAGTCTAACCAGTTGGGCATAGAAAGTCTATATAAAATCAAGCTTTATAAATTTTGCAATATTAAATACAATATTAATATTAAATAAAATATTAATATTAAGAATATACTTTTAATACAATCAATATGAGTAACACAATAATATATAATGATATACATACGGATATAACGGATAAATTGTCTAATTTTATTTGCGAAAGTAAAATACCAAACATTATATTTCACGGGCCTAGTGGTGGTGGAAAAAGAACCATAGTTCATAAATTCATTAACGACATATATGAGAATGATAAGACAACTATTAAAAATAATGTTATGTATGTTTCTTGTGCGCACGGTAAAGGTATCAAATTTGTAAGAGACGAACTTAAATTATTTTCAAAAACACATATTAACTTTAAAAATAAAAACTTATTCAAAACTGTAATACTATCTAATGCGGATCAATTGACTATTGACGCGCAATCGGCACTGAGACGGTGTATTGAACTATTTAGCCATTCCACGCGGTTTTTTATAATTGTGGAGGACAAATATAAGTTATTAAGACCAATATTGTCTAGATTCTGTGAAATTTATATACCTCATCCCGAAATTAATAATATGAAAGTCAATCTTCATAAATATAATAGACAAATTAATAACAAATATAAATTTGAGAGAGATAAATGGCTTGATAAATATCTTAAAACTATGAAATTAAATAATTATTTAGAGTTAGTTAATACCTCAGAAAAATTATACAACAAGTCATATAGCGGACTAGATGTTATAAATTATTTTGAAACATCAGAATGTGATATGAAGCGTAAATATCAATTATTGTTGGCGTTTAATAAAGTAAAATCCGAAATAAATAATGAAAAATTATTAATATTCTTCATATTAAATTATATATATTTGGGTTCAAATGTTAATTTAGAAAATATGTCTTTTATGTAAATGGATGATTATTCGCTTAGTAGTTTGTCTGAATCTAAAAATGAGTGGTGTTCTAGACTCGTAAATACGATGACACCTGCAATTATTGATGGAATGAAATCAATATTCAACGAGTCACTTCAGTTATGTATTGAAAATGATGAGGAAGATAAATATCTTATGACATTTCAGACATTTTTAAGTAGAATCCCACAATGGAACGAGACAATTATTAAGACGGAAAGAGAGAGAATTGAAAAAACAACAAATTGTAGCTATTTAGAGGAACTCATAACATGCGTCCATGTAGTTCAATTAAAGGCATTGACATGTGTTCGTGTTGGTCAAAAACAAAAGAAGGTTGATATAGACATTCCTTCTAGTGACGTATTTGTACATAATGTATATATAAATTCGGCTCGCAAAGTGTATACAAATATATATTTGTTTGAGAAAGATATTCCACCACTAGACATACAAAAAAATAGTCGTGAACTTGAGCTTATTATTAAAGAAAGTATTCTTAACAGTATTCGCGATACGATGCCAATCGATAAAATTCTGCTGGCGTATATGGATGAAACGGAAGAGGAGGATGTAGTCGTAGAGGAAAAAATAATTCACGAGGAAATAAAGACCGAACCTAAACCAGCACCAGAGGTAGTAAAAGCGGCAGAGGTAGTAAAAGCGGCAGAGGTAGTAAAAGCGCCAGAGGTAGTAAAAGCGCCAGAGGTAGTAAAAGCGCCAGAGGTAAAAGCGACAGAGGTAGTAAAAGCGCCAGAGGTGGTAACCGCACCAGAGGTGGTAACCGCGCCAGTTGTAACCGCACCAGTGACTACTCTGGTTACTAGACCTGAAACGATTACTTCGTCATCCATTCCAAATGTCAAATCAAGCGAAAGTATAAGCTTTTCTGACACAGACAGTGCGTTAGATTCAACCGGCAATGAAACGATAGTCAGTGCACCAAAAGACATCCAACATTTAGAAGAATTGCGTCGTCGGCGCGAAGAGGAAGAGGAGGACGATGAAGATGAGGACAAATTAAAGATAGGCGCAAGTGTGGATTTAGAGATAAGCGATGTTAACGATCTAAGTAAAACATTAAAACTAGAATCGGCACCAATATTAGACGACATTGAAATATTAGAACCGTTTTAATTCGTAAAAAATTTATTTTAATTCGTAAAAAATTTATTTTAATTCGTAAAAAATTTATTTTAATTCGTAAAAAATTAAAATCAATAATAAGCAATTAAATAAATGGAACAATATATATTTTATGCGTTATTCATATCTGCTTCCTACATCTTAATAAAATTTATAGAAATGAAGGTTATTTTAAAAGAATTTAAGCCATTGAAAGAGGTAATGAGAGACACAGTTATTGTATTTATTAGCGTGATAATAGGAATGTTTTTATATTCACAGGTAACAAATAATATTACTGTTAAGGGTTCTCCTACTGCGTTTGTAGGAGAAGCAGAGTTTTAAATATGATGATTTCTAATGTGTATTATTATATTTATAAATCAATTATATTTGAGATACCAATGTATCAATATTAATAATTTTATTTTTCTTGATTTTTTTCTTTGAAACAATATATTTATTAAAATGAGGATTTTTAATAACATCTGATGGAATATGTTTATTTACCGTTCTAGCAATCATCTTATATAATTTAAAGTCTGGATATCTCTCTTCGCCATTTGTTTTATATAAAATGTTTCGTTTTTTGTCATCATAACACCAATCAATAATTATATTAATAATTTTTGACTTAATTTCGGTAACATTTTCCAATTCGTCAACAAAATAATCAAATAGTGAACATCCTAATCTACATAAGTCAAAGCTGTTGTTTGGCTCAAGTCGTGGTTTCTTGTCATTTAAATAAGGTTCAAAGTTATATTGTGTTGCGGCATCTCCGTCTGGGTGATAGCTGTCGCTACAAATAGTGTTCCCGCGAAATCTATATATGGCTCTTCCAAAATCAATTAACTTGAAAATTTTACCGAATGTCGGGACCTTATAATGTTGGTCACCATACTTGTAAAATAAATATTGTTTATCAGTTTCCACATACATGATATTATTTGTATGGAGATCATTGTGTGTAAATGAAAAAACCTTCTGATAAGTAATAAGCATCATTAATATTTGAACTATTATTGCACTTAGTTCCTCGTCTGTCAACTCATCGCTTGATATTAGCCTGTCAAATGTGTCCTTACATCTCTCTAATGCGATCAGTTGAATTGGAAATTCGTATATATTAACATTAACTACTTCGTCTGATTGCGCAGAGTCTACACTGTCGTCTTCGCCGCTACTAGAGGAGTCGTCGCATTCATCTTGACTATTCATATCCGAATTAGACGACCTAGAAGAACATGATACACTAGAACTGTCGTCGTCGTTTATTTCTTTGATATTTCCCTCATAGCATAATTCAGGTCCAGATAAATCGCTAGTATTCAAATCAACAATGCTATTTAGAGAGGAGTCAATGAATACACTATTAATATCGGTCAGGACATCAGAATCAGTAAAAATAATATTCTCTGTGCTTATATCATCTCCTATTTTAATATTGCTTTTATAGTTTCTGGTATTTTTATTTAATAATTCATTCTGAAAAGCGTTTTCAAGTCTGAATAATACAGATTTATTTTTATGGAAGTAGTCAGAATCATATAAATATTCCACCTCGTCGTTAATATCATATATGAAATTGTGTTTCACGCCCAGAAAAGAACCATAAAAGTCAATACCATGCGTGAACTCGTTCTCATTCAACAACTGGCTAGTTAAATATGAAAAAAAACTATCTACATATGCAGAATTATTTTGATCACAAAGTTTTGCATGTGATTCGCCATCTACGAAACGGGGTAATTTTATTAAATCGCTATGTGATGCATCATATTTCCCAGTAATGTATTTTGTAGGGTCTAATAACGGGCTATATTTAAAGAACATTTGTTTTGTGGTTATTTCATTGCTAATGTCGGATACTTCGCCTGTATATTTGTTGTCAGATTCTTTTGAAGTTATGTTTCGTATGTAATATTTATTGTTAAGATTTATGGAATTATAATTACTCTCATTTAGTGCGAAGAATTTCTGATAAATTGGAATGTAGTTCTGAATATTAGAGAGATTTGTAAATTCAACGTTTTCAAAATTGCTAAATAAATTATCATTGTTGTATTTTTTATAAGCTAATTCCATTATTTAGAATGCTATATTAAAATAAAGTAAGATTTAACTCATATATTCGGATAAAAGGGTGGTTTTTTATCTTAAATTCCTATAAATGACTTTAGAGTTAAGAAAATTTGACATGTCACAAATTAGTTTCAGACCAGATGAAAATAAAGGACCGGTAGTAGTCTTAATAGGAAGACGAGACACGGGTAAATCGTATTTGGTTCGTGACTTATTGTATTATCATCAAGATATTCCTATAGGCACTGTAATATCAGGAACAGAAGCAGGAAACGGCTTTTATGGAGGACACGTCCCGAAATTATTTATTCATGATGAATATAACACTGCTATTATTGAAAATATTTTAAAAAGGCAAAAGACCGTTTTAAAACAGGTAAAAAAAGAAATACAAAATTATAATAAGTCATCTATTGATCCAAGAGCATTTGTTATATTGGATGATTGTCTTTTTGATAATAGTTGGACGAAAGATAAGATGATGCGGTTGCTCTTTATGAATGGTCGTCACTGGAAAATAATGCTTGTTATCACAATGCAATACCCGCTAGGCATCCCACCTAATCTCAGAACAAATATTGATTACGTCTTTATATTAAGAGAACCCTATATATCAAATAGAAAGCGTATCTGGGAAAACTATGCTGGTATGTTTCCCACATTTGAGAGCTTTTCGCAAGTAATGGACCAATGTACTGAGAATTTCGAGTGTTTAGTGATAGATAACAATTCCAAATCTAATAAATTGCACGATCAAATATTCTGGTATAAGGCAGAACCTAGAGGAGACTTCAAATTGGGGTCTAAGGAATTTTGGGAGATATCTAAAGACTTAGAGTCTGACGATGAAGAAGACGTTTATAACCCGAATACACCTAAGAAAGGTGTTACTAAAATTAACGTTCGGAAGAACAAATGGTAAATTCCATTTTCGTCCCAACACACTTATTTTCCGATATAAACACGTCTTTATCAAGTGAAAATATAAAACTACAATCGTGAGATTCAGGTAGACGATGAATTAAACAATAAGTCTGACTACATCTACATTTACCCATCTCTTGCTCTACAGTCTTGATTTTTTTATTACAAGTTGCGTGGACGCAAGTTAGTTTTGGCATTAGTTATACTTAAATATTAATTATAATATATTTAAGTATCAATTTTTGATTATACGTCTATGTATCTATTTTGAAATATCCATGGTGGTCTTCTCGTCCGCCGCACCAGCATCCGCCGCACCCTTGTTAATAGTGAGTTCACTGAGTCCGTGATCGGTATTCTTATCAATAACAACATCTTCATCTTCAAACAATTCCTTGCGAATATCGCTTACCGTAACTGCATCATTGAATTTTTTTTCAATACTATTAACATTATTCACAGATACTAAATTACCATCCTCATTGATAGTTTGTGTTAATACGTTACCACTCTCAAGCGCCTTTTCTTTATTATCATTAATCGCCTTTTCTTTGCTTTCCTTTACACGCTTATCAAAGTCGTTCTTCGCAGACTTTTCGTTCTTATCCTTCTCGCTCATCAGTTGATTGAGCTCGTCTTCAAGATACTCTACGCGCCCAGTCTTGTATGCTTCCGGGTGAAACGGAATCCATATACCAACCGGACCAACATACACATCGTGATTTGGGTCAATCTCGCGCAACATCTTGCATCTCAACTCGGCCTCCTGCTGCGATGGAAAGCATCCACGGACTTTTAATCCGCGAACACTGGTTTTAAAACTGTGCTTTTCGTCAAACGCCTTATCAAGCGATTTTTCGTTATTATCAATGTATGTTTTATATTCATCATCCAGTGTGCTAGTGAAGAGCTTGTCGCGCTGGTCTTTTACAAAATCTTCCATATCTTTAGTCAACTCGTCAAAATCTAATGCGTCATATTTATACGCAATAAAACTCAAAAATTGTGTATATTTCTCAAGAGATTTAGACATTTCCCATTGCTTTAGGAACTCATTAAACATAAAAAGATTTTTCTCCTTAATAATCTTTTCTGGCGATAGGAAAGATACGCATGCGAATTTCTGTCCAGCAATTGGCTTATCCTCATCAAGCAAATCAACGTATTTAGAATTGGCAGAGCCATCTAAGTTTAATTTTGTTGTAACACTCGCTTGTTTATCCATAATATTAATACATTCGTTAATTATTTAAGCTTTTATCGCACATATATACTTTTTAAAAAAATTTATTTTTTTCTTATTAATATTTATAATATGAGTTTAATGAACGGACTTAACATAAGTGAGTTAATTAAAAGGGCCATAAAGTATTTAGTAGAAGGTATTATGGTTGCGCTTGCTGCTTTCTTAGTTCCGGATAAGAAGCGGACTCTTAATCTTGACGAAGTTGCTCTTATCGCGCTATGTGCTGCCGCCACCTTTAGCATTTTAGACACGTATGTTCCAGCAATTGCTGTTAGTGCGCGCTCGGGTGCTGGTTTCGGTATCGGCGCCAATCTTGTGGGTTTCCCGCGGTAATCAATAATATGTAATAAACCACACCACATTGCATATAATATAATATCTGTAAATAATAGATATTATTTACTATATCGTGGGGATGAATTCCCAATCTAATTCATTACATATTTTTTTCCAAATTTCATCTTGTTCAATACGTTTCTCTCTGTCTTTTAACATTGGGAAAAATTCTAAAAACTGGACTTGATTAAGCAGTTCGCATAATTTATAAACAGTGTAGTAGTAATTTAAAAAATTAACTCTATCATCTGGACAATATCTGGCGTATGGTGCTTGGATTTCCATAAATAAATTACACAGCGTCTCCTCTAATTCTGGCGACATTATCGGCGGTTTAATTCCCAATTTATCTTTAATAAATGGAATATGTTCATAATATTTATTGTACCCCAGTTTTTTTAATATTTCCTTTGCCTTTTTATTTGTTATTTGATTAAGACCAATCCTTTCCTTTTTAATCTGTAATTTTATATTAAGCAAAACCTCATCTGGAATTTGGGTTGTTTCTTTTGCCTGAAATTGGGCTAATATTTCGCGGAAATGATTTATTCTTTTATAAGCATAAAAACAAAGCTCTTTGGGCGGTTCTTTATATGACGATTTTTCATTATCAACTAGATATTTAAGGGTAACATGACAATTATTACAAATTAGGATACCTTCATGATCAACTGGTATTAGTTCCCCCTTATTACAAGATGTACAAACATCTGTATGGTTTATAAAAGAGTCAATATTAAGAAAAGAGTCGTCAACATTTACCAAATATTTTTGCACATTGTTTTTATTCTCTGTTGTTTTAGTCTTATTTTTGTTTATATTAAAAAATTTGTCCAATCTGGTCAATTCATTTGTTCCCTCTGATATTTTCTTTTTTTCTTCAAAATAATCAAAAATAATATTTGAATTAGAAAGTAAATAATTCTTCTCCTTCCATTTTGTATCTCTTATTTGAATTTTTATATTTTGAATTCGCTCTTTTATATCTAATAATTCTTCAATTGATAACCTAGGATTCTCTTTATTTTCGCATAATTTTTGTTTCAGATCTTCTTTTTCAGTTTCTAATGATGGAAATAACTTACTATTATTATTATTGAATTCGTCTAGCATATCGCTGTGCTTTCCATCTAATGTTGTGGTTTGTTTTGAATTTATAACTATTTTTTTGGTGTTTTTATGTTTGAATCCAACCATTTTTAGATATAATATCTATTTTTATTTAAATAAAAATATTTACGTGTATATTAAATATACATTTTCTAATCTGTTTTTAATGGAAAATGAGAATATTTGTATACAAACTTCTCATGAAATAGAAATAGACACAATTAAATTACAAAAAATGGCATTTATTTATAACGCGGTGGAGTCTGGATGGAGTGTTAAAAAACGCAAAGAAGCCTATGTATTTACGAAAAACCACGAGGGTAAGAAAGAGATATATTTAGATACTTATTTAAGAAGCTTCATAGAGACGAATATAGATATTAACAAAGTGACATAATAACACATTGATATGATAACGAACTTGTGAAATATCCTGCTAATTTTATCATAAAATATTGAATAATCTAATTATTCATTATTTTATATTTATACACTTTTATACGAATTTAGTAAATTTATTTTCTTTAGCATATATATAAAATGGGAGGTGGATTAATGCAACTCGTCGCTTACGGTGCCCAAGATGTCTATCTTACCGGCAACCCGCAAATTACTTTCTGGAAGGTGACCTACCGTCGCCACACCAACTTCGCCATGGAGTCTATTGAGCAGACTTTCAATGGCCAGGCCGATTTCGGTCGCCGTGTAACATGCACCATCAGCCGTAACGGTGATCTTGCCTACCGCACCTACCTTCAGGTCACTCTCCCGGAGATTGGCCAGAGCCTCGATGACGGTGATGTATACGCTCGCTGGTTAGATTTCCCCGGAGAGCAGCTTATCCAGTCCGTTGAGGTTGAGATTGGTGGCCAGCGCATTGACCGCCAGTACGGCGACTGGATGCACATCTGGAACCAGCTCACCCTCTCCAAGGAGCAGGAGCGTGGCTACTACAAGATGGTTGGCAACACCACCCAGCTTACCTACCTCACCGACCCTGATTTCGCCGAAGTTGACGGCCCGTGCGACTCGACTGCCCCCAAGCAGGTCTGCGCCCCGCGCAACGCCCTCCCGGAGACCACCCTCTACGTGCCGCTCCAGTTCTGGTACTGCCGCAACCCGGGCCTTGCGCTTCCGCTCATCGCCCTCCAGTACCACGAGGTCAAGATTAACCTCGACCTCCGCCCGATTGACGAGTGCCTCTGGGCTGTCAGCAGCCTCGACTCTAGCATTAGTGCTGCCCCCAAGGTTACCAAGGCTTACAACCAGTCGCTTGTTGCCGCCTCGCTCTACGTTGACTACGTCTTCCTTGACACCGACGAGCGCCGCCGCATGGCCCAGAACCCGCACGAGTACCTCATCGAGCAGCTCCAGTTCACTGGTGATGAGTCGGTCGGTTCGTCGTCCAACAAGATCAAGCTCAACTTCAACCACCCGTGCAAGGAGCTTGTCTGGGTCGTCCAGCCGGACGAGAATGTTGACTACTGCGCCTCGCTTGAGAGAGCCACAATGCTCTACAAGACCCTTGGCGCCCAGCCGTTCAATTACACCGACGCCGTCGATGCTCTCCCGAACTCCATCATGGCGTTCGGTGGTGATAACGCGACCTCGGCGACCACCACCTCGTTCATCAACGCTTCGGGTCTCTTCCAGGACGCCGGTGCCGTTGATGTTACTGCCAATACTGCAGCTTTCTACACTGAGGCCTCGGCTGGTGAGTTCGGTGGGGTGCCTGGCGTTGGTGCTGGTGGCTCGTCGGTTTCGGATGCGGGCACCTTCGTCCTCGCCGAGTCGGCTCTTGACATGCACTGCTGGGGCGAGAACCCGGTCGTCACCGCCAAGCTCCAGCTTAACGGCCAGGACCGCTTCTCGGAGCGTGAGGGCACCTACTTCGACCTCGTCCAGCCGTTCCAGTCGCACACCCGCGCCCCGGACTCGGGCATCAACGTCTACTCGTTCGCCCTTCGCCCGGAGGAGCACCAGCCGTCGGGCTCGTGCAATTTCTCGCGTATTGACAACGCCACCCTCCAGCTTGTCCTCTCGAACGCCACCGTCTCGGGCACCAAGACCGCCAAGGTCCGTGTCTACGCGACCAACTACAACGTCCTCCGTGTCATGTCGGGTATGGGCGGCCTTGCCTACTCGAACTAGATCCATCTAGTATCAATAAATCAAATAAAAAATATAAAATACAAAAATACCATAAAAACATTATGTTATTTTTAAAATACTTACAAGCTATTAGGAATGCTATTTAAAAAATATATACAATGCAAATATTCGTTAAAACATTGACTGGAAAGACCATAACGCTTGACGTAGAGCCGAGCGATACTATTGAGAACGTAAAACAAAAGGTTCAAGACAAGGAGGGTATTCCTCCCGATCAACAACGCCTTATTTTCGCCGGAAAGCAGCTAGAAGACGGTCGCACGCTAAGCGATTACAATATCCAGAAGGAATCAACTCTTCACTTGGTTCTTAGACTGCGATAAAAATAAATTACCACCAAAATTATAAAAATACCACAAACGATTATTTTTATAATTAGAATGAATTGAATACTTATTCAAAATAATCCTCTAGGTTCTCATATACTTCATAACAACTAAATCTCATATATTCATTTGGTGGAATTTCCACAGTGAGACTAGAATAAACCATATCGTCTAAATCGCAAATTATTAGATCTGCGTCATAGTCGCGCGTATTCACAACAGTAGAAGAGACGTCGCCTGGTTGAATGCGGTTGGGAGTATCTTTTATAGGCGCATCCATATAATAATTGCTATCGGGTGTTGTATTTGCGGAACGATTATCATCTGGAACTTCCTCGTCCACGTCGTATCCGTCCACGTCGTATCCGTACACGTCGTATCCGTCCACGTCGTATCCGTACACGTCGTATCCGTCCACGTCGTATCCGTCCACGTCGTATCCGTCAAATCCATGTCCGGACCGTTTCGTCTTATTCTTTTTTGACGAATTAATGAGATACATCACAGCACCTAGCGAGCCACTTACCAACGCTCCTAACGTAACCCTTCCCATAATTTTACAATTCATTATATATATATATGTTGTTATTATTTATATTATAACTCCAAATATATTATCATTATGTCGCACATATAATTGCGTTGTCTCTAACTATTGAATAGACGAGCCATATTTGCTACCTCGGGTTTATCTTTCTCCTCATTAAACAGCTTGTAAATTAGACCATCGTCGCGGAACCGAATGCTATATTTGTGCTGTAGTTTGTTTCTGCCGATTCTTCCCATTGCTTGAATACATTTTTCCTGCGACATCAAACCCATATCTTTGCTAATATAACCATTACAAAACTGGTAATTTGTTCCGTATATATAATCCGAAGAAGCAATAATCATGTATAGTTTCTGCTCTTGGGCAAGGTTCTTCATAATCTCAATGTAACTATCGCTATTGTGTAGCATAAACGCACCAATACCCATCATCAGGAGAATTTTCCATATGTCTTCCACGTCATCAATAAGCATAATATTTTCAATGACCTCTTCTGTAATATCGCATGTAAACGGAATTTGAGCCCCATCGATCGTGGCGCTGTATTTTCGGAGATGCGACTCGCTATTAGGAATATACTGTTTTCCCAGCTCAACCGACTTTATACATTGCTCTAGCTCCTTTATATTTAGAGTTATGCGACGCATTTCGGAACTAACACGTCCGTCTGCCATTTTCTTCTCTTTGTTTTCGTCTTCCTTTGTTCCGTCTTCATACAACTTTTGCAAGACATTAATCTTATTTTTAATATTATTATTAAATTTAATGACTTCAAGAATATTCTGGGTAATAGCATCGGGAATATTTGCTTCTTGTAGACAGAACCGCGCTATCTTATTAACATCTTCGGCGAGAAAGATAGTAGGTCCATTTGTTAAAGTGTGCGCGTCACCAGTAACCATATGTATAGTGGATTTGTGATACAACTTCTTTTCTAGTGAAGAGGACAAGGTTTCCCACTGGTCTGGAATAATATTACCCAGTAGTTTTAAATAATACAATTTGATATTTGACATGGTAATATCATTGATATCGTGGAAATTACGCAATAGCGAATAGCTGGATGAATTGTATACCTCCATTTCATTCGCCTTCATTATGAATGAAATTGCCTCTTCAAAATCAATGTAGCGCAACAACGTTTTGTATTTACGACAGTGTGAAACAATTCGCTGAATGTCTTCATAGTCTTTGCTCATAAAATGAGGCATCTCTACATACCCTCCCTTGTTAATAATAGGAATGCTTTTATTACAGTCGTGGCTAACAATCGTATGGACCTGTGCGTCTTCGAATCTAGACCTAAAATCACCAATGGTCTCCTGCATATCTTCGTATTGCGGAAGTGTCGCAGACGACAGAACTACATTCTCAATAAGATTGTCCGTCCAGTTTTTATGGATAATGCTGTGAAATTCGTGATCGTCATAATCCATCGTAATCGTCGGTTCGTCCCAATACATAATGATGTCTTCCTTATTGTTAAACGCCAACATATAATACATTGCCGGTAAATAGGATTTAATATCGGTAATCATAATCTCCACTTTATTTCCTACCGTATTATCTACTTTACCTATGCCACCAGTTCGCCTATTTTTTGTATAGTCTTTTGCGGCGTAATAATGGAGCCTAATATCTTCTGCGTCACTACAGCCAAACGCGAAGGCAACCTTCTTGTGCGCTGAAATTGCTGCTTTTGCAAGGGAAAGCCCTACGTGCCTGGCTGCGCATACGAATATTACGCGACAATGTTCGGAAAGACCAAGCGGAGACAACGTCTTCCCTGTACCTGTTGGCGCAATATACTGAATCAACTTCGGTTTCGGGTCCTTACAGTATGTGAAGAGCTCCTTCTGGTGATCGTATAATTTATCATCCGAATACTGAAATAGATACGCGTTATTCTCAATAATCTCCGTTCCTCGTCTAATAACCTCCGTATAATCAATATCGCTACGAAGATTATCCAGAATAATAATCGTATTCTTTTTCAAATTATTATTGAAGCCTAGAAAATTAAAGGTAATCATTTTAGATAGCGTATAGTAATAGAATACCCATTTTTTCTCTTTCTTAGAATGATGCTTATATAATTTGGATATAAGTCTGATTATTACAAACTCGATAATATCATTCTTATGATGTGCTAACTGTTTATCTGTATTATTAAAACGTATCACATCCGCCTTTTTAATAGTGATGTCGCTATTTTTAATAGTTGTCAAATAATCAATCCCATATTGTTTTGCTATATTGGCAATGTAGGATTGAAGATATTTGCAGTATACATAATCGTCCAACATTTCAGTTGAGGTGATTTTTAGAAATGAAATTAGAGAAATGCTCTTATTTAGTGAAATATTAACATGGTTAAATCCGCAGATAATAAGATTATTGATGTATTTATCTTTTTCGGATAGAGGAATCTCAATGCTGTTCCATTCGGTCTTTGTTAGTTTACACTGATTAAAATCCATCTGTAGGGTTAATAGTATAGTTATTATTAATTCAATTTTAAAATTGATTTAATAAAAGATAATATATAATAATTACAATATGACGCAACACATCTATTCCATTGAGGGGAATATTGGTTCTGGAAAATCAACAGTAATTAAGCTATTGAAAGAACGATTCTACGGTAATAAAAACGTTCACTTTCTACTAGAACCGGTCAATGAATGGGAGTCTATAACCGACGAAAATGGCAACAATATTATTAAAAAGTATTATGAAAATCAGGAGAAATACGCATTCTCGTTTCAGATGATGGTTTATATTACGCGGCTCTCGCAACTACAAAAAGCAATTAAGAAGGGATACAAATATATAGTGACGGAAAGAAGCGTAGTGACGGATAAGATGGTGTTTGCGAAACTATTATATGATGACAAAAAAATAGAGAATATTAATTACGAGATTTACAACCGCTTGTTTGACGAGTTCATTGCCGACATCCCCCAGATTAATTACATATATATAAGAACAACACCGGAAACAGCCGAACAAAGAGTAATTAAGCGGTCGCGACCCGGAGAGAATATTCCGCTTAGCTATTTGAAGAGATGCCACGAATATCACGAAATGTGGATGAATGCAAATATGAATGAAAAAAACATTATCGTCAACGGTAATGGCGATATAACAGAGGAGCTGTATAATAAGGAGATAATTGATAAAATAATTAATCATATTAGTGTTGAAACCATTAAGAATCACGTATTAATGTTTGATGGAGGTAGTCGCGGAAACCCTGGTTATGCTGGTTGTGGCTACGTAATCTACGACTCGTCCTACAGAATTGTTTACGAGGGATCACAGTCACTCGGTATTCAAACAAACAATTATGCCGAATATATGGGCTTCATATTGGGTGTTAAAAAAGCAAGTGAACTCAAATTAACCAATTTGATTGTAAAGGGCGATTCGCTTCTGGTTATTAATCAACTGAATGGAACTTATGCGGTTAAATCGGATAATCTGAAACCTCTCTATACGGAGGCAAAAACCATTTTACAACATTTTGATAATATTCAATATATCCATGTAAAACGAAATAATAATTGTGCTGCTGATGAACTAGCTAACCGCGCAATGGACGAAGAGGGAGACCAGGTGGGAGGTCGGTTCTGTTGATAAAACTCTATTCAATCATTTTAATATCTATCATTTTATTGCCCTTATACTGAAGATGATTTGGTTCTCTTTTTGTTGTTGGAAATAAATCGTAGTCGTATATATCTTGCAAAAGTAACCACTCAAATAGTCCTCCTAAATAAATATGTATATTATCAAACCCTAATTCTGAAAGTTGTTTATACTTTGAATAGACGCTATTATCTGTTGAATTCTCTCCGTATAGTATTATATGGCTCTCTGTTCTTCCAGAAGATAGCAACGTATTTACCTTTGTTACTTCTATAGAGGCGGGTAGTGTTTTATCTATTAGACAATTCTGGTTACTAGAAGGAAGGGTGTTTATTATTATGTAATCCTTTTTAATTGCTTCTTGAACATCCTCAAAATTTATTTTATTAATAGATACAGAGTTTCCCATTAATAAAAACTATTTTTTTCTTTTATATTCTATTTATTACAATCAATCAAATTTAATTGTAACCGATACATTTTCTTGTTTAATAGTTTTGGATGCTGATATGGAAAGTTCCTCTCGCTTCTTCCGCGTCTTACTGTTCGTCAATGTGAGTCGGCGTTTGGATGTACTATTTCTATTATTCATGTCCTTTTCAATATTCGCATAGTGGTCCTTTATATATGCGATGATCTCATTCTCAAGAGCCCACTTAAAAAAATTTAATTGACCAATAGTCGTTTGTATCATCGTATCGTTCTTGTATGGTATAGTTATTCTATCCCACCTGCAAAACGGATCAAATCTCTTCTTAGAATACGCCTTTAATTTCAATTTGTAATCATTGTATACCTTGAACCTGCGACCTTCCTCTAGATTATATACTGTAAATTTCTGTTTTGCGTAGTTTGTTACAAACCAATCGACGATTCTCAGAGAGATTGGAGATTCTCCGTTAATAATATTCAGCATAATTTCCAGATTGTCGTCCTCATCATAAAATTTTATTAAATTATTTAACAATAAGCTATTTTGTGTTGTATATGAAGTCATTGAATACTAATTCAATGATTATTTTAAATACTTATTTAAATATATTCATTGTCTCATCCTCACAGACCTCTTCCTGACAGACCTCTTTCTCAGAGACCTCTTCCGTTTACGTCTAATGCTCCTGTTTTTTTTATTTTGTTTACCCATCCCCTTATTAAGTTTACTTAATTTACTCGCTAATCGTTTAGACATTTCATCGCTTTGTGAGTTCTCTGAATCATCGTGTGGTTTCGCATATCTTGCCATTTTAATAATTAGCTTCTGCTTTTTCGTATCGGTCAAATTTGATATTTCATATGCCTCTCCATAATCAATAACTTTAATACTACCGTCTTTCTTAATAATTATATTACCTCCGTTCATATCCCTGTTTTGGATTCCATTATCTATTAACATCGCTGCGAGTTCCAAGACCTTATTGTAAATATTTTCATTTTTTGATGTGTGTTTTAAAAGCGTCCCCTCAATTAACTCCATTATCATATGTATATCCCTATCTTCAACGTAATATCCGTATATTTTAGCACCAATCCCTATTTCTCCAGCAATATGTGACATTTTTAACTCAGTCCATGGATTTTCCTCGTACAATGCGTCATCTGGGGCATCAAATAAATTCATTATCTTCAATAATTTATCTGGGTGATCTAATACCTTATACACACCATATCCCGAGGACGAAATTTGTCTCCCTCGCATATAGTCATCAATATTTAATACAGGTATGTTATCGGGGGGAAGAGGGTAGTTCAATGAAGCCATTATAATAAAAGATGATATTTTAATCACCATAATTGGAATTTTTTGGTATTAGAAATTGCTCTTGTTTTTCTATAATATCATGATAAGAATCATTTGTAAAAAATGGGTTTGCGCAAACCTGTTTAACAAGTTCCCTCTCATTTAATTTATTATTTGCATCCTCTCTCTTATTAATAGAACCATCATACACCCTTTCAATTGATTGATTATCTCCTGGATTATCCTCTTTACACGAGCGCTCTGGCTTAGTCCCGTCACTCCATATAATTATCTCCATTTCATCCATTTAAATAAGACAACACAATATTATTGAAAAATAAATGTAAAAAATATAATTAAATCATATAAATTATATTTACTCACACCTTTTTAATTTTCAGTTGTTTTGTAAAAACAAAATCGTTTGAATTCTTCACGCGTCTCTGTAGATTACATTTTAAACAACATATTATTGTGTTTGAATTAGAGTGACATATGTCGTTGTCTATTCGGTCAAGTGTCCATTGTTGGTCGTCACGAACCTTTGTAAATAAAACCTTTACTAGATTGCGACAGTAATAACATTTAAGCTTACAGGCTACTAATTTCTCAAGCACATTATCCATGTTCACTAGCTTGTTCGCATCGTATATTTCCTTTTTAACATCTTGAGATTTATATCCGTTTATTTTACGTGTAATTTCCCCCTTAATATGTGGCGAGTTTTCATCGTCAACATTCATAAAATACTTATTAACTAGATGGATTTGTTCTGATATAGGCGGTTCTTCGTAGGTTGCAACATTCCTGAGCTCGTTGTGTTTATTACCATTAACAAGGCTAATATTATGTTTGCCTGTAATAGATATTTGCTTCATATACTGCTAGTATATTTTTTAAACTAATTATTAGCATATAAAAAAGAGGTTAAACTTAACCCGCTATTATAATAAAATGATTAAAGATGAAACGTGTCAAGAGCTTAAAGATATCCGGTATAAAACTATGTTTATAACTGGGAATAAACAGACAAATAATAGCACAACAGACACAAGCGAAATTGATATTGGTATAATGCTAGACAAAGAACTAAACCAAAATAAAGCAGAGCCGTGGAGTAAGCTGAATAAAACCGCAAAAATTGCTAAAATAAAAATCTATACAGCAGATTATTCAATCGTAAAGGACATTACGTTAGAGGAAAAAAAAGATTTAGAATCATATCTCATTACTGCTATGGACCGAAAACGTCTTACTAGCATCAAAGATGTTACATATGATAAAGACGCTGGTGTTATTAAAACAATTCCTTCATTAACATTCAATCCTGCTACACGTAAATTTACACTAAAACGCAGCGACAAACGGACTTCTACAATCAAACATCTTTCACCAGACAGTAAAAAGAAAAAGGACCCCAAGGACAAAAAACCGCGTCGCAAAAAAGAGACAGTTAAAGAGAGTAATTCCTAGAAAATTGATGTATTTATATTAAAGATAATTACATATAATAACAAATGTCCGAGATTGTTTCTGAAGATTACGATGAACTCCTGGAAGGAATTATTATACTGATTGATGAGCTCATTATATCGGAACCGATGCTCTATGCGAAGCCAAAATTTCATGATATCATCATAGACGAGGTGACTAACCTCATACAGATTCAATTAGAGGACACAGATAAACCAGATTATCTAATAAAACGTGTGGTAAACGAGGGTATGCGACATTATTATACAGTACATAATCCTCGTCGGTCCTATAACCGCAGTATTATTTTGAAGTTGCCAAATGTTATCGCTATGACTGAAAAGCTAAATTACCTTAAAAATATTCCGCAACCGGAACAGCGAACGAACGAATGGTATTTATTTAGACAAACCGTTCTTACCGCAAGTAGCATATGGAAAGCTTATGGAACCGAAAAAGCAAAAAACCAAATTATATATAATAAATGCGAGCCGGTTGATCTTGAAAAATATAATCGTGTAAATATGGAATCGCCCATGCATTGGGGGCAGAAATACGAGGACGTCTCTATTGAGTGGTATGAGAACCACTACAATACAAAGGTCACCGAGTTTGGTTGTATTCCGCATAAACACATTCCGTATCTGGCCGCTTCGCCTGACGGCATCAACACAGATATTAACTCAAAGAGATATGGTCGTATGTTGGAGGTTAAAAATATTTTCAATCGCGAAATAACTGGAATTCCAAAACTAGAATATTGGATACAAATGCAGGTCCAAATGGAGGTATGTAACCTAAACGAATGTGATTTTCTAGAAACAAGATTCATTGAATATGAATCTTACAATGATTTTATGTCAGATGGATGTTTTAATTTTACAGAAACCGAAAACATTAAAGGTATTATTATTTGCTTTATTCAGAATGAAAAACCCATATACGAATATGCTCCATTATATCAAACGATAGAACAATATGAGGCGTGGGAAGAGGCAACTATGGAGAAACACAGAGAGAAAGTGTGGTTGCGAAATATGTATTGGAAACTAGACGAGATAAGCTGTGTGCTAGTTTTAAGAAATAAATTCTGGTTTAATTCTACAAAACACATTTTAAAAGACATATGGGACTCTATTTTAAAAGAGCGCGTTACGGGACATCAACATCGCGCACCAAATACACGTAAAAAAACTGCTTGTGTAAAAGAAAAGATATGCAGTATTATTTTGAATAATGGGGTTGTTACTATCGCGAATAAAAATACTGCGGAACCGGTTATTAATGAACCGGTTATTAATGAACCTGTTATTAATGAACCTGTTATACATGATCCTCTTATTAATGAACCTGTTAAAGAAAACATCATATTGCAAAAGGTAATTGCTCCTGCAGTGAAGACAATCATTACGATAGATATCTAACCGCATATAGAATATTTAAGAACAACCATTTAAAATTAACTATATAATATATTTATATGACTGACCAGGAAATGCGTGTTATGAAAAGAGATGGCAAATTTGAAGATATTTCTTTTGATAAAATATTAAACCGTGTTAAAAATCTGGGGAACAATATGGAACCAAAGCTTAAACTAAATTATAGTCAATTCGTCATGGACGTTATTGAGCAGCTATATCCTGATATATCGACTACAAAAATTGACGAGCTTACGGCTGAGCAATGTGCCTCTATGTGCACGAAGCATCCTGATTATGGAAGTTTGGCCAACAGAATTATCGTGTCTAATAATCATAAAAATACTCTGGCTTCGTTTTCCGACACGATGGAGCTTCTTTACGAGTTCAAAGATATTCACGATAAACACATTCCTATTATAGACGCAAATGTATGGACTATTATAAAGAAAAATAAAGATTTTTTTGATAATCTTGTTGATTATAATCGCGATTTTGAAATTGACTATTTTGGATTTAAGACGTTGGAGCGAGCCTATCTGATGCGAGTTGATAAAAAGGTTGTTGAGCGCCCCCAACATATGTGGCTTCGCGTATCCATTGGAATTCATTTTGACGATCTGGATGCTGTGAAAGAAACATACGATCTAATGTCTCAAAAATATTTCACCCACGCCACCCCCACGCTGTATAATGCCGGAACTCCGCGCCCCCAACTGAGTTCATGCTATCTCCTATCAATGGAAGACGATAGTATTGAGGGGATTTACAACACTCTCAAAGAATGTGCCAACATTTCAAAGTGGGCTGGCGGGATCGGACTGCATATTCACAACGTTCGCGCAACAGGAACTCACATTCGCGGAACAAACGGAACATCCAATGGTATCGTCCCTATGTTACAGGTCTTCAATAAGACTGCCAGGTATGTTGACCAGGGCGGTGGAAAGCGGAACGGGTCATTCGCGATTTATATGGAGCCATGGCACAGCGACATTGAGGACTTTCTTGACCTAAAGAAAAATCACGGCGACGAGGAGATGCGCGCGCGCGATTTGTTTTACGCGCTCTGGATTCCAAATCTCTTTATGGAAAAGGTAGAGCAAGACTCTGAATGGTGTCTATTTTGTCCGGACAAGTGTCCAGGACTATCCGATTGTTATGGCGAAGAATTCAACGCACTCTATAACAAGTATGAATCAGATGGTAAAATGAACAAGCGCGTAAAGGCGCGAGATATATGGTATAAGATTTTGGATTCGCAGATGGAAACCGGAACCCCGTATCTATTGTATAAGGATGCCGCTAACGAAAAAAGCAACCAGAAGAATCTCGGGGTAATCAAATCTAGTAATCTTTGTACCGAAATTATTGAGTATAGCAATGACGAGGAGACCGCCGTTTGCAATCTTGCGAGCATTGGACTGAGCAAATATGTGAACGACGACAAAACCTTTAACTATGAGCATCTTCATAGCGTAACGAAGGTGGTGACCTCTAATCTAAATAAGATTATTGATGTAAACTTCTACCCTACGGAGAAAACACGACGCAGCAATTTGCTTCATCGCCCTATTGGTATCGGCGTACAGGGATTGGCCGATGTATTTGCTATGATGGATATTCCGTATCATAGCGCAGAGGCAATTAGCGTGAATAAATTAATTTTTGAGACAATCTATCACGCCGCACTAGAACGATCTAATGAAATCGCAATATCTAGAAAAGATGACCTAACTACTGTTATGGATATGAACAAATACGATGACAAATACAATATTGATATTTTTGAAACAACCGAAAAGGATTGTCGCACATACAAAAGTAATCTGTCTGTGAAGATAAATGAAATAGTAAACAAAGTGAAGCCGATTAGAGCAGAACTTGATATTAAAGATAAGAATGTTATCGGATCATACTCGTCCTTTGTTGGATCGCCCGCATCAAAGGGAATTTTACAATTCGATATGTGGAATGTTACTCCATCTGAGCGATACGATTGGGCGACGCTTAAAAAGAGTATTCAGGACCACGGTATTCGCAACTCGCTTCTACTAGCACCAATGCCAACCGCGTCAACATCGCAGATTTTGGGAAACAACGAATGTTTTGAACCGTATACTAGCAATATTTACACTAGAAGAACCCTTGCTGGGGATTACGTGGTGGCGAACAAGCATTTGATGAAGGAGTTGGTAGAATTGGACCTATGGACAGAGGACCTAAAAAATAACATCATCTTGAATAAGGGAAGTATTCAGCATATTGACGGTATTCCAGACAATATTAAAGAAAAATATAAGATTGTATGGGAGATCCCTATGAAACACCTTATCGATATGTCGGTTGATCGTGGCGCGTTCATTTGCCAGTCTCAGAGTCTCAATCTCTGGCAGGAAGACCCCAGCTATAAGTCTTTAACCGCGATGCACTTTTACGGATGGAAAAAAGGTCTCAAAACAGGCCTATACTATCTTAGGAGGAAACCACGCCATCAACCACAGCAGTTCACTATTGACCCAACTAAAATTCCGCACGAGGAAGAAGTGTGCGAGACATGCTCCGCCTAAGTAGTTCTTTTTTTAACGTTAAAAAATATTTATTTAAATTGCTCGCGCTACCTATAATTAGTAAGTTTGTTTCTGTATACGCATATTTTTCGTATACACAAACTAAGTACAATATAGATTATATAATTTTCTGATGATACCGCATCCTTTAGTAACAACATCCTCTTCGTTTACGAGAACATAATAACATCTAAGACAAATGAGAACGTCCGACATTGAATCGTGTGTATTTTTTGGTGCGAATTCAAAGAGATGCGTATGCAATTCAGTAAGCGTGGGAAATTTATGAAATATTTTACCAGAAGCACTTTCTTTTTCTATTTTACATACCTTGATAGAATTTCTCATCGTACAGTATTCTTTAATTCCGTAACCATTTCCATAAGAGAAATACTGCTCAATACCCAATCGGTTTGATTCCGCCATAATCATTTGCTTATCAAATGAAATATTGTGTGCGATAACCCAATCCGCCTCTTGCAACGCATTGTTGAAATTATGAATTGCCTCTGCGATTGGAATGCCTTTGCGCATACTGGTGGAGCGCGTAATTCCGTGCATCTCAATACTCTTCGCTGAGATATGAACGTCCTCGTCTAGTTTAATGATATCATCTACACAAGAACACGTTTTATTTAGCTCCGTATCGTATAGAATATAACTGAGCTGGATGATATGCGGCCATTTATCAACATCATTTACTGATATATTGCGACCGGCAGGCAGTCCAGTTGTCTCGGTATCAAATACAAGGAGTTTCATTTTGAGGTTAGTTACATAATATATTGAATATTCAATTTTTTATAAAATTAAAAATAAATACATACTACTGTAGCAATCTCAATAATATCGTCTATATATTTAGAGTAAACTGAGGACAAGTAATATAATATACGGGGTCATTATTTGTATCCGAAAAACTATTTCTGTATGTATTCCAATACCCGTCGTTTCTAGAAAGATGTGGTATATCTAGACCTCCAATTATAGTATTACTGTTATCAAGTATATTTAAATTAACAAATGAATTCACCTCATTCAGCATCTCAAATGTCATATTAATATTAGATTTCGGAGGTGTGCCGAAAATAGATTCGTCTGTTACGGTGTTTCTATTATCGCCGGAATTACGCTCGTTTATCATATTACAGGTGTATTTTATTGTATCGCAGGGATAATGCTTATGTATAGCAACAAAATCCAGTTCCTCATAATTTACATATTCGGTGCGGCGATTATGCCTTTCATACTCAGTTAATCGCTTGGATAACATATCGGCTGTTATCATTATGTTAGGATGAAACGTTGAATCGCGGCGCGGTAGTCTAACAATCAGAACATCTAATGACTCATTGTATTTGATTTGCTTCTTGAACCACGATGATGACAAGAACTGTCCGTGTAATTTTCCATTATTTGAATGTAATACAAATGCCTTGTTCAGGAAAGACACCCACTCACCATTACTAATTCTACACATTAGATAATAATTACATCCACAATGAACACGATTTGTGTTCATAACAATACTATCCATTGTAATTGTTTTGTTTTCAAAAATAGTATTTAATACTTTTCCATTTTAAATATTTATAATTTTTAAATATTTCTATAATTTTTAAATATTTCTATAATATTCTAGAAATTTCTACATATACCGAAAGATTTACGATGAAACTCAGTAATACCATGCGCGTTTATTCCGTCAATATGTGCCTTTGTCCCGTAACCCTTATTTTTCAGAATGGAATATTTCTCGTCCAGACTAGGATTTTCTAGACAAAGCGATTCAATGTATAGATCGCGTTCTGTTTTAGCCAGAATGGAGGCGGCAGCAATGGAAGAATACTTATTGTCGCCACCCGTAATACACGTATGTGATATGTTGGCTATTCCTTTCATATCACTATATTGGGTGTAGCGTTTGAAATTACTACCATCAACCAATAAGTGGTATGATTTGAAATTATTTATATCAAGACCGTCTAAATTACGAATTGCCGAATGCATCGCCTTATAAGTTGCCTGTAAAATGTTGATACTGTCTATTTCTTTCTCCGTTGAATAAGCTACGCTCCACGCAATGGCATTTTCCTTTATATAATTCGCCGCTTCGGTAATCTTCTTATGCGAAGTAAATTTCTTACTGTCTTTCATCAAATGATGGTGGAAATCATCTGTTTTTGGCAATATTACCGCCGCACTGTAAACGCGCCCTAACATTGGACCGCGTCCAGCCTCATCTACGCCTATTTCCAAGATATCGTCGTCGTTATAATATTTCTCCAATACTATTGGTATTTTTTTACCGGCAGCCATTATTGTGATATGATATTATTATACATAAATAATACTTCAATTTTAATTTAACAATATTATTAATTTTTTCCATACATAATCTATATGGCAAAGATTAACAAATTATTAATGTTTTTAATAATTTTGGGGGCTCTTATGTTAGCTAATTGTTTAGGAGGTTCAATGCGTGAAGGGTTAGATAGTTCTCCAGACGCGAGTGAGGGTAGCTCAACCACGGCCAATACTGTTGCCACTGCGTCAGAGTCAACTACATTGAAGGGTGGCATTGAATATGGAACTCTCCTAGAAACAGGAGCGGAACAGATGGAAGATTCTGAGAATATGAATGACAATAGTGTGATTCCTCCAGGCGATAATGACTTATATATGCTTAAATCGCAAATGGTTCCGCCAGTTTGCCCTGCGTGTCCCACCGTTCAGGCCTGCCCAAGACAAGAAAAATGTCCTCCGTGTCCTCCATGTGCCAGATGCCCCGAGCCTTCATTTGAGTGCAAGAAAGTCCCCAATTACACGTCAAATAATGATGGCAGCCTTCCAAGACCTATCTTAGCCGACTTTAGTCAGTTTGGTATGTAATTTTATTTTATTAATATGATAACGGTATCTTATTAATAAACATTTGTAACTATTATATTCTATTTACGCAGAATACATTTTTTATCAATATTCATAGTTTTACATTTTGTGTCGTGTGGTACTATATTAATAACACATTTTGATTTCTTACCGTATAATGGTTGGGTACAACCACTCTCTTTCTTACGCGTCTTTGTTGTTTTTAGCATTTTAGGATTATTAATTAAACATCTTGCCCTGAAATGTTCATACCTTTCTCTAACATCTCCATAACTAAGTCCAGATTTTTTACCCAACATTTTATTTATGGTTTCGTGTAAACTATACACATAACGGGAAAATGTATTTCGGTCCTTCATATCACTGCTCTTAAGAGGATTAGTTTTGAAGTTCCTTTTTAAATTTTCACGACAATGCCGACAAGGCAAAACATTCTGGAGATTTAGTATGAAATTCTTATAATGTTGCTTATCATCCTTTGTCGGTTTTACGGGGTAGTTAAAACTCATTGTGTGTAAATAGTGCCACATACTCGGACCCCAAACGGCAGTCAACATTCCATCACCACTAGAGAATTCGTTTTTCTTATATTTACGGGTTTTGTTCTTTACCATTATAATATGATAAGAAAACTATTATATCCAAAATATAACTTCCTATCTCCGTTTTACAATATCAACCAATTTATTATTTGTATCATTGTGATATTGTGTTGTTTTATATCCACGAACAATCATAATTCTTTGGTAATACATTATATCATTTACATAATTTGACTTATTTATCTCAATATAGTTTCCCTCTCGTGATAGAAATAGCATTATACTAATTGTAAAATATTCTTTAAACTTTATACGTAAAACTATTGCTTTAATTCGTTAATATATATTCTATTATTATTCTATAATATATATAATGGCTCAAATTCTATCGAAATCATCATTATCTAAGATATTATCTAGCAAACATTTTCTTATTGTATTAGCGTGCGCTATTCTTTTCATTTGTGTTGCTATATACGTATACTTTGTACATATTCGCCCTAAATTTAGCAATCAATACGCGGCTAATAAAGAATACATTGAAGACACTGGCAGTGAAGATAATTATGCGGATTTGTATTTTTTCTACACTTCTTGGTGCCCTCACTGTAAAACCGCATTTCCTATATGGAATGCTCTTAAGCAGGAGATCGGTGATTCAGGTGTTAATGGAACAAAGATAAAGTTCATTGAGATTGACTGTGATAAGGAGACAGCTGTTGCAGAGAAATTTAAAGTGGAAGGATATCCAACGATAAAACTTGTGAATAAGAAACAAATTATTGAATATGACGCCAAACCAGATTTAGATACGCTCAAAATATTCCTTGAAAAATCGCTTTAGAATTTATATCATATGATTATTTGAAATATCAGAATTATTTCCAATTATCGGTTCCTGTGATGGTAAGCATATATTTTCGTTGCCGGTTATAATCTTACCCTGAGTGTATATATCGGCTTTTTCTACACCAGCATTTATCAGTTCCTCTCTATAATCTTGTGACTCAATCGTGTCTATCCAGCACTGAAATCCTTTAATTATATCTATATCGCATTTTACTAGATTACTAATTTCCATAGTTTCTGACCGAATTTCACGATTTATCTTCTTGAACAATATTATAAAATAATCGAATAATGTAGAATCATCGCGAAGATTATTTGTTGTGGTTGTTGCCCATGAGTTAAAAGCTAATATCTCTTTTTCATCGCATTGGTTATTATTGTAACAGTCAACAATTGGAAAATTATTTAATATCCCACCATCGACATAACAGTTACCGTCTTCAATAACGGGACAAAATATGAAAGGATATGCGGTACTCATAGAAATACCCTTAATCACCGACAAATCAGGATGTGTTTTGTGAGAAATATCAACGTTGCTCATTTGCTCACCGTTAAGATTTGTAGCAAAGATATGTATATCTATTTTATTATATTCATATAACTCTTTGAATGTTGTATCTACATTCAATCCTTTGGCCTCTAGTAAAGGCAATATTGCCTCTGTTATAAAAGTTTGATTGATCACGCCCTTTGTATGGTAGGCATTTATTACCGTAAACGGTTCTATATTTAAAATGTTATTCCACGGACGTTTGATAAGATAGTCGTCAACTACATCCCAGTCATATCCTAGAGAGATTACAATACCAATATACGCACCGATAGAGGTGCCGTATATACTTTCAATATTCTTAAGATTCCAGTATACATCGTTCAATTGTTTTGCTGCACCATACAAGACAAGGCCGGCAGGACCACCTCCACTAAAAACTAAATGTTTTATAGTCATTAGATAGTAATCTATTTATTTATTTAATAGTATTATTATTATTAATAGTATTATTATTAATAGTATTAATTGTAATCTTTTTTTCTGTAATAATGTTAATTATGGAGACAATATTTACATTAGGAGATGAGACTGATGATAATTTACAGATTAACCTTGATGACCTATATGAGAAGAAAAAACAACATGATTTGAATACACTTTCAATATACAACAAGATTTTAGCAAGAATACACAACAAAATTAATGTAACGTCAAGACAGCATACCACAAATCAGCATTGTTGGTATCTTATACCAGAAATGATGATAGGTGTCCCGAGATACGACCACGGCGCATGTATTGCATTCTGTATAGATAAGCTAAAAGATAATGGGTTTATATTAAGATACACACATCCTAATCTTCTATTGATATCATGGAAGCACTGGATTCCTCATTACGTGAGAAACGAAGTGAAGAAAAAAACAGGCGTCAATATTGATGGATATGGTAACAAACTAATTAAAAAGGATAAACAGGACGATACTAATCCGAATTCATTCATTTTGAATTCAACCAATAATATTCCTATTGGAGGTAATAAAAAAGAATATAAGGAAATTAAATCATACAAACCAACCGGTAATCTTATATACAATCATGATTTACTCAAACGCATTGAGGATAAATCTAAGAACAAATAATTTATTTATATTTATAATAAATTATTTATCTACCCATAAACGCGTTCATAAATGTTGGTTTATCATCCACCTTCTTTTCTTGGTTGCCATTTCTATTACCTATTATTCCATCAAATATAGATTTGTCTTCGGGTTTTTTTTTGTCCGCGTCAACATTTTGGTTCGCATCAACCTTTTTGTCTGCGTCAACCTTTTTGTCTTGATTCTCAACATTATCACCTCGTCTCATTATTCTATCAAATATTGATTTCTCTTCATCCCCCTTTTCTTTGTTAACAGGCTCTTTATTATCGCCATCGTCGTTACCATCATTATCCTTCTCCTTATTTTTAGATATATCGTCATCTTTCGTCATCTCGTTATTTTCGCCACGTTCCTTCTCGCCGCGTTCCTTCTCGTCACGTTCCTTTTCGTAACGTTCCTTCTCGCCACGTTCCTTTTCGTAACGTTCCTTCTCGCCGCGTTCCTTTTCGTAACGTTCCTTCTCGCCGCGTTCCTTTTCGTAACGTTCCTTCTCGCCGCGTTCCTTCTCGTAACGTTCTTTTTTTTCTATTTCATTGTGTTCGAGTCTCGCCCTTGCTATTTGCTCTCGGTGAATCGGTAAATTATTAATTCTCTCAATTGTAGTGTCGCTTATCTGTTTTTCAACTATCGCTTCGAATATCTCAAGTCCCTTTAGGAAATCCTTTTCACAAGTTATATACAAATTCATAATTATTCTTCGCGATTCTTCTACTACATTTTGCAGTGTTGTTTCGGTTAACGTTGGGTTTATCATAATCACTTTTTTATCCTTCTTGGTTTCGTCGGTAATATTTACAAATACAAACAATTTATCTATAACAGAAAGAAGTTTGTCCTGATTTTTCTTGGTATTATCCATCATTTTCTTTACATGGTTCGCATAGTCTCCATATAATTTATCCTTCAGCTCGCCCTTGTATTTTTTAAGATACTCCCCGTCTTCACCGTCTGAGCAACCCTTTTTCTTATGATGCTCGCGCAACTTTATATCGCTGAATTTCTTTATTTTTTTAGAATCAAACGGCTCGCTATTATCAGAAAACGCCTTGTAGAATATTTCCAAATCGCGCTTATACTTATTTTTCATAGAATCGCTCATTCCAATATACCCTCCTTTATCATAATCATATTTATCGTTGTATAATTTCTCTAACTCAACCATACCAGGTTCATCAAGCAAAGTAGCATTAGTTTTATCAGCATTCATATTACAATAATCCGGATTTACAATAACCTCCTTATTATTAATATCATAATTATTATTATTTACTAGAGTATCTAATCGCTTGCTGCATAAACTTATGGTGTTCATTTTCATATCTGCATCCTCTGGTAATTTATGTTTATCCATCAAGCTTGTTTCTCCTGCGTTTCCCATGTTATCAACATATGATATTGTTGGATTGATAGTCTTTAAAATAGACGCAAATACGTGTGCTATCTTTACATAGAATCTAGCTATACCAACACACAGACGCCTTTTCTGTGTTTCGTTCTTAACATCTAATTTAGGAATCTTATTTTTTTTAAGATATATTACCTTGTCTTTAGTCATTTCATCTACAACATTACCATCTTTAATGTGCTGTGAAAGATATTCAACGTCCAGATCATTCAAATTTTCTTCAATAATGCGAGACGTCAATATTACTAAATTATTACAATACTTCACATCGCCTAGATTTTCCATGTCTTTAAAATTACTAGTAAATATATAATCCGAAGCAATGTGATTGACTATTTTATGAATATTACTCAAATCACTTTTATCTTGCTGTGTGGATATATCATTTCCCATTATGTAAATTATATATAAAATAAAATTGAATTAGAAATATATTAGTATATTTAAAATCATTATGAATGAAAAAACTAAGAAAATTAAAAAAAAGATAAATAAGAAGGAACTGTGGAATAGCTTTACTACCGAAATCGTAGATAAGGATATTGAATGTCTTTACACTTCGGGCAAGCAACGCGAAATATGCGACTGTTGTGAGAGTGTTCTTATGGTTAGCGAGGAAGGATTTTTAAATTGTACAAACAAGCTGTGCGGTGTTATTTACAAGGATATGCTTGATCATAGTGCGGAGTGGAGATACTATGGAGCCGATGATAGTAATGTAGGAGATCCTACTAGGGCAGGTCCGCCAATTAATCCGCTGTTGCGAGAGTCCTCTTTTGGTTGTAAAGTCATATGTAACTCGAACGCTACATATGAAATGAGAAAGATTAAGCGATATTCTGAGTGGCAGTCTATGCCATATAAGGAAAAATCACAATACGATGAATTTCAGCGAATTACTATTTTAGCAAGTCAAAGCGGCATCCCTAAACTAATTATTGACGATGCGATGCGATATCATAAATTAATATCAGACACAAAGACCTTTAGAGGACTTAATCGTGATGGTATTATTGCGGCATCAATCTACATAGCGTCGCGTCTGAATTCGTATCCTCGCACTGTTAAGGAGATAGCCACTATATTCAATTTGGATAACACAAGCGCGACGCGCGGATGTAAGAATGCTATTTCAATCATCAACGAGTCAGAGACCGAACTTCACAATGACGCAAAAACACTTCTGTGTAAGACAACCCCGCTCTCTTTCATAGAGAGATACTGTAGCAAACTAAATATCAATCTTGAACTCACCAAGTTATGTAGTTTCATCGCAATACGCATTCAAAACAATAATCTCATTCCTGAAAATACACCTCATTCTATTGCGGCTGGGATTGTATACTTTGTTGCTCAAGAGTGCAATTTAAATGTATCTAAACAGAATATAAACACAATTAGTGCGATAAGCGAAGTTACCATCAATAAATGTTATAAAAAACTCCTTACAATGAAAGACAGTTTGATTCCGTCAATAATCTTGAATAAATATGCTAATGGATAAAACTCATCCGATATATTAAACAGTAATGTTATAAATTTATAGTTATATTTTTGTATTTTTCATATTATAATATAATAAATGTCTGCTCCAAAGAAGATATTTATAGTTCCATACAGAAATCGTGTTACGCATCGTTCGCGATTCTTAGAGCGAATGACGGACTATCTAAAATATGAGAGTGATTGGGAAATATATTTCGCACACCAATGTGACGAGCGACCGTTCAATCGCGGAGCAATGAAAAATATTGGATTTTTGGCAATGAAAAGGAAATATCCTGCTGAATATGGAGATATCACATTTATTTTTCACGACGTGGATACATGGCCAACTGAAAATGGAATTATAAAATATGATACGATTGATGGCGTAGTGGAACATTATTTTGGATACATATTTGCACTGGGTGGTATGTTCGCAATCAAGGGGAAGGATTTTGACAAGACAAAGGGCTTTTCTAATTTTTGGGGCTGGGGACTCGAAGACAATATTATTCAGGATAGGTGTATTGCTGCTGGGCTTTCAATAGACAGAACAGGATTCTTTCCGATAACAGATAAAAAAAACATTCACAGAGAGGACGATGGTTCAATGAGACTTATATCGAAGGCAGATTCGTCGGTATATAAGTATGATAAACCAGATAATATGGACGATATTAAAGGGTTGAAATTCACAATTGATAGTGATATGATTAATATTACCGGATTTGAAGTAAATATGCGGATTGAAGATCAGGATTTTTATTTGAGGGATAACAGCAAACAAGGAACAAAACTGAAAATACCTATTGGTTACAAGCGGAAAAACTGGTCAATGAATAAGATTATAATGTGAATTATTTACTCATATTAACCATCATTTTACATTATTTTTATTTTAATACTTTATTTATAATTCATATTAAATACATTTCTAAACTTACAGTTAATATGGATTTTGTATTACCCACATCGTGGACGCCGCGCCTCAATACTGATATTAGAAAGCCAGATGTCGTTGAATTTCATAATACTATCTCAAAATGGTTATATAACCCACGCGAGTCGTTCTATAAAATCAGCAACGGAGTTCGGTTGAGCGAATATAATTTGTATAATTCTCCGCACACAATCCCATCGGAGTCTGCGCCAGGCAATATTGTTCTTATCCAACAGTTTTATCTGCCAGACGACGAAGAACGGCGCGAGGAATTAAAATTGGCTCTTCGGTGCAACTGCCATAATAACGCAATTGACCGCATCGTTCTGCTCAACGAGAGGATTTACACCGAGGAGGAGCTAGGTGTTACGAACAGCAAGGTGGAGCAAATCAATATTTCAAAGCGACTAACCTATAAGGACGTATTTGAATATTCAAATAATCTAGAAGAGGACTTGTACATCGTTCTCTCTAACGGCGATATTTTTTTTGATGCTGGAATTGAGCGGGTTAGAGAGAGCGGGCTTGTAACAGAGCGCAAGGCATTTGCGCTTCTGCGTCACGAATATAATAGCATTCGGTTGAAAGAGTGCAAACTCTTCGGTCCTCGTTGCGAGAGCCAGGACACGTGGATTTGGAATTCAAAATGGAAAATTTCACCCGAACTATTAAAAATATTCAATATTGAGATGGGACTGCCTGGTTGCGACAATAAAATAATATACCTGCTTAATCTCTCTGGATTTATTTGTCACAACGAACCAGAGTGGATAAAATGCTACCACAATCACAATACCGCTATAAGAGGCTACGCTGGAAAGAACGAACGCGCAAGCGGTCCATATTGCGGTATCTTTCCGGTGACGAGCGAGTCGGGCGATGAGTTTGAAAAAGGCGTATTTAATCCTATCATTGAAAATGCGAATCTGCGAGAATACGTTACTGACAAAGTATCGTCAAATACTCCATTCATAATTCCAAGAATGGCCGGTATTGAAAATGAACTCACTGCGATTGGTGCTGTGGTCATTCAGAAGCAGGAGGTTAATAAAGAGCAAATAGAGAAAATCCAGAAGATTGCTCCAACTATGAAAAATAATGCGGGTATCAAAATTACGGATATAAATACGGTGTGTGCCTACACACAGGCCTATTTAGCGGCGTTCCAACAATGCGAACGCTATTTCTGGTGGGCTCCGTGGGGAAACGTGAGCGTTCACATTCCGCATTCGTGGGATTTCATCGTCAACAACTTTACCGGTCCAAAATTCGACGCGCTGACGCTGGACGTATACAGCCACATTCAGAACGACCCGTGGACCCTCGCTCTCAAAGGGAAACGCATCCTTATCATCAGCAGTTTCATTGAGAGCATCCAAGAGAAAATAGACATCAGAGAGAAAATATATGGAATGGACCTCTTTCCTGAGTGCGAATTTGTATTTCTCAAACCACCACAGACTCACGGCTCCAATGATTCCCGCGAGTTTAACTTGGAATTTGCCGAATTTGTGAAAAGAATTGACGACATCAAGGATACGTTTGATGTAGCACTATGTTCGTGTGGCGGCTACGGGAATCCTATTTGCGGAGCCATATATGGTATGGGTAAATCGGCTATATATGTAGGAGGCGTGCTCCAGATGTATTTCGGAATATACGGCGACCGCTGGATGCGAGAGCGCCCAGACGTTTTACGGGCATACATGAACGAACACTGGTCCCGACCAAAAGAAACAGAAAAACCAACTAATCATAAACAAATAGAGAACAATTGCTATTGGTAGAAAGTTTAATAAATATAAATCATTTATTTTAAATGTAAATAATTTATATTATGAATAATCCACCTCCCCAATGGAATGATGAAACACATTCATATGATTATTGGGTTTTATTATTGCGACAAGGTTACGTAAATGGAAATGTATTTACACAACCATACAATAATTGGAGAGCTGATTATCAGACATTAAATGATAATTATTACTCTTTTCTAGGTACATTTCTCGCTAATATCAATGATTACAAAATATTATCCGACTCAACTATGGATAAATTTCATTTTGCATTAAGATATAATAAGAATAACGTTAATGATAATTGGATTATAAATTCTTTTTCACATGACTCTGCGACAGATACCAAAGGATGGAATGGTTGGTATCAAAGCAATAGTCCAAATACTGGTTCTAGAAGTGGTTATTCTCTGGATACTCAAAGCGGTTGGAATGAAAATACCAATATTGAACATGAGTGGATTGGTATGGCGACGGGTGGAGGTGTTGGATATAATAATGGTTATGGTGCTAAAGGTGGGTCTGGTTTTATAATTTTTCGTTATAAATAATTTCACTTATTTAAATTAAATTATTTATTTTTTAATACATTAACTTCGCTTTCCAATATATTTACGCGATTTTGTAATTCGTGTATTCCTTCAATTAAAACAGCGACGATATTGTCATACCTAACCGCTTTAAAATTCTGTAGGCCCTCCTTTATGACCTCGGGTAGCACCTCTTCAATCTCCTGTGCTATTACACCAATCACTCCCTTACTCAAATACAAATTGTTATTCAAGTCGTGAGTTGTGCTATTCCAATTAAATCTAACACCTCTCATACTATCTAATATTTCAGATGCGTTGTCTATCGTTCTTATGTTTGTTTTTAAGCGTCTGTCTGATGACGAATAAAACGAAATCACATCGTCGGTAGCTCTTACTTTACCAGTAACATCTATCGTGTTTGTAAAGGTTGTTCCCGCGGAACTCGTATATTCACCTATTCTATCAAACGAAGCGTCTGAGACAAATAGTCCCTCCCTTTTACAAACCTATTCTCTATATCTTATATAAACTTATTTTTTCTTATTTGTTTTTCTAACTTTTAATTACATGGACTATTCCCTGTAATTGGGACTATGGGTTATTAATATCTCTTATTTCTACGCATAAATATTATCAGGAGATATTTTGGTTATTTCAACATTTAAATATAGATTTAAATTTGATTCATTACGAGTGTCGTTAAAGTCCCTACCGTTTACGTCTAATTTATTTCTAACTTGTATCCTATATCCTATTGGTAAATATAAATAATCCTCAAAGTGTAGGTTTCCATGCGCCCCATCGCTGGTATTACGAGAATATATCCAACTAAAAAAACTATAATTTTCATTTTCAAAATAATCTGTTACCAAATTGTCGCTTATATCAAATAAAACTAAATAAATAGCAAACGCCAGTCTATCGTTATAATTAATTGATTGTAAATTACCTGAAACTTTTATTTTATATGTTCCTGCTGATGAAAAATATATTATTCCATCGCTATGAGTTGAGAATGCTCCACCTGATCTTCTTGTGGTGTCTAATTGATTTTGACGATTACCATTACCCCAAAGGTCATTTGTTACAGAAGCCTTATTAAAAGTATATGTCGTTATTTGTGGTATGTAATGGAGAGTGCTTGTGACATACAATGTCCCTGTTACTTTTACCTTATATCCATTCTGGAATGACCCACCAATATTAAAATTGCCACCTTGGGTCATTGTAAGAGCAGTTGCAGGATTTGTACCATCAGTATAATTTAATATTTCCATACCTCCAATATTAGATGTGTGATTCGATACTTTCCCTACAATAGAACACAAAGTGTTTATAACGCCATCGTCATCATTTTGAAAATCTATTTGTGCTTGTCGTGAACCGGTGCTTCCATTTCTTTTACCTATTATTCTCATTGAAGTATCTCCTCCACTAGTAGGGCGTTGTATTATTAATTGAGGAGTATTATCCATATTTATTACAACCTGATTGTCTATGGTGGATACATTTGAACTCGCAGTAATACCTTCAATATTTGTATTTATGGTTGAGACTGCCGATGTAGTGTTGTTAATTTGAGTTTGAATGTCACTCGTTACAGAAGCTAAATAACCAAATTCTGTATTACTAACGTTACCGTTGCCACCGATTAGAGTTGCTGATAGTCTATCTGAGGAGGTTATCTCATCTTGTTTGTTACCGATTTGAGTTTGAATATCACTCGTTACAGAAGCTAAATAACCAAATTCTGTATTACTAACGTTACCGTTGCCACCGATTAGAGTTGCTGATAGTCTATCTGAGGAGGTTATCTCATCTTGTTTGTTACCGATTTGAGTTTGAATGTTACTGGTAACAGAAGCTAAATAACCAAATTCTGTATTACTAACATTGCCGTTACTACCGATTAGAGTTGCGGATAATCTATCTGAGGTAGTTATTTCATCTTGTTTGTCACCGAATTGAGTTTGAATATCACTTGTTACAAGTCTTAAATAACCAAATTCTGTATTACTAACGTTACCGTTGCCACCGATTAGAGTTGCTGATAGTCTATCTGAGGAGGTTATCTCGTCTTGTTTGTTACCGATTTGAGTTTGAATGTTACTGGTAACAGAAGCTAAATAACCAAATTCTGTATTACTAACGTTGCCATTCGCTATTAAATCAGCGTCTAATCTATTTGACGAAGTAATTTTGTCTTGTTTGTCTGAATTATCTATTATCGCTTGGGTTTGTGCTGTGGTAATACCAACTTTGTCTGAATTAGTTGCTATAGCAGTTGCTTGTGATGAGGTGATTCCAACTTTGTCTGAATTAGTTGCTATAGCAGTTGCTTGTGATGAGGTGATTCCAACTTTGTCTGAATTAGTTGCTATAGCAGTTGCTTGTGATGAGGTGATTCCAACTTTGTCTGAATTAGTTGCTATAGCAGTTGCTTGTGATGAGGTGATTCCAACTTTGTTTGAATTAGTTGCTATAGCAGTTGCTTGTGATGAGGTAATTCCACCACCAACACCACCCCCCGAGATAAATATTTGTCCATTCACCGAAAGGTCACCTATTATAACCAAACTACCATCAATCGGCGCAATTCGGTTGAATGACGCATCCGGGACAGTTAATAGTGTGTTAATCGAGACGTCCGCTATGAAAGTAACTCCAGACCCGTCCATAAACTCATCAATCACGTTGAACGAAGCGTCTGTTCCGCTTCCACCACCTCCACCAACGAGTCCACCCGAGGTGAATATTTGTCCATTCACCGATAGGTCACCAATTAAAATGAGACTTCCGTCAATGGCTCCAATACTATCAAATGACGCATCGGATGCGGTTAAATGTTTGTTGTGTAAAACAATATCATCTAGAATTGCGATTGGAGAATGTCCTTTAATATGTGTTACACTGATTACACCGAATGAAGCATCACCTGCATCTATGTTACCATTAAACGAAACATCGCTTGAAAATACTATTTTCCCAATATCTAAATCACCAATTGTATTAAATGACGCATCTGTTGATTTCACATTATCTTTGAAAGCATCATAATCGCCTGATAAAGTATAGAATTTTCCAGAAAGGTCATCTAGACCATATGATATATCACTAATATCACTAATATTAATTGTTACTAACCCAGACAACTCATAGTAAGTGTCCGAGAGGTCGTGAAAGTTCTTGGAGAGGTCAAAGACCAGACCAGAGATGTCGCTTATGTCTACCACGTGTCCCGCGACCAAATCGGATAAGTCATAGTAGGTTCCCGAGAGGTCGTAGAAATTCTTTGATAAGTCATAAAATTCGTCACTGCTTATATCTCCTATTATCTTTTGATTGAACGAAACATCTTTATAGAATATCGTCCTACCATCACCTTTGATTTCTACTGCCGAGCCGTCTATTCCTGCGTGCAACAACACCAAATTATCATTAACTCCATCACCATATTGTGTTACCGAAAGCGCGGGTCCTGTTCCATGATTAGATATATCTACTTGTGTACTGATTAGCAATTCATTATTAACTGTGGTTGTATTTCGGATTATTTCATTGAAATTAAATGACCCATCTATGATTAGGTCGCCTTTTATTTGAACAGTTTCATTAAAAGATACATCCGATAAAAATCTTATATTACTGCATGAATTCACACTAATATTGTTAACAGACAAATCGTTTGTTTTCACGTTGGTTTTAAATGCCTCAAAGTTATTTGATAACTCATAGTAAGTTGCGGAGAGGTCGTGGAAGTTCTTGGAAATGTCAAACACCCGACCAGAAATGTCGCTTATGTCTACCACGTGCTCCGCGACCAAATCTGATAAGTCGTAGTAAGTTGCGGAGAGGTCGTGGAAGTTCTTGGAAATGTCAAACACCCGACCAGAAATGTCGCTTATGTCTACCACGTGCTCCGCGACCAAATCTGATAAGTCGTAGTAAGTTGCGGAGAGGTCGTGGAAGTTCTTGGAGAGGTCAAAGACCAGACCAGAGATGTCGCTTATGTCTACCACGTGCTCCGCGACCAAATCTGATAAGTCGTAGTAAGTTGCGGAGAGGTCGTGGAAGTTCTTGGAGAGGTCAAAGACCAGACCAGAGATGTCGCTTATGTCTACTGCGTTAAATGTTAGTTGTGCTTGTATATTGCTCGTTACTCCATTCAAATATTGATATTCGTTGTTTGAAACATATCCATTCCATCCAATTAAAGTAGCATTTAACCTATTTGAAGTAGTAATCTCATCTTGCTTGTTATTTATTGCTACCACGTGCTCCGCGACCAAATCTGATAAGTCGTAGTAAGTTGCGGAGAGGTCGTGAAAGTTCTTGGAGAGGTCAAAGACCAGACCAGAGATGTCGCTTATGTCTACTGCGTTAAATGTTAGTTGTGCTTGTATATTGCTCGTTACTCCATTCAAATGTTTATATTCGTTGTTTGAAACATATCCATTCGCTCCAATTAAATTAGCATTTAACCTATTTGAAGTAGTAATCTCATCTTGCTTGTTATTTATTGCTACCACGTGCTCCGCGACCAAATCTGATAAGTCGTGAAAATTATCTGATAGATCAAATACAAGACCCGACATATCACTAATGTCTACCACGTTCTTGGTGACTACACCAGACAACTCGTAGTATGTTATTGAGAGGTCGTGGAAATTCTTTGATAAGTCATAAAACTCGTCGCTGCTTATATCTCCTATTATCTTTTTATTGAATGAAACATCCTTGTAAAATATTGCCTTTCCGTCTGATTTTATTTCAAACGCATCACCCTCTGAACCAGCATTAAATAGAGCAACGTCGTTATTATCTCCTGCGCCCCACTGAGCCACCTCAAGCGCATGTCCTGTTCCCTGGTTTGATATATCCAATTGCGTACTTATAACCAGCTCGTTGTTTACGGTTGTAATATTCTGGATTACCTCATTAAAATTAAACGACCCGTCAATAGTCAAATCACCCTTTATAGTCACCGCGTGTTTAAATGATACATCTGATTCAAATTCTATTATTGAACCACTATTTGCTCCTATACGATTTACCGATAAATCGCTGGTTTTAACATTATTTTTGAAATCATCCAGATCACCAGAGAGCGTATAATATTTACCGGATAGATCGTGGAAATTAACAGATAAATCATATACCTCGTTACTGCTAATATCCCCTATTATTTTTCCATTTACCGAAATATCATTTGTAAACGTCGTTGTATTTCCAGTGACCGGCGCAATAGTGTTATATGAAATATCGGATTGATGCTCTATTGTTATATTTAAAAAACTAGAATCGGATTCACCTCCATCATCCAGATTAAAATGGGAATTTTTATCAAACCTTAGCCATGATATTTTTGAATACTGTTTTTCCAAATTCGTATCATTTAGTAGAGCAATATCCACCAGCGTAGAACCTATCTCCGTTCCATCAGAACTGAATATTGTCCCTGTAAATACGATGTTGTTACAACTTATATCTCCATTAAAAGAGACATCGTCTTCAATTTCTATTGGAGAATTCCCAAATAACTTATGAACCTGAATATTATTGAACGATGCGTCGGTCCCAGACAGTTTTGCATTGAGCGATAAGTCATCTTCTATCAATATTTCTCTATTATTTAATGCATATATAGCACCGACAGAGACATCGTTCACGCGTAGAATAGTATTAATAGACACATCCCCTCTAACTAAAAAGTTATTTGCTATTTCTACATTGTTTTCAAACGACGCATCCGCCCCGCGAAGACTCTTATTAAAGGAGGCGTCTTTATCTACTACTAATTCACCTATAATATTAACGTCTCGTTGGAACGACGCATCCAAAACACTGAGATGAGTGTCAAATGATACGTCGCCTACTACAAATAGTTCATTATATATTTCAACATCTCTCTGGAACGAGGCATCGAGCGAACTAATGTGCGTGTTAAAAGAGGCATCTCTATGAACAACCAGCATATTATCAATCTCCACATCACGATTAAACGAGGCATCCACTCCTATTATTCTTCCGCTGAACGAGGCATCATCATAAACGTTTAATTTATGGAACATATCTACATCTCCGTGAAATGACGCATCTACAGCGTGCAGCTCTTTATTAAATGATGCGTCATCTTTAACTAGCAAGTTTCCGACAATATCCACATCATTATGAAAGGAGGCGTCAAGTGCGGATAAGTATTTATTAAAAGAAACGTCATCAAATACCGTAAGTTTGCCAACAATATCAACCGCGTCATGAAACGAAGCATCGTGTGCTGTCAAATTACGATTGAAAGAGGCATCGCCCATAACGGTTAGATGCGCATTAAGCGAGGTGTCGCTCTCTACACTTAGTCCTTTGTTAAGCGATACATCATCCGAGACAAATAATCTGTGATATATATCCACATTATGATGAAATGACGCATCAACTACACTTAAGCTTTTGTTAAGAGACACATCATCTTTCACTAATAATTTATTATGAATATCAACGTCTCTATGAAAAGATGCGTCCACGCCAGTAATAGACATATTAAAGGAGGCATCATTAGAAACTTTTAGTTTATGATGGATATCAACACCACCTTGAAAGGAAGCATCTACGCCCGAGAGATTCGCATTAAACGACACATCATTAGCCACAAATAATTTGTGGTGGATATCAACATCTCTATGGAAAGATGCGTCTACTCCAGAAAGTTTCTTGTTGAAAGAAACGTCATCTGTTACTACGAGTTTATTATATACATCAACATCACCGTGAAAAGACGCATCTACTGCCGTGAAATCATTATTAAATGAAACATCGTCAAACACTGTTAATTTCTGAAGTATCTCTACGTCACCAGAAAAGGAAGCATCAACTCCTAACAATTTACTATTGAACGATGCATCACAAAATACAAGAAGGTTCGTATCTATTTCTACATCGCCTTGAAACGAGGCATCTGTTCCGGTTAGTTTACTGTTAAATGAAACATCTTTCGTTACAATCAGACCACCATATATATCTACGTCATCGTGAAAAGACGCGTCTCTTGCTGTGATGTTATTATTAAAGGACGCATCGTTCATTACTTTAAATTTACCATCAATATCTACGTTATTGAGGAATGACGCATCGACACAACTTAACCCTTTATTGAAGGATACATCAGCGTTAACTATCAATTCATTATTTATATAGACATCATTATGAAACGAAGCATCCACCACTTTGAGACGACGATTGAATGAAACGTCGTCTTTACCTACTATAATTTTATGAACCTCTAGATTTTGTTCTATTTCTAGATCGCCGCGAAACGAAGCGTCTACTGCGTATAACCTACTATTAAAAGAGACATCGCGCATAACTTGAAGTTCTCCGTGAATATCTACGTCGTTCTGAAAGGAAGCGTCTTTCACCGATAAAAATTTATTAAGAGACACGTCGTCTACAACTGTAAGTTTACCGTAAATATCAACCGCATTATGGAACGACCCGTCTCTCGCATCAAAATACTTATTAAACGACACATCGCCCATTACGGTTAATTCGCGATGAATATCAACGTCGTTCTGAAATGAAGCATCTAACACACTAATTGAGGTATTAACCGAAATATCACCTTCCACAATTACATCTTTTCCGATATATATATCATTAATAAATGAAGCATCAACCACTATCATTTTTGAATTAAACGATACGTCACCGCGAACGAGCAATTGATTTGAAACATCCAATATATTCGTATATGAACCATCACGTATCTTTAAATAAACTAGAGATGCATCGGTCCCTGATATAATACCACTAATATCAATGATTTCACGATTATTAGTGACCAAATCCTTCCAACTATCACGATGATATATTTCTAAATAATGTTCGTCTGTATTATATCTAATATGTCCATATGAAGGGTCTGTAATCTCCGTATTTCTTTCACTAGTAGTTCCAGATGAAACTCTTCTAGCTGGGATATTAGTTTGTCTTCCACTCATTTTAATATAACATTAGGTAATATTAAAATGATTAATCTGTAAATGTAATAAGGTTGTGTAATTTATTCCACGCAATATTTATAATATTATCTAATTAGTAGATAAATTATTTATGACAATTAATCTTGTTAATAAATTACTTAAATCTGTTATTTTTTGACTAGAAATATCCCCAATAATAGATATATTATTAACAGACACATCATTGAACGAACTTAGACCGTTACTACTTACATCGTAATTAATTAATGAATTCTCTTTAATTGGTGTGAAATACGGAATTGCCGTAAGACGTGTGATCGTCCAAGTCAGTTTATCGTCCTTATCATTTAATCCACCACCGCCATCTATGTCGCACCGCCAGCTATTGTAAGACACCTCATATGGAATTGTCTCGGTCATAGAATAGGTTGACTCTTCGTGTTCTCCCTGAGTGTTAAATGTATGTTTGAATTTCTTATCAGTAATGTTATTACTGAAATCCCAATACCAATCGGTTGGAGTATTCTTATCCGCGTTTTCTTTCGTAGAACGCCGGAATATAAAATTATGACCGTATTGAGGCCAATTAAAGTTGTCGGTCTTTGATATATATCCACTCACCTTTATGTTGTGAAATAATATAGACCCTTCGCCAAAATAGAATGGGTTGTGTGCAATCCATGGGGTTTTTGTCGTAACATTGTCCATATGTTCATTAGTTGCAGATGAATTATCTACAACCTTCATAAATTTAATCTCCTGATTTAATTGAAGTCCATCCACATTTAGATTTCCGCTTATAGTCACATCGCCGGTTACATCTAGGGCGCTTGACTGGTTTATTGCCTCTGTATCTTTACCACCCACATTTAATTTCCCTAATATATCAACGTCTATCGTAATATCTTTTCCGGGAGCCCAATAATTACTACTGCTAATCTTAGATATAGTCCATGTTAGTTTATCATCTATATTATTAACACCACCAATTCCACTAAAATCGCATCGCCAGCTATTAAAACTAACGTCTTCGGTTATGGTTTCGGTCATTGAATATGTTGATTCTTCGTGGTCGCCTTGTGTATTGAAGGTGTGTTTAAATTCCTTATCTGAGAGGGTATTGATATCATCCCAATACCAATCGATTGGAGTATTCTTATCCGCATTATCTTTACCAGAGCGACTCAATATCCACTTATGTCCTCCACGAGGCCAATCAAAATCGTAATCTTCGCGAATATATCCACTCACACGAACGTCGTGAAATAAAATATCTCCTGACCGCAAGTCTACTAATTGTCTATTAATCCACGGTGTAGTTCCTGTAGGACCCGTTATACCCGCAATCGTTCCTTCGGCGCTCTCGGAATCAAATATGCTATAAAATCTTACCTCGTGATTAGCACTACCGCCGGGTCCGGTGATACCTTGAATACCAATATCACCCGTATTGCCTTGTATGCCTTGAATACCCTGCTTACCAGTATTACCTATTGGACCCGTGAATCCACGAGACCCTGTCACGCCAGTTGGTCCAAGTAAACCTATTGGACCAGTCATTCCAATAATACCGGTTGGACCTGTTTGCCCAATAGGGCCGGTGAAGCCAGTATGACCGAATGGTCCTCTAAATCCAGTATCGCCTCTAGGTCCTATAGGACCTCCAGATGGCCCGGTTGGACCACGCGTCCCCGGCACACCCGTAAAACCTTGTGGTCCTATAGGTCCGCCGGATGGTCCGGTTGGTCCTATAGGTCCGCCTGATGGTCCGGTTGGTCCTATAATTCCCGTATTACCTATTGAACCTTGCGGACCAATTGTTTGGGATGCCTGTAATGCATAATCTAGAATCCATTTATTTCTTTCTAATACATTAGGCATTGTTATATATATGAATTTACTAATTTAATAATTTTTAAATTCATAAAATGATAGTTATTTTAATTATTACTTATTAATTAGAATTCGCAGTCATTAAAATCAAAGGTGGTTTCGTCCTTCTCCTTATTGGCTAAAGCGTATTCGCCAACGCGCTTCTCAAAGAAATTCGTCTTCCCCTCAACCGATATCTGCTCCATAAAATCAAACGGACACGTAGCGTTATATACCTTATCATAACCCAGTTGCACTAACAGTCGGTCAGCCACAAATTCAATGTACTGCGACATTAGTTTGGAATTCATAGAGATTAACCTGCACGGCAGCGCCTCGCAAATGAACTCCTTCTCTATCTCTACCGCCTCCTGTATCATTTCCACAACCTTTTTCTTAGGCAACTTCTTTGCTAGCTTGCTATATAATAGCACCGCAAATTCGGTGTGAAGAGCCTCGTCGCGCGATATTAGCTCGTTTGAAAAGGTGAGTCCCGGCATCTTTCCGCGCTTCTTCAACCAATATATAGAACAAAACGCGCCCGAGAAGAAAATTCCCTCTACACACGCAAAGGCAATTAATCGGGTTGCAAACGACGACCGCTTATCATTAATCCATTTGATCGCCCAATCGGCCTTCTTTCTAATACACGGAAAATTCTCTATCGCATTAAACAGCGAATCCTTCTCGGTCTCATCCTTGACATACGTGTCAATCAATAGCGAATAAACCTCCGAATGAATATTCTCCATTGCGATCTGAAATCCATAGAACGCGCGCGCCTCCGACAATTGGACCTCGGACATGAAGCGAATTCCCAAATTCTCCAATACAATGCCGTCCGACGCGGCGAAAAAAGCGATGATCATTTTAATAAAGTATTTTTCATCATCCGTTAGCGTCTCCCAACTGGCTAAGTCCTTCGACAAATCAATTTCCTCTGCTCTCCAAAAACAATCAACTTGTTTTTTATACATATCCCATATACTTTGGTCTTGTATTGGGAACATTACGTATCTACTTTCGTCTTCCACGAGCAAGGGTTCGTTTTGTTGTTTGGACATCCTAAATATTATTAGCTTAGATTTTTTATATAGATTATACTATTTACTTATGAATCTAGTAAATAGTAATTATCATCAACGCTATTACTTATTTTCGTCATAAATTAATATTTTATTCTAATAATACTATATTATGAAGGAACTATCAACTATTTTAGCAAACGAAGATAAAATGGCGATGGCTGTTAAGAATGAACATGATATACAAGATGATTTACTACGCAATCAGTATAAAAAAATTAAGGATAACAGTGTTCATAATCCCAACCTAAAGGAAGTGTTGGATGGATTAACAATACACTATGACGAAAAGGAAAAGGAAATGGAGCAACAATATGACGCGCTTGAAAAGCTTATGGACTACATTGAGAGTGTGAAAGATAACGAAGAATTATCTCCAACGTTACAGAACGAGTGTATGAACGACAAGCACCTTTTAATCCGCGAAATGCAGAAAATACGCAACGACATAAATCGCATTATTGATAAATAATATTTCACTATAATAATATGCCATCTTTACAAATGGGAGGGTATCGTTATAGAAAACGGAAAAAGACCACAAGGAAACATTCAAAGACAAAATACGGCGGTTCTAGAAAGCGGGCTATTAGAAAAACTAAACGTCGGCGAAATATTAAAGGGACAAAACGGAATAAGCAATGATAATATATTTAGAAGGAATAGTATGGAAGTGTTTTTGTGTCGTTCCGCCATTTACCTGTCTTTTCTCTCTGTCGTAACGAACCAAACCGCATTCGCCTGTTTATAATATGAGTGCGCTCTTTGTATATTCGCTTCCATTTGCGTTGTATTAATCGCAACCAAAAGGTTTTTATTGTTGCAACGAGTTCTACCTCCCCATAATAATTAATCTTTACGATGTCCAGTTTAATATAGTTTTCGCTATCAATAATTCCAAGATAATTACGAATTAACGGATGCACAATATTATTTCCAACTATTGCCGATTGACTTAACCACATTAGATAACATTCTTTCAATATTCCAATTTCATCTTTATATATGTTGTTATAAAACTCTTCGGGAGTCAGTGTAGAGGTCACCATATAATGGGAAGATATTTCAACATCAGTTAATCCCATATACTTATGTAAATCAGGAGTATGTAATTCGCATATTGCTAATTTAAAAACCATTCTTTAGAAGAGATATATATATAAAATATATTTCAATATTTTCTATTATAACTATATAATGAAATTAAAATCTCTTTTAAAAAATAAGAACTTTCTGTATTTCGTCCTTTTTATAGCGTCGGTTAACACATTCGGTTATTTAATGATGCGTCAGACGGAGGCAGTAATGTTATTTGTGCTGGTTGGATTTTTAACAACCTTTTTCACAAAGAATATGATTATTGTTTTACTAACCGCCATCGTGGTCACTAACGTGTATGCGGGCTCAATTCTAGGCGTTCGTATTAAGGAGGGGATGGAGAGCAAGAGTGATGAGGACGATGAGGAAGAGGATAAGGAAGGTATGGGTCACGAAGAGGGAGAGAAGAAAAAGAAGGGTAAAAAAGAGGGGATGCCGTCTCTTAAACCAGCTGATGTACCTCCTAATGGAAAAAAACCGAAATTAGATCCGGCGGGCACAATAGAAGCCGCATACGATAATCTCGATAAACTTCTAGATTCTGGCGCCATTGACAAAATGTCTTCGGAGACACAGAATCTGGCCAGTCAGCAGGATAAATTAATGAAAAACATAGACAGATTAGAACCTATGCTTGGTGTTGCTGAAGGTATGATGGACAAAATGGCTGGACTAAATCTTGGCGGTATTGAAAAGAGAATAAAGAAAATGGCTGATTCCGACATGATGGGCTAATTAGCAAATAACTTAAAACTTTATAAAACTTTATAAAACATTATTATATAATGCCTAAGCGGTGTCCTCCAGGAGTAATATGTATTGAAAATATAACTATTATATTTGCGTTGTTAATTGTGTGCGGCGTATTAGTATTTATTAATATGAAAACGCGCACTAATAATATAATTATTAAGGAGCAACAACATTCTACGGGAATATTTCCACAGCCAGGCTATGGTTTTTCTAATCTAGAAAGCGATGTTCTGATGAACCCTTACAACGCCCCACTCAAAGACAATAGAGTAAATCCCATAGGCAATCTTGACCCTCGCGGAACTCCCATCAATATACCTACGCAAGGAGTTAATACATCCTATAGACAGGTTGGTATTCTCACTAGGTTAAACGGTGATGGAGAGAATATACTACCTTTAATGGGAAAACCTCTAATTACTAGCCGCGATAAATGGAACTATTACACAATGACCGATAAAAATAATATGATTAAGCTGCCTATTACTCACAAAGGTAAAAGCGGAACAAGCGAATATGGCTGCGACTCGCTATATAATGGAGACACCATATATGTAGAGGGGTATAACGACGCGTTCAAAGTTACAATGTACGAGAACAACACAATACAATACATACCTCATTTGTAATTATCTACAATCGCTCCATACGGCAATCCCGATATCATCTCCACCTCCCAGGATTTTATCTTTCATGTGCGTTTTATCCATTTTAATAGCTGTTAGTGGACGCGTGTTCGTCGGTTCCACATAAATCCAGTTTTTCATCCAGCGATTTAATGCGAGGTCGGTAAGAGACTTTGTTGTTGTTTTTGGGCACGCCAGAAGAGGAGTGTCGCGATCACATATTACATCCCATAATCCATCGCTCGCCACAATAATTTTCCACGAATACTTTTTATGTTTCTCAAATGAGATAAATTGCGATTCAACAAAGGGGTAAATCTCGTTGTTATGCCCTAATGCTCTAGACATTGCCAGTTTTTCAATTCCGTCGTTAATTTTATGATGGAAATAATGAGAACGCTTCATTGAAAGACATTCTTCGTCTAGCACCGATAGACTCCACACCGGCTCGGTTTGGATGCATTTATTCCGTATGCGCGCCATTTCCTTATTATTTTCGCTGTTATGATTATTGCTTTTCCAAAAACTTTTTTCATCTCGGAATATCCTTATTTCTGAGTCGCCAATCCACCAACATTTTATGCCTTCGGGGGTAATCTTAACCACAGACAAGGTTGTTCCATCACAAATGGTATTTTTCAAAGTTCCAATCATTTTGTATATGAGCGCCATTGTGTTTTCGCTCTCCATAATAGCATTCCAGTCGGCCTTCTTCAATGTATCGATTATATTCCCGACTCCGTGTCCATCCGCCACGACAATCCACGTATTATAGACGTCGGTTGTATTTGGACTTAGATATTTGCAGGTTCGCACCATATCCTGTTTGCTCGCCACTTGGGTCTCTATGCCTTATAGTGTGAACGTTGATGCGCGTTCATTAGGAATATTCATCATATGTTTTGTAGTAATCTCAGGAGAAGTAGTTAACATTGTAATTTTATATATTATTTACAACTATAAATAATATATTTCAATTTTAAAATTTAGTTTTATAACGCCTTACTACTAAAAGACGTTCCACATCCACACTTTGATTGTGCCATTGGATTTTCAAATTTAAACCCTTGGTCCATCATATCCTCAGTCCAGTCTATTAGTGTTCCTAATAAATGCATTACGCTACTATTACACACATGGATCTCAACATTATCTATCTTTACCACCTCGTCTAATTTTTCCGCCGCTTTATTTGTTGGTTTTAATTGATAATTAAATCCATTACAACCACCACCTTTTACTGAAAATCGTATTACTGATTTATTGTGCTCTTTTAAAATAGATCCTAATTTATTTAGTGCAGTTTCTGTTACCGAAATATTGTGCTTCATACACTACCGACTCATTTTTTTACTGCGATTTAATCGTTTGCCTCGTTTTGCCTGTGTCTTGTTCGTTTTATTCGCCCTCTTGTGTTTGGGTAACTTCTTGAAGGAATATCTCCGGTTAGTAGAGCCGCCCGTACCAGCCAGCCACCTCGTTATCAGCGGTATCAGTGAGGTCTCAAATGTCGTTCCCCCCCCCTTCTTTTTTTCCTTTGAATTTTCTATCATCTGTGCGTCCGATGCTTTTTTATCTGCAGCTGCTGGTTCTTTCGCCGCTTTATCAGAATCTACTGGTGGCGCCGGTGTCGGTTCATCTGATGCCGGTTCATCTGGTGCAGGTGTTTGTGCTTGTGCAGGTGTCGGTTCCAGTGGCGCGGCTTCTCCAGTGATGCTATTATTGACCGCATTATCAGGAGGAGGTTCTGTTACAATATAATTGACACTGTTATTATCTGGTGTGTCTGGGGTCTCAGCATTCATTTTATCTAAGACAGATTGAAGCTCCTTCCAATAATACCGATTATTCGTTCCCAAGTCTCCGACCATATCCGTTGCTGCATTACTCTTATCAAATTTAAGTCTAAATATGAGCTCTCCCTGGTTGCCTAAATCGCGACTGGTAACTTGTACTCCTGACTTTGCATTAGTTATCTTTCCTTCAATATCATCCTGTGATTTACCATTGGACTTTTCAACTTTCGGTAATTTTTTATCAACTTTATCATATTGGTTTTCTGTATTACACTTTTCCATAAATGGCAATAATTTCTTAAGCGTATTATCGTAGTCTTTCGCGCTAACGCTGTTATAGAGTATGCTGAAATTACCGCATCCACTATTTTTTGTTATAGTGTTTAATCTATCCTTTCTCTGTTTTTCAAGACACGTTTTACCATGCTCGCTAATAAATTGTTGGAATGTATCGTTCTCCCATTCCAATAAATCATCACAATTACCATTATCATTTTTAATCCAGGTTTCCTTCCTTGCGTCAAGTCCTGCGTCAATAACATTCTCGTTCAATTCAATTGGTTCTTTTTCGTCATATTTACGTCTCCAAAACTCCATCACTTCTTTAATGTCTTGTGGTAACTTATTATATTGAAATTGTTTATCTACATTATATCCAGTCCATGGATCTTGCTTGTTTTCATCATCCATAGCCAGCTCTTTATACGCATTAACCAATTCACCGTATTTACTGAATTCATCTTCTCTCGTTTTAGTACTTGGCAGTTTATCACTATACACACCTAAATAACGCTCAATGTTCAATAAATTATCAGCAGTTAAATCGTATAATGGCTGACGCCCTCTTACAGCCTGTTTACCACCATTATCTTTAATATCGTCGGTTGAGATGGGTCTGTGACCACCAATGGTGGTTCTAGCAATTATAACGTTTTTAGAGTTTTCGGCAGAATTAAAATTAGCAATTCTGCTTTTTGTCTTACGAAGTGTTGCCGTATATTTATTAAAGAAATCACCTCCACTGCCTAATCTCTTTCCGTATTCTTTCAGTTGATTTATTAAACGAGTATGCTCATTCTTAATCAAATTATATACGCTTAGATTCTTTCTAGCCCATATGATGTCCTCATTCGCAAGCGCCTCTTTTAATTTATCCGTATATGCAGAATTTTTATAATACTCTATAATTTTAACAATATTAAACGACGCCTTGAAAAGTAATTCTTTCTTATCTCGTAAATATATTAGTTTTTGCTCTGGTTCGCGCGAACTCTGTCTCATAAAAAACCACATATTTGTTCCTTGTAACACCGAAGGAAGTTCCAAATGATTCTTATCGTAAATTTTATTTTTAATATTTTTAACTTTGATTTTGGAAAGATTTAATATTGTTTCAATAATCCTATTCAAATTATCTGTATTAATTGTCACTGTCGTTGAGTTGGGGGATTTTGTCCAATCATCCTTACCAAAGACAAATCCATCCGGTATTCCTTCAATGCTTTTCGCTTTCAATAATTCTAGGGCATTTTGAACAGAAACTAAAAATCCGAAATCTATTTCTTTATTGAATTGTTCTTCAATTTTCTTGTATTCTTTATCTTTAATATCCCCTACCTTTTTTCTGGCGATATCAAATTGTTTCCTCAGATTACTCTCATAATTATATAACGTTGATTTTAAAGCATCGCCTCCAGCATTGTCACCGTAATCACCATTTAATATTTTTTTATCTAAGAAATAAACATTCGTTTTCAGGTCCTCTGTATTATTTTCTATTAACGCAATGCGTATTTTATCTTCATATAAAAAAGGAATAGCGGCCTTGTATAATGTGTCTTCGTTTCCCTCTAATTTACTCATGTTATTAATTCCACGACGGAACTTATGGAATGCATCATTGAAATCGTAAATGTTTTTAACACCAATATTATACACTTTGAGTTTAGACCTTATTCCTAGCGATGAACCAAATACATTCTTGTCTCTTATTTTACTTGTATATCTTTCGTTATTTGGGTCACCTTCTAATTCTTTATAAACGTCGTCTCGTCTATCTTTAATAATACAATTGTTACAAGTATATATTATTGTATGTAACTCATCTTCACCTTTAATTAATTCTGTTTCCAATGTTTCTATTTTACGCCTAATTTTATCATTTGAAAATATTTTGCTCCTCAATTTAGTCAATCTCTTCTTGATGTCTATTATCTCTTTCAGTTTGTCATCATAGATTGCTTGTTGGTCATCATCGTCATTTACGTTTTCGTCGCGATATTTTCTATAAGCTAAAGCAATAGCGAATTCCGTATTACGCGACAATTTTGTTTTGTTACTCTCATTATCTATATCGTTCAATAATTTTTTAGCATTTGTCAGTTCCTCATTCAAATTTTTCCCTGGTTGTTCATAAAGCTTAATAGATTCTTTTATTTGTTTAACGATTGTACCAACATTTTTACCTGGACAATTATTAGCATACTCTGTAAGAATATCCGAGTGAAAATTATTAACCATAGCATAAACTATAGTTTCGTCAATTTCAGGTGTATAATTACTCTGTTTATCAGAAAGTGTTTCTACATTATCGTACAATGCATCCTTTAATTCTTCAAGATTTTTTATGAATTCTGTATTGTTATCAGTCTTATTTGTATTTTGTGCTGACTCGATTAGTGTATTAATCTGATTTTCAAGTTTAGGGGCAATTTTCAGAATATCACCAGCAATGTTCATTTCTTTACAATTCTTTTCAAATCTTTTCATTTTCTTCACAAACCCCTTTTTATATTTATTAACTTCGTCTTTTCTGTATTCCTTATACATTTTTTCGCCAGATTCATCACCGATTTTAATGCTATTAGTCATATTATCATCTTTATCAATGCATTTAATAGAATATCCATATTTGGTATGTTCCATATTAACATTCTCACATATTTTGTTGGTGTCATCGCTTACCTCCTCCTCCTGCACTGCACCTCCTATTATATCTCTTTCTTTATGATTTTCACGATTTTTCTTATCACGACGATTAAATATTTTAGATTTTCCTGTAGTGTTATTAATAACCTTTAATGTGTCATTTTCGTCGCTAAATTGAACGCTTCCATTCAACTTTACCTCACTATTAGGAAAATTATATCCGGTTACATCACCCCTCCCTCTAACCAATGTTCCGTCCAAAGACGACTCCAGAACCGCTGCCCTGTCATTTTCTGCTGGCATTTTTCTCAGCAGTGCGTTATTTTGTTTTAACATAGTTTTGATAATTTTATTTTGTAATTTTATAGTATCAAATTCATGTTTTGCTTTTTGTCTTTTGATTTTTAATACTAAAATTGCTTCTGTACTTTTATCATTGTCCAGTAGTTTTGTTAAGTTACTGATTGAATTTTGATCAAATCTATCAAAAAAAGAGGGGGCAAATGTCCTATCTAGATTTTGCATACTGATACTTCTATTATAATTATCTTCAAGGGTTCTTAATTGTTTTGAAATTATTACACATCTTGCATCAAAAGTAATAGTTGATGAGAACCAACGATCATTATATTTTTTATTGTCTAACATTTGATTATATTTCTCTTTAAACTCAAACGAAGGCAATGATGGTAATAAGGAAAATCTTTTGGCTCCTCCAATTTTATATAATTGGGGTGACATAGGGTTCTCGACCCAATCATAATTGCTTGTGTTTGTTAGGTTTTTGGACGCTTCCGCCGCCTCTTCCGCCGCCGCTTTCGCTTCCGCCGCCTCTTCCGCCGCCGCTTCCGCCACCGCTTTCG